GATGCGTGTTCGGAACATGCAGACGATTGCATACTTGATGTACCAAAGGCACACCAAGGGCCTCATGATTATAGTGATGCGGTAGATTATCGTCGTCCGTTACGGCTTTTCCCAGGTCGTGGACCATCGCTGCAAACATAGCCTCGTCGTCACCACCGAGGCGTCTCGCCTCGTCAACGACGAGGAGAGTGTGAACGTAGGCGTCCCCTTCGGGGTGGTACTTTTCAGGCTGAACGCGGCCCTTTAGAGCCGCAATTTCAGGCAGCACAATCTCCAGGGCACCCAGCTTATCGAGTGCCTTGAAAAAGACAGAGGGTTTATCCGTACGGAGTGCCTTCTCAATCTCCATCCACAGGCGTTCGCCTGGAACGTCTTTGAGTTCGTCCAGCACCGGGATCGCCGCCTCTACAAGCTCGTCCGTCACTTCCATATGTAGTTGAGCCGCGAATCTTGCAGCACGCAGCACACGCACCGGATCTTCCCCGAAGTGCGGTCCTACTGGACGCAGACGACCAGCCTTGAGGTCTAGGACCCCTTTGTATGGATCGAGGATCGTCCCCGTGAACGGGTGCATGGCCATAGCATTAATCGTAAGGTCACGACGCTGGAGGTCTTGCTCTAGCGTTACATCGTTTACCTCATAGGCGAAACCATGATAGCCGGGACCTGTTTTACGCTCCGTACGAGCAATGGCAATCTCAATGCCATCCTTCACAAATACAGGGAAGTCTGCCCCAACGACCTTGGCATCGTCCCCTAGTGCTTCTTTCACTAGGGCAACGTCAAGATCAACCACGACAATATCCCTATCCTTAGGTGCTCGCCCAAGTAGGGTATCCCTTACGTAGCCGCCCACATAGTAGGGCTTGCCGCCAGCGTCAACAATCAGTTGGCAGATATCTTTAGCTTTATCGTTCTTCAAAACGGCTGCACTCTTTCACGTACGCAACACCGATAGGTGGCGTAACTTCGATACCGTCTGGTCTCCAGTAGCAAATAGTCTTGATGCGTTTGTGTTCTACCGTATGTTCAATTAGCTCGGGTTCGTTTCTTTCATCCGGCATTTCGTCTTGGCCGAACTCGGTCAGCCGGAAGAGGTCTTCTTCTTCGCCCGATATGTGTTTGAGCCCTTGATGATAGACGTGTTCTTGTTGTGTTTCTAGTATCGTCAAACCATGCTTGCATCGCCAGCATAAGGTAGACTGCACATCGAGTTCTTTGGGTTCGTCATTCATGATGAGAAAACAGTCATGTCAGACCATTCGGTTTCGTCAGTGTGAGGTTGATAGTTATTGACGTGGCGATGAATTACATCAAGCGGAACGTCATGTTCATTACGCCCGAACAACACATCGGGATCCCAGGGGCCAGGAGTACGAATGATCTCGACTTCATAGTCATAGATTTCGGCAAGCTCCAAGTATGCTTCCATTTCCCAATGAGCGATAAAAGTGTTGGCTACAATTACCAAGGGTACACCATGAAGCATACTACGTTCTGTTTGTAGCTGATTCCATTTGTGGGCGTCTTTCAGTTTGTTCAACCGAAAATGGTAGATTCCTTGTCTATCAGCCCAAAATTCATCAGTTTCGTGGAAGGACGATAGCTCTCTGTTGTTGGATGAACACAAGTTGTGCTTAAGTCGTAGATGATTAGCAATCGTGCTCTTGCCTGTGCCAGATGCACCACGAATTAATATTAAATTACGTGTTTCCATTGTTTTTTGATTTATCATCTACCCCTACTGTTTTGAAGGCGGCATCACGCAAAGGTTTGCCCGTGCATAGCCAGAATATGAAGCAACATACTGTCCACGCAATCGAGATAAACGTGCTGATCACGAACATCGTGACAACGAAGAATCCTACTAGGCAACAGATGAATAGGTATGCTACGAGAGCAGTTTCTAACATGCCCTCATTATACCACAAAACAACGACTAGTCAAGAAAAATCTTGGTTTGTTGACAATCTTAGTGTATTTATCATCATGCGGAGCAAACCACACATCTGGAAAACGACATGTGGCATTGAACATAAACAATGTCACGATTGTAAGGAATTCAAACCTGTTACGACAGAGTTCTACTATTTTCGTAAGATAGAGCCTTGCCACCCTTATGCTGCATGTAAAGTTTGCACGAAACTAAGGGCCGCCACTAGAGCACGAGGTAGGCGTCGTAGGCGTAAATTAGAGGCTATCGAATACAAGGGTGGCAAATGTCAGGATTGTCAGCAGACGTTTCCTGTATGTGTATTCGATTTTCACCATGTTGATCCAAGTCAAAAAGACTTTACTATTGGTGAACATATGGATATATCAGAGAAAAAACTTAGAGCAGAGCTGGACAAATGCGTCCTGCTCTGCTCTAATTGTCACAGAATGAGGCACGATACCTAAGGCGTGACTAGAATAGTTTTCCGCCCTCGCCTTCGGCGGCTACAGCGACTTCGGCTACAGCGACTTCGGCTGCAACGGGCTCATCCTCAATCGTCGCCGCGACGGCCGGGGCAGCGTTGCCAGCGGCGTTGCCAGTGAAGAAGAAACCACTAAAGTTTTCAAGCCGTACTTCGAGTCTGGAACGCTTGACGGTTTCACCGTCAACTTCTTGTTCCCAACGGTTTTGGATCAGCGTGCCACGCACGATGATTTGCTTACCCTTGGTCAGATGCTCAGCAATAACGAGTGCTTGTGCCTTGAAAGCAACGCAGTCCACAAAGGTCGTTTCCTTATAGTCACCAAAGCCGGTGTTAACGGCGATAGTAAATCGAGCGACTTTATTCTCGCCGTCAAAAAGTTTGGGGTCTTCTACGAGGTTACCCTGTAGAATGACTTGGTTCAGATTACTCATAGATTAATTGCCCGTAGCTAGCACGGGTTCTTGTGTGGGGGTTTCAGTAATACGTTTGGCTGCCACAACTTCTGCCAACGCCTGTTCACGAGTCAGGCTACCAGCTTCGATGCGGGCATACTGTTCGCGGGAGACACGGAAGCGGCGAGGCGTACCGATAGCTGCCTCCACCTTTTCTGAGAAGTTATCTAGGGTGAGATCGGCGTCAAGATAGACACTATTCGGAATAGAGCCGGGACGACCTTGGAGTCTTTCAAGACCTCCACCTTCGATAAATTGCGTGAAGGCTTGATCGCGGGTCAACTGACCGTCAGCAATGAGAGCCTTCTGCTCGCGGGTTACACGGAAACGAAAGCCAGTGACCCTCGCGAAGCTGTCGAGTGTTAGATTTTCTGTCATTTGATTTTATCTCCTACAGGGGAGTTCAACGGTTCAATACATTATGACCTGTTCCCTGTAGAATGTAAGGGACTTTTTCAAGTTTTCGTAGAGACGACCGGGGTCGTCTTATCGAACGGGGATATGGGGTGTTTTGACAAATTCGGAGAAGGTGTGTTTTGGGGATTTTGGCTATTCATGGCCTTTACTGTGTGAATCCCACAAAATGCTACGAGCGTGGATATTCACTATAGGCACATTTTTCTAATGCAACTCAGTTCCTCCCTTTCGGGTCAAATACTCGCTTGACAGGATTTTGAAGATCATTCGCTTAGGATTGGGATCTTGTGTACCTTTACCCCAAGTGAGTTCTTGCACCATTGGCCGAATCACAATTCCTTCGCGAATATGGCTATCGTCAAGCCGTGTGTCGCCCTCGGCCTCTTCAAGCAATTGCTCGAAATCGAAGACTCCGCGTGTGATCACGGGAACCAGCGGAATGCCGAACATTCCGGTTAGATGTTCCAGCGACATCCAATTAATATATTCGCCGTTCACAGCAATGTCGAATAGGCGATATCCTTTCTCCGTCTTGGCTCCGTAATGTAAGTCTTGCACGCCCGCTCCGAAAATTTCCCCGAAGAAGATGACGGAGTTGATTCGTCCTTCTTCCTCGTCACGATGTTCTTCGAGCCACAGGACGACGTGAGCCATTGCTTCGCCGTACAAATCCATAGGCAAGCCATAGATGCCGCAATCGTCGGGGTCACGTTGCGTCTTGTGCGTTCCTACGACGAGATCGAGCATATCGACCATGCCCTCTTCGGCATTTCGTACCCAGCCAACACGACTATTCGTGCCATGAATCTTCTCTGTTACGACGAGTGGCTCGCCGTAACAAAGTCTGTCGGGGTGATTGCGGAGATTTTGGATATTCGTGTAGTTGTGGAAAAGTGGGTGTTGCTTTCGTACCTGACCCGCCCCAAGATTCTGCGGAGGATCATATTTAACGATACCGTAATAATCTGCAAGATCTTCCCCAATCTCTGCCCCGGTATTGTTAGGGACCAGAAATCCGAAGCTAACTACGCCCCGTAGGCGTGCAGCACGCACCCTGCCTTCCCTGGCGTTTTTACGCCACGAGAGATACTTGGTCACGTCCCATTCATCAGCCCGATCTCGCGGTATCATGCTTTCGGGCTGCACATGGACTACAACGTCGCCTGCGTCGTGATTGCCTTTTCCGGTAATCACTTCCCAACCGCCCACGACCGCAATTTCTAGTCTGTCAGCGTTCGGGTGTGGTTTGATAGCATCAATTTTGATGGGTTGTACGACTAGATCACTCATTTTATCAAAATATAGTTACGAGAATATCGTCTACTTTGTCTTCTAGATCCCAGGCTTCACCATGCCAGCGGAGTACGGTACCGTCGGGATTGATACATACTACAGGATTGTTGTTTTCGAGTTTTTCAACCAAAAGGCTGAGATCTTTTGTACCTACTCCAATCACAATCTCATCATCAGAGTAGAATATCGCGTCTTGGTCATAGCGAAAATGACAGGCAACACGATTAGACAATAGGAGACGCTCGTTGGGCTGACCCAGAATGCGGCCAATAAAACGACAGATTTCGATGAATTGTTCTTCCTTCATGTTATAAGTCTACAATTTTTCCACTGATTGTATAATCATTGATTAAAGGTCGATCAAGCAATTCATAACAAAACAGAAGACGTTCTCCAGCCCGGCCAATGAATCTACCGGGTTTCCTAGGCATTTCTTCTCCTAGTTTGTACCATTTTAAAGTACGCTTTTGTGGAGACATTTGGTCATCGACTAATGTGTATAGATACGATACGCCGCGTCGTGTTTGAGAAAGCGACAATATATCAGCAGGATATCCCAGCATGAGCACTTGCTCGTCCTGGTCGTCCATTTTGATTTTCTGGATGCTACGCATTGACAACTTGGGATCAAACGTGATTAGCTAGAAGCAGCAGTACTGTCATGCCGCTGGTATGTTTTTTGCCGTCGAATGATACTTGCATAATGTATACTGGTCCCGGGAGTAGGAATTGCACCTACCTGCTACTAACTACTCTTTCAACCGTGTATCGGACGGAGGAGATATCCCGGGGATTTCAATTAGTGTATTATTATATAGGAGACAATTATGGTTATAATTAATGGCGATCTTATTCCGTTTGCTAGTGGTTTAGGCCATCTGGGCGTAGACGGTAGTGTTGGTGATGCCACAGGTGGCTTTGATATCTCGACACTTGCACCTTTTGGCCATATTCATATGCTATCGGGTGTTTGGCACGATCCTATGCAGGGTCAATCTGGTGTCATGCGATTCAATCTCGCAATGCAACGCTTTGAGGTGTCGGTTGATGGTGGATCGTCTTTTCAAGGTTTAACTACTGCTGGATCGGCTGTTAGCTCAGTTGGTGTTCTTGGTGGTGCTGATCTCACTGGTGACGTTGACCTCTCTCCTGCAACTGGTTCTGGTTTTATTGTAATCGGGGACACAGGCGGCACCAGTCCCATCACATTTGCAGTTGATCAGCTTAGTTTATCTGGTCTTTGGGATTTCCCAACACAGGGTTTCAATGGTCGCGTTGTAAATGCATTAACAGATGATAATGGTACTGAGGCACAAGGCATCATCAACGTTGCTGGTGCATCAGGTGTTACCGTCGATATTATCGGTCAAACTTTGATAATTGCTCCTGCTGGCTCTGGTATCGCAAGATCCTACGCTCAGGATTTTAATGGCAAAAACATCACTATCACTCATAATCTCAATACAATTAATGTGATCGTTCAGGCCGTCGATGACAAATCGCCACCTAAGGTGTTAATTCCTCACAACATTGAAATTGTCGATGTGAATGTTATTAACCTTAGATTTAATGGCAACCAAACAGGACGTGTGGTTGTTCTAGGGGGTTAAGTTATCTAATTCTTTGCGGCAACACAAATTCTCCGTTGTTCCGAACAACGTTGAGCATGATTGCTCGAAGCCGTTGATTATCATCCGGATATTTATCGTAGTATTGTTGACCTTTTCTCGTTAGCTTTTCTTTTTCTTCGGGGCAATCATCAAGTTCGGCAGGGCATACTTCCCAATTACCTTCAAAAACAAATTCCATGAGGCGTAATTGGAATTCACTAAATATACCGTCGAGAAGCGTAACGATGTCTGTGGACATCACGTTCTTAACACTGTCATTGACTACTTCATTGAATCGATTAATATATCCAATAAACACAGCCCCCATGGCACAAACACCACATGAAACCTTCTTGTCGTTTTTGAAAGTTTCTTGAAAGCTATGATCGAGATTGACTGCATCTTCAAAATACTGATGTGCATCATCGTAATATACACGACAATATATTCCAGTATCGGCTATCAGGCGTTTTAAACGCAATTGTGCGATAACGTCTTTCGCAATTGCCACGGCTTTTTTACGACGAGTTGCTGTCATTTTTATTTTAGTTTTCATTGCCTTTTCTCATGTTGCAGTAAATGCACATTGTTTGTTGATTACTCAGGGCGTCGTTTCCGCCCTTCGAACGAGGTTGAATATGATCGCGTGTCATAAGGACCTCGCCTCCGCGAGAGCTAACGGCATAGAGATTCATGTGATACTTTGTCGCGTGAGTATCACGCTCCAGGGCGAAGTATTGAGCCTCGATACCACAGGCAACACAGGTGGTACCAGAGTAAGCGAAGACCCTGTAGCGTCTTCCAGCTAATGAAATCCAAACATCTTTGTCGAACTTCTTCTTGACGTGGCCGCCTTTGCGGATCCATTCAATCACAAGTTCGACAGGATATACACTATGCCTATCGTAATGATAGCTGTGTTTGGATCGTCTTGCTTCTAGTAGCATAGTTATTTGGAGGAGGGTAGAGAGAATCGAACCCCGAACCTTTTACAATCCCCCTGATGTTCAAAACCAGTTTGTCACCTTGACGGTACCCTCCATTTATTGAATCAAACGCTTGATCTCAAGCCAGGCATAATATTCTGGGTTGAGAATTTGGCCGAGCGATTCCTGGAACTTCGATAGCAAACCAATGCCGCTTACCAATAAAGTCACAATGCCACCGATCAAGACAAAAAATGTACCCGTGGGCTCGTCACCAGTAGAAAAGTAAGGCTTATGATTCTTCAACGTGGCATGTCGCACTAGCCATATACCAATGAGACAAACAACACTGAATACACATAAAGTGGTTGTGCCCGTAATGATGGCTTGTTGTGTAAAGATTTCCCATAGATGTTCGGCAGCAACGCCAAGCTTCTCGGCTATTACATCTAGGCGGGTAAAAATCTCTTCTTTGAGAGTTGAGTCTACAATTTCAGCTTCTTGAATCTTCATTTACATCGGCCTCGGTATGCATTGTGGTTAGTACTTCGCCTATGCCCAGGTTGAGAATATGTTCTAGAAGCTTCTCGTGATTCCCATAGTAGGGATGATCTAGAAGCCCGTCAAACCATCCATACCATTTTTCATCAAGGATGACTTGAATCTCGCTCTTGGGGACCCGCTCGAAATAGTTACTGTCAACCCCGGCTTGCGGTCTGAGCTTGAGGCTCATGTTGCCTTTCCGGGACGTGGACGGGCGTGGGCCTTTTTGAGTATTTTGCTTACGACTCGCCCTGTCGGGCGAGGAGTCGTCTTTTTGGGTATGATTCGGCCCACCCCTGGCTGCATTTATTCTTTCTTGAAGGGCCTTCTCGGGAGAGAGCCCTCTGGTCATTTCGTCAGCGGTTCGCTTGAAACGCTTGGCCCCCGTCACTCGCTTGTAGCTGGCGAGGTCGGTGATTTCCTTGGCTTGTTGACTGTTCATTACAAACGTTTTTCCAGATGACAGATGATAAGAGCCAATAATATCGCTGGCGAGGCTATCGCCAAGAAAAGATATGACCACCCATCCAAAAAGCTAGGTGTCTTGTCATCTGCATTCATAGTTATCTGCGTGTAGTTTGACGGCCGGTAAGCTTGAATTTGATTCTAGGATACCACTTGTTCCATTTCCAGCCAAATATCACGGCAAGGACTATACCAAAAGGAAAGATAGGAAGCATGGCAGTTGACACAAGCATAAGGGCTACCACGAGCCATGCACCTTCCTCAAACATGCTGTGAGTGTTCATGGTTACATTATACCACGCGAAGCGTGATAGTCAAGCAAAAAATGGAGGTAGGTGTGGGATTTGAACCCACGGAGCCCCTAGGAGCCCTACGGCTTAGCAAGCCGCTGCAATAGACCACTCTGCCAACCTACCCAATTGTGTTGTATTGGCACCGAGGGTGAGATTCGAACTCACGTCTTCCTGATTCAAAGTCAGGCGTCTTGGACCGCTAGACTACCTCGGATTATGGCGAGGCATACGGGAATCGGACCCGTCTCTTCGGATCGACAATCCGATATTTTACCGATAAACTAATGCCTCTTGTGTTGGTGCCGCCTCTAGGTACTGCCCCTAGACCCTCGGCTTTTCAGACCGACGTGCAGACTTCTACACCAAAGCGGCTTATATTGAATACTTCATTATACCATCGATATCATGGATTGTCAACTCGTTTCAGGATTTGTTTTTCTGATGTAATCTGTGGCAGAGAGTAGAATATCAATGTTTTCTTTGAACATACCCAAGCCAGTATTACATTGTTGACACAACCACCCTCGATGCTTACCTGTTTTATGATGATGATCAAAGTGTGTGCCGGGACGACGTTTGCAAATAGTACAATTACCATCTACTCTTTTTAAGGCAAGAGCATCTTTTAACTCTATACCATATTTAAATCTGAATTGACTTTCACGGCGTCTTTTAGGGTGTTTATCATAATATCGTTTAGAACGGCTACGACCATCTTTTTTATGTTTCTCTGTCCCCGCTTGTTTTAAATGGTAATGTATAGCTTGTCTACTAACACCAAGACGACGTGCAATTTCTGACTGCGAAATGCCTTCGTCATACATGCTGCTGATGCTAGACGAATTAAGTTTAGTATTCACTTGGTAAATCTATAATATCTCTAAAAACGATGCCTACCGGGAATCTTGGCAAACAATCGTCCGTCCTATCAAAAAAACGTACAGTCAACATTTTACCAATGTATTGATCGGCTTCCTGATACATACGTCGTCTTTCCTGCATCGTAGTTTTCATCGTGCATTCAAAAGTACGATCATTGTTGTCGTTCCGGCAGACAAACACCACGCAGCCCGCCATCTTGCCCTTGCCGTCGCGAGCACCAGTGACTTCGAACTCGTCGTCTTGAAACTGCTTCACTTTCAAGAGTTCTGCTGAGCGATAACCCCAAAGGTATAAACCTTCGTATCCCCTCAAAATTGCCCCTTCATAACCCGCCTGAATAAAGTTACCATGCTGTTCCCAAAGGGCCTGTTCGTCTTGTACGGTTTTGCTACGTACAATTTGAACACAAGCGGACTCAACTACCACGGTTTCAAGATGGTAACGACGACGACTCCAGGCGAGAGAATCATCACCTTCAATCATTGGCATGTCATATACGTGATAGACAAGCTGTTCGCTTTCGGGCTTGTATGATTTTCCGTTAGGATCGGCAGATTTCGCCCATGATGTGATACGCTGGCAAGATTCGCCATGCACATAAATCTCGCCGTCCAGGACTGTACCTTCTGGTAACCAATTAGCTAGTTGCTCAGCAATAATCGGTAGAGTCCAGGGCTTGCCCTGGCGGGAGGTAAGCGAAATCGTGCCATCCTCAGCCCTTTGGGCTAAGCATCGTACACCGTCGAGCTTAGGTTGAGCGTCTCCGGGCCACACAAACTTCTTCTTTTTCGAGCCTTTATACCCATGAGCTAACATAGGCAAGGGTAGTTGCTCCTGAGCCGCCTCTGGCGTCTCGCTGTATTTTCTTTGGACCTTGTAGGTCCAAAGGGCCTTGGCTTCCAGATCAGCTTGTTCCTCAGGTAAGGTCTCGTTGGTCTTCCCAACATTCTTCGGTACGGCCACCTTCGGCTCAGAGGTCTGGAGCTTACCGTTAACCTGGCCGTACCGAGTGAAGATTTCATCGCCCACGGTCCAAATTTCCCATTGGCGGAGGTCTCCGCCTTTGGCCTTATGATACAGAATCGGATATTTCATATTCCCATTCTCCGTCAGGAGCGATGATTTTAATAGCCTGAACCGGGCTAGTGATTACGATTTTGGTTCCAACGGTAGGATGGCTTATTTCGATGTGCATATAGATACCGATCCATTTGATCTTAATTATGGACCCGCCCCAGGTTGAGCCACCGATGTTTACCTCAGTGGGTGCGGCGAAATAAGAGCCACCATCGACCATGAACTTGCCATTTTCAAGCACTTCAATCTTGTAAAGAGTATTGAGCGTTTGTGCTTCGATTTTGGTGCCAGGCTTTAGGTCGTCTAGTTTGACGCCGCCTAGCCTCTTCTGTTCGTCGATACGCTTCTGAATTTCAGGGTGTAGATTCATTTTGCTCTCTACGCTCGCAGGGTGTATGGCAGGCCCGGAAAGAATTGCACTCTCATCTGATGATTCGTAGTCACCCATTCTGGTCTGTTGAACTACGGGCCCTCTTATGTTCTATTATACCGCAAGAAACGCCTTTGTCAAGGCTTTTCTTGCGAAGATGGTCGGGAATCTGAGGGTCGAACTCAGGGTTTCGGCTCATGAGACCGATGTGTTACCGCTACACCAATTCCCAATGTTTCACAATCGTCATGACGGTTTCTACTTCTACAACATGACAGTCTTTCAAGCTATCGAAAAAGCCAATGACGATTTTTGCTCTTTCAAAGGAAGGATAGCTCGTCACGTCGGCAGCTTTGTGACCACAAGTCCATCCACCCTCGGTCATGTGGACATACGACTTTGTAGCAGGGCTGTAAATGAGAAATCTTGTCATTAGAATAATACCGATGCTAGGAGTGCCATGCGTACTTGCACTCCGTATCCAATTTGTTTGAAGAAAACTGCTCGTGGATCGTTCTCCACTTCCTCGGGTAGCTCTGCTGTCCGAGGAAGAGGGTGCATGATAATTGCCTCTTTTTTTAGAAGAGGCAGCATAGCTTTTTCAATACCGTAGTAGTGATGTTCCGGGTGAAAATGTCTATGACCATTATCAATACGCTCTTTTTGTGGACGAGTCATATAGATAACGTCCGCTTCGCGGAGTGCCGCTTCGTCTACAGACTCCAGCAGGCTTCGCTTAATGACTTCTACATCGTATTGTTCTAGAAGCGTGGTCAGCGAGTTGACCGTGCGAGCGTGGTCGATATCTCCCCAGATCAGGATTTTGTTGCCATCGATCTGACCTTTTTCCTGCCGGATCGTGTAAAGATCCAGTAAAGCCTGCGTTGGGTGATGGCCTACACCATCGCCAGCATTGATCACCGGCACAGTGGAAACTCTTGCTGCTTCTTCTGCGGCACCACGGTCAGGGTGTCGCAACACAATTACATCGCCGTACTGGCAAACCACCTTCACGGTGTCGTGCAGGCTCTCGCCTTTCGCCACTGAGGCATTTTCAAAGGCGTTTTCTACACTGAGCGTGCGTCCTCCTAGGCGTAGGGCCGCACACTCAAACGAAAGGCGAGTGCGGGTGGACGGCTCATAGAATAGTGAAACCAGCACGAAAGGCCGTCCGGTTGCGGTCAGCACGTTTGTGCTGTCCGCCAGCGTGAAAAGCGTTTCGATGCTCTCTCTGTCAAATTGGTCAGACTTGAGAATGTGTTTCACGCCGCAGTATAGCCTACCGCGATCACGTTGTCAAGAGAGATATTCAGTATCTTCTAGCACAATCAGCTTTCTTACCCGGACACTGGTGATTGTATGAACTCCGTATTCGCCGCAAGGAACGTGATCCATGAATTCTTCAAGTACTTCGATATCGATGTCGGAATACATTTCCATGGGGCGAGGGTCTTGTCCATATTCAGAAGTAACCCAATTGTAGTGTCCCTTGGCCTTGAGTGCTTCGATCAACGGCATCAAACGATCTAGCTGTTCTTGTTTGATAATCCAAGTCTCTTTAAGATAATCAGCGTCGTTCGTGTCAGCAGTAATGTTTAGTTCTAGGATGGGTTCTTGCATGGTCATATTATAGCCTATCGCGGTCACTTTGTCAAGAAATTTCTTGAGTATCTGATAATGCGATTCGTAAAAGACTAAGAAATCACAGCTAACACCGGGGTTGTTTTGGAGACCGGGGTGAGAATCGAACTCACCTATCGGCTTTCGCCTTATGGTTTTGCAGACCATTGCCTACCCACTCGGCCACCCGGCCTTTCAAAAAACGCTACAAGTATCCAATGTTACTATTAGGTCCACATATATGGGGACAGGTCAATGATCTCTTTACACTTGTCGAGCAATTCTTTTTGATATTTTTCTTCTTCTTGAAAAGAATTCATATCGTTTAGTTCTTCTTCTGATAAATTCCAGGGATACCATTCGTCGTATTCCTCGGTCCACCATTTGTATAAGGTTTCCATGCGGTCTCGTGCGTCGGCTTGGTCGGGGAAAGCATCCCAATCGACGTGTCCGTCTCGAAGTTCCTTCTCGACAAAATCACAGAGCATTTCGAAAAGCACATGGGGAATTAAATGAGTTTTATCACTCCATGTGTGCCCCAGCTTGCGAGGTTTGACTGTGGTGTAACGATGCCAAGCCCAGCATTTAAAGCAATACCAAATCTGGCCGGGTCTCCACTCGTAAGGGACAACCCTCCAGTAACAGGATTCAATTTTTTCGAATAGTTTCATTGTTTTGGTTGGAGCGGTGAGACTTGCACTCACTGTCATTAAGATATAAGCTTAACGGCTCTACTATTTTGCCTTCGCTCCGATATGTTCAATTAAAGATGCTAGATCAGACACTTGTTCTATCGAGTAGTGCCGACATACCATATCAACATTACCTTTTCTCCAAAAGCCGTCCTCGCAACACACGATAATGGCCTTATCCATATCAGTAGCATGTAGTCCTAATTCTAGTAATGTAATTGGAGATTTCGTGTTAGGATCAAAATAGAATATGATAAGATTAGCAGCATCCATTGCATCAATTTCCCACTGAACCTGTTGAACAAAACGATAATCTTCAAGTGTATTGCCCCACGAACTATCCCAATCTTTGCGACGAGGATTGAGAATCGTGAGATCTACATCATGTAATTTAGTGATGACTTCATCTTGCCAATGTATAGCGGTGTCCTGTTCAATACTGCCTGCTAGAAAGACAGAGAAGCCTTGAGGAAAGATTGGTTGGGGTGCGTAAATGACTTTCATTTTTAAGCTTATTTTTCGAGTAAAGATTTGTTTTCTACTATAATTCCAGGTTGAACATCTGGCTCACTGAAATGTGGATATCTGATATCTCCCAAGGGAATATCCATACATTCGCAACCATGACGGAATGCTTCCTCGCCTTTCCCGTTACATAGCCAAGCAACAAAGTTATCGTAAAGCTGTTCTGTATCAAATCTGATGGTAAGTTCTTTCATAGTGATTTATACGTGTTGCCCTTTTGGATTTCGTGGATAGTTGTTTTGCTAACTCCATATTGGTCGGCAATCTGCCGTTCTGTCAAATTAGATCCACGAATTGCAACAACCTGGTTATTTGTTAGCTTTCGATTATGGGCCTTGCGTCCTTTCAATGTATTCGAAATTTTTCGACGCACAGTATCGCTTGTCGTTTGGCCAAGCCGATGATGACGTGCATGCTCGGAAAGAGTCATAATTTCTAGATTTGCTATGTTATTATTCTGAGGATTACCATCAATATGATGAACAATTTCGGTAGATAAAAGTTCTCGGCCCAAATGAGCTTCCATCACTAATCGATGCTCATCTTTGGTTTTTGTTTTACTGACTCTAATCCTCTTATACGTCGCGTAAAATCTAGTTATATCAGGCCACTCAGAGTTGAACTGAGGCCGAATGCTTCCAAAGCACCCATGCTACCGTAACACCTTGGCCTGTTTGGCTCCAGGGGGAGGAATCGGACCTCCGGTGGGGTTTCCCCCGCTTGACTAACAGTCAAGTGGCTTTTCCAACGTCGCCTACCCTGGATCATTGTTCTCTATACTCTTTCAACTCTTGCATCGTCATGTCTTTGATTTCAAGGTAATGCCAATGCCATACTGTCATACGTTCCATTGTTTCTTCAAAAGATGGACCGCTGATGATTGCAATAAATTTACCACCGCTCGCTAACGGTAACCCACCATCCTCTAGTTGTATTACATGGCAGCGTCCCATCGCGAGGTTTTCTTCTTTGGTTTTTCCAAGGACCCACCAGTCACGCTCCGTATAGTGATACCTGTATTTGATGCCATGAAGTTCTACGACATCATCGATTTCAAGATGTGTCGTAGGTCTCCAAGGGTCCTCATAGTCTTGCCAGTCAGAAATGTCTTTGAAGTAATCATTCATGGTATTGTTTGGTCAGGAGCCGAGGCATCGAACCTCAATCTTGGGAGTCACAGTCCCGTATTTTAGCCATTTAAACTAGCCCCTGTTGGTTGCGGGACTGAGATTCGAACTCAGGCTCTCCGGTTTCAGAGACCGGCGTATTAGGCCGCTATACTATCCCGCTAGTTAAAGCTGTCGTGTTTGACTACAACTTTCTTCTTTTTGTAGTCTACTCTGATCGTAGTATGACGATCTGGAAATTGATCAGTGATATCCCACCACTCTCCAAACATGAGAACGTGAGTAAAACCCATGCTCGACCAACGCATTAATTGTTTATCCATACTATCTCCTGTACCCCGCTTTGATCACACGATCAAGGTCTTTGTTATTATACCATTCGCCTGTCAAAAGGTAGTGACGACCTCTTGTATACTTCGCGGCCAGCCGTACTTGCTTCTCCACGGGCAGATACGCTAAGCGATCTGGCCGTGAGTTATCTGCCATGTCTGCAAGCTTAACAGTAATAGCGACAAGAGAATGGTCGTCTCGAATGCGATCTAGATACTGTCGATATGTTTCCTTATGCTTACGCTTCGTGAGTGCGTCCACGATATCGGCAAGAAAAGGATCGAATCGTACTCGAATATCCTCAAGGGTAATATCGGTATCTTCTACAACATCGTGCAGGAGGGCAGCGATTTGCGTATAGCTTTCTTTGTGGGCAACGGAACCCTCAATTGTCATATCTTTGACGGTTTCTGCCACACGAATCGGATGCATAATATAGGGAAAACCAGCTTTATCAAACTGGCCGTCGTGTGCCTCTACTGCAAATCGTAGGGCCTTACTGAGTCTTTCTTTTTTCATTGTACGTTCGGGTGATTTCTTAGTCGTTGTGGACACGGAGGGCATTGCTCACCATTATATTCCGTAGGTAGACCACCATCTGCTGGATACGTACTAACAAGTACTCCATCGACAATTACTCCAAGACGTTCTGCCTGTGAAATCGCATCATCCCATGTACGACCTGATAGATAGCCTCCGAATCTGCGACCATCACTAATTTTACGTATATAAGTAAATGTAAACATTGATTTTTTATTTGACATAACTTTCTAGAAATCCAATGAGCTTTTTAGCTTCCTCTCTTGAAAGAATGAAACAATCAAAATGTCCAAAACGTGACCTGCGGCCAAAGATATATTGGACAGCACGAATTATACGTTGCCACCATGTACGATTCCACGAGAGCGACACATAAAAATATACTTCGTCAGACCATATGTCGTCTTCGTCCGGTGGATCATAAGCCCACTGGAGCGTGTGATCGGGACTTTGACATATACAAATTGAAAAATGTTTTTTACTGTCTTCCATGTTAGTTTGGTGGGCAATGAGTGAATCGAACACTCGCCTTTGGTATGTAACACCAACATTCTACCGTTAAACTAATCGCCCTTATAAGACCTCGTGTTCTTCTAAAAGCCATACCTCGTCTTGAACCCAATAGTCCCCATTATCAAACAGGATCTCAAGAGACCATCGGCATGGTCCCATTTCTTGCAAACGCACTTCCCAGAGACCCCTTTCCGTTTGTTCCTCTAAATCTTCTTGTATATCAGTTTCCACAAAAGCTACAGCAGCTTCACGATCAGCAAAGACTTTCTTGATCTGCGGAGAACAATCAGGATCGTCCCAGCCGCGTCTGACGATATATACTTTCATTTTAAGAGATCAAGTTATAATCAAAGTCTGGTGCAACTTCGAGAAACTCATTCTTAACGTATTCCGCCAGAACACCATAACCACATTTGCGACAAAAAAGCATGTTTAAAGCACCATGTAATTCCATCACAGATATATCATGAGGCCGAGTAGGCGATAAACCAGATCCGTCACAAACAATTTTCTTCATCACTTATGTAGTGTATTATTGAATCAGAGCGAAAACACTTCTATTTTGGAGCCGGTTGGAGGAATCGAACCCCCACATCTAATTTACAAAACTAGACCTCTGCCACTAAGGTTAAACCGGCATTATATTCTAATGGAGATATCTCATGCTAGACAATTATACCCTAGAAACACTTGTTAGTCAAGGACTTTCTCAACACGAAATGGCTGAAAAACTCAATTGCAGTCAGTCTCATGTTTTCCGTAGCTTGCGTCACCACGATCTACAGACTAGGTTTACTGGTCGATCTTCTATTCGCAATTGTATTCAGTGTGATCAGCCATATAAGGCTCATGGCAATAGGCAGAAATATTGCTCTCATACCTGTCAACATCGCTTCGCATATGAACGCTATATTGAAAAGTGGCTATGTGGAGAAAAGGATAGCTTAGTTGCTTACTCTATTTCAAATCACATTCGACGCTGGTTGATCGAGCGACGTGGCGAGCAATGCTGGGAGTGCGGCTGGAATGAAAAACACCCAATTGGGGGCAATGTTCCTTTGGAAGCTGATCATATTGACGGCAATCACAGGAACAATATGCCAGAAAATCTACGCTTACTTTGTCCTAATTGTCATTCGTTAACCCCTACATACAAAGCTCGTAATAAGGGCAACGGTCGTCACGCAAGACGCGAACGATATCGAGCAGGTAAAAGTTATTAACTGGCGTGTTTTTCTAAGGCATCCACCTGGGATGCGGCCCGCATGGCTACTACATCCTGCATGTCTAATCCTTCTTTTTCTGCTGCTTCTCGCACTTCTGCCATATAGTGAGCATTTGCACGAATACCAGCAGCAACAATAGTCATTAGTAGCAATCTATTTTCATTCATCTGTTTAACATCTCTTTTGGAATTTTATAAGGAGTACGACTCTTTGCTTCTCTCGTCTAACCAAGCTCTGTACGGCACATAACACTCCTCGCACATATCACCGAAGGCTGTTCTTCTGGCAAGCGGCACAGGAGCCTTGATAGATTTCTTACAACCAATACACGTTTTATCTTTCACGATTATCTTAAAAAGGACTCTTCTAATCGTTTGTGTACCTCGTCGTATCCGTCTTCGATACTGACTAGGTTTGTGTGTAATTCTGATGAGTAGTTGACTACTCCCAATCCTCGTGGTCTATTTTTCAGCCACAATTCCATGAAGGGCCAGTAGTCGTCTACGAAAACTCTACCATAGGCAATACGCTTGTCGTCCGTGATATGTAATGTGGCGAAGGGCATGTTTTCACGCACCCAATCCACCTTTTCCATCCAGGCCCGCGATCCAGTCGTCGGACCTTTCGTCAATACATGGATATCATACCCGATGGACCGGCATATGTCAAGCACTTTCCAGCCCCATTCTAGGCGAGGAAGATTCCGCCAGAAACCAGGCTCTTTCTTGATGGCTTGAGCACGCTCATACCAGTAATCAGGCATTTGCCAGAGATCCTGCGGGAATTCTTCTTCTGGCGATTTCATTGCTTTCAAGCGTTCCCGCAGAGGTCCTTGAAAGTTGACAAGGGTTTCATCCATGTCAAACAGGGCGATCTTATCAGGATTGAGAGCTTTTGGATTTACGTAGCCTGGGGGTAGACTCATGCAGTTTTCCTTTGGACATTGTATAGACGATGCCCGCCCGCTCTGTTTTGATTGATCGTGCGGCAATACCTGTAGGCGGCACTCTTGCTGGTGAACTCGGCGTTGCCGACCATCCAAGTGTTTGTCATTGTTGTTTTATAGACTTCTTGTTTTTTCTTTCTAGTTTTGACCATGATATTGCCTTTGTTTGCGGTAAATTGAATTGGTCACCCCAGACAGTTTCGATCTGTCTTCTCCACGTTGAAAGCGTAGTATCCTAGCCAGTAGACGATGGGGCGAAGCGGCGTTGAGGATTCCAACCTCTACAGTCCCGAAGACGTTAAGGATTCTAACCTTTACAGCCCTGTATGAGACTCCAGGTGATTCTCCTAACCTGACCTCGCCTCGCCAAAGAGACAAGTGGCGAGACGAGGCGTAGGTCGGGAGGTCTGCCCGGAGTGATCTAAGAAGGCTGGGCTACAGTGTGATCAATGCTTGTACCGATCAGCCAATATTGATCGCTTTAAAGACGTGCTAAATACACATTGCACATATAGTTGATCGCCTTCTTGTTTGGTGGACCGGGGCGGTTACGATCCGCCGATCCCTGATTGCAAGTCAGGAGTTTTACCGATTAGAACTACCAGCCCATTCGCCTCGCTCACAAGGCGTTGTTTCAAGTGGCCTTTTATACTCATACCCAGGAGTAGCTCGAAACTGACCCGCCGAGATCGACCCCCACAACTCACGCCCAGCATTACCTGATAGTGGGGATCTCGACCTCTGGTTTCGAGTGAATTATTGGGCTGTTCTCCTATATACTATAGAATGCCTTGCCAGGAGTCTAGAGATTTGAGCACAGCCCACCCCCCAGGGAGACCGGGGGGTCTGTTTTGTAACCGCTTAGTGTATTTCTATTTGGAGGCAAATCAAATATGTTACAACCAAGCGAAAGATCTTGTGAAACTTGTGGTGATACTTTTATACCTCACTACAAAAATATAAACAAACCCAAAAAAGGGCGTTTCTGTTCTATTAGCTGTTCTAGTAAACGACAACGCTATTGGACTAAGATCCCCAATGTGATTTGTTCTTATTGTGATAAACCATTTTATAAATGTAAATCCAAACAATTAACATCTAGGTCGGGTCACTATTTTTGTTGCCGTCAACATCGAGATTTAGCATTGCGTGTGGGCACCGCAAAAACTATTGAAGCTATACAGCCGTTAAGATATCGTGGACAAGAATGTGTAGCATATGATTATCGCATTGTAGCACTTCGTCACTATAAACCTATTTGTCATAGATGTGATTTTAAACAAAAACCAGAAATACTAATCGTCCATCACAAGGATAGAGATAGGTCTAATAATTTGTTAGACAATCTTGAAATACTCTGTCCCAATTGTCATGCTACAGAACACTATGGGGAGTGATTGGAGCATCGCCCGGATCCTGCCACCGGAACTACAGCTTGGAAGGCTGTCGTGTTACTTTTAAACACCAGCGATGCGTAAAAATGATTTTCTGGAAAAACTCTACAAGTATCCAGATATATGCTTAGTGGTCGTTTCGGCACGAATTGAACGTGCTCCTCCCACTGTTCGGGCGGGCGTGCTCGGTCCCGATTGGAGAGACCCGACTGACAATACCAATCATGATCAGTCGCCATTACACCACAAAACGTATTTACGATCCACGACTAACGCCTAACCATGCCTGCGTCCGATCGCTCTATCATGTAGGGTTATTGCATATGACAGCATAAAACACCACGGGCCGCATGTCTGCGACAGGAGCACCCTCCTGGACGACACGGGACTCGCACCCGCTTTGGCTTCTAGATCATCACTAATCCGTGGTTGTACAACGTTATCGCTGATGTCTTTCTTCGTCCCTTATCCATGTCCGGCATGGATTGGCACACATGGTAGTTCTGGTGCCGGGATCGGTACTTGATCATCGCAGACCTACCTGTCCGCTGCGATAACGTATTTTGAAAGCTAGTACGAAACACAATCGCATCCTGTTAAGGTCCTATTACTAAGGGTTATTGATTATGTCTCTGGCAAACTCGCGTAGCTAACGCAAGGACCTGTTTCCTGTCCACCACTAGCTTATTCTGTTCGCTCCGCTCACGGAGCGTTGTGCGTGCTGGGAATAGGTGCCCTTCACCCAGCTATACCTCCCACCTACTGCTCGGAATGAGCAGCGTTGGCTTTATATCATGAAATTACTAAGCGTCCCTAGCGTTTTCATGCTACTCTATGGTGGACCGAATGGGGTTCTCGCCCATATCTCCGCTTGGAAAATCCGGTGTTTTGTAGTTTAAACTACCAGCCCGTTCTAGTTTACTCGATACTCTTGGTAGCCATTACCAACAGTAATCGTTTTCTTGTTCTGAATTTCGCGGGCAGGCATCAGGTAGTTGATCCCGCCAGCATGAATGAATAACATTTCGACTGTAGTATTGTCGAAGGGTTGAACGTCTGTGCCCTGTGTACCTCCCTTGGTGCAGAGGCCCACTTCATACGATCCAGGGCGACGTGCGAACAGCGTCGTCTTGACGGACACTCTGGCGAGTACTCCATCGTTATCCACGATTAGGTCATAAGGTTGGCTATCGTTAAGAGGAATTGATACTCTCATCCCATTTCTAGTGAAATAGGCAATCGCCTCACCTAGACCAATATTACCAATTGTTTTAGTTTTCATATCTGGTGCCGCATCTGAGAATCGAACTCAGCGAGGGCCTGAGCCCACCAGATTTACAGCCTGGTCCGTCTCCATAACGGTATACTACGACGTTCGCTTCGCTCACGAAGCGATGATTGGTCGGGCGTGTGGACTTACACCACGCTACTTCCCTCATGAAAGGCTGTAGGATATCTATTCGCCCGCCGACCCACGGTATAGCTATAGTGCCGTGGTGCGGTGTACCTTGTCATTTCGCCATCTACTTTCTTCGTTTGAATTCTTGTTAACTCTGTAGTGCAGATAACTTCTTGGTCTGTTAAACGATTATCCTAGTTTAAACAAGTTTATAGGGTCGCCAGGCACACTGAAATGACAATGTAGGATATTGAGGATAGGAGGACTCGAACCTCCATTTCGAGCGTTTCAAATAGTACTCGAAAACCAGTCCTGACCGACTGTGCATTGGACTCTATTCAGCCATATCCCCAGGCCCGCTTTCATGGTCAGTGTCCACGGGCTGTTCTACCCTTAGCCTTAGCACGTATCGGGGTATGCCAGTCCGAACCCAATACTCGCGACAGACCGATTCTCCTCGCTGGCCGGGGTGTCGGTTACGCCCTACCTCTAGGGCTAAGGGAAACGCACAAGACTTTGTAGCTACGCTTATGCGTTGTTCGGTGGAGGAATCCCCTTGCACCATGATTCCTCTGCTATCCGCCATTCGTGCCGATGCAAAGATAGCCGGGCGTTTTTACGTGCAGCCCTGAGCACGATGTACGGTACGGTCGTCACCCGCTTGTATAACACCCGGTTGGTGTCACCTTTTTCAGCTTCAAAAAGATGCCTCACGAACCACCGTGATGGCCGGATGGGGAGTGACTAGTCTCCCAATAATGCCCGGCGTCACCAGGCTATTCTACGTCGCAAGCTCTAGAGTGCTTGCCCAGGCTGTCGAGATTTATTACAGGATATCCTGGTCTCGATCCGGTCGCTTGCCTTGCGACGTTGTGTTCGGTGGAGGGTTTTGACTATTTCTAATATGGCATGCCGCTAAGCACCACCCTCCGTGCCGTTTGTAGTGTATTAACATGATGAGGTAATCCTATCATGCAATGTACTTATCATTTATGCAACAACATACTTACTGGAAAACAGACTAAATACTGTTCTCTTAGCTGTAAAAACAAAGCTGGTGTCAGGAAATTTCGTAGGAACCTCAAGAGACGAGCGGTCGTCTACAAAGGTGGCAAGTGTCTTCGCTGCGGATATAATCGCTATGTTGAAGCGTTGGAGTTTCATCATAGAGATCCTGACGAAAAAGACTTTACCATTTCTAAATACATGAGAAGCTGTGGAAAGTCTACTTCATGGGATACCATTGCGTTAGAACTGGACAAATGTGATATGTTGTGTTCTAATTGCCACAAAGGAATGCATGCTGTCGCATAGTGTTCGAAGTGAGGCCCTGCCCCACACGTCGCTCATACCGGCTGTCACGGTCCACCCTAGGTTGCCTATCCCTGGGTTCGGACAGCCCGTCCATGAGATAAGGGTGGCTAAGAGTCGCACTCTACGAGCGGACGCTTCGCGTCTCCGCTCGTGTGAATGATCCCAAGTTGTCGCATCGGCCTTGGCTCCTATGGGAGCCTGCCTAGCCGGGGTATGACCCGCCCCATGATCGTCTTTATCGACCCGGTTGTTCGGAGGTCCGGTGCTGGTATCCTACCAGCGGAGGTCGGCTTGAGCCTGTTGGAAACCGGACCCTAGTATTATACACTCATATCGCGTCTTGTCAAGTGATTTTTTGAGAACTTTCGGTATTTAAGTTGAGGAGGCAGAGCCCGCGACGGCTCTGCCCCCTCTGACACACAAGGAGATTAAGCTTAGTTCAGGTTCAAGTAGTCGTCGTCGTAGTCGTCCAGGTCACCGTCTTCCAGCATGTCGTCAACGTGGACAGCCACAGGCTCCCGGAACAGCGGTTCGGTCAGGAGGTTGGCCTCCACGCGGATCACTTCGTACCTGCACACCCGAAGCTTTTCACCGCCATCGAAGGGTACTGAAACGGCGTCAGCGGGATCGACCTTGACAATCACGACCGTCTGGCCCCAATTAGCAGCGTAGCGTTGAGAGCCAACGTGGAAGCCGTTGGAGCAGGACCGGCGAGCGTCGTCGTCCACGTCGTTCCGTGCCATTTCCAGGACTTGTCCAGGAGTGTTATCAAACTTGCTAGTGCGACGATCCGTGAAATCCTCGTTCACGCCCTTGTAGCCAATGAAGCAGCCGTCTTTGGTGATCGGCATGCCTTCGTTTTCAAGGAAGCCATAAAGTTCCTCGACAGCACGGCGAGACGGGTTAGCCATCAGCCGCTCCAGGAAACGGACAAGCGGCATGTAGGGTAGACCATCACGATAAAACTCAGCGATACGCTTGGTCACGGAGTTGTGGATCTGCTCACCGTTGAAGATAACCTCTCCGAACCCGTTAACGCTAATATTGCCCTCGGTGTAGGTGGTGATGGCTCGCGGCACGTCCACGAGTGCGGGCAGGCTGGCCCAATCCTCGTCACGAATTGCTTCCAGGATGGAGCCGTGATTCGGATGGCCCGTGCCGATGGCGTGAGTTTCATCCTCAAGGATCAGCGTGATGTTTTTGTCATGACTCACCATCCATGCGGGAGCCTCGACGGCAATAGTGCTTTCGAGCACTTTCTTTTTAAACCATTTGAACATGATTAGTTCCCCTTGTTAGTTTCGATTAGTTTGATGTAGTTGGTTATGTCTTTGATTTCCGCGTAGTGAAGATCAACGTTTGCGAGTAGCGGATATCGTTTCTTGAAATTGTCTTGGAAGTCAGCCGCATCGTTGGGCACTTCCACTCCGAATGTAACGAATAGTTGCTTGATTGTGTAATTGATTTCCTGAGCCTTCGACATAGCGATTAGATTATCGCAAGTATCAGAAAGTCCAGCGATTGCTTTGAGTAGTGCATTAGGAGTGCTTCCGTCCCAATCGTGATGGAAGCGAGCCCGCTCGAACTCGGTCAAACCTGCGACTTTTACTTTAGCAAATTCCTTGGCCTTCTCTTCCAGGTTTTCCAGTCCCAATTGATCGCAGATACGCTTATAGTGCTTGTCGGCAATACCGTAAATCTTGGTGTAACCAAGTGCCTGAGCGATTGAGTAAATGGTACCCGTTGTGGTGTGCGAGGCGTCCCGCCAGATTACTTGGAAGCCCTTGCGAGGTACCGCGATAGCTCCCGATGTATCCGGGTCGTCGTCCAGCATGGTTTTCCATCTGTCGGTTTGACGAGTAGCGTTAGGGTGAACCAACAGCTTCACGAAGGAACGTGGGCCGGTATAGCCACCGGCACGGCTCTGCTTCGGCACGTTGGGCAGGGCAGACATTGTGATGGTCACGGCTCCGAAGAGTTCCGCGAACCGTGCCGGGTCTTCGATTTCGCAAAGGAAGCACTTGGCACCGTTCCGATTTGCCATGAGCCAATGACGTAGCCGGTTCTTGTCAGCTTGCTTGATCTTTCCATCGGGAAGATCGTTTTCTACAAAGATATATGTAGAGTTGCTTGAAGGACGAATTTCAGAATCCCACCTACGTCCACCCAGGAACAGTTTGTTTCGGTTAATCATCAAGTCCGTCAGGCGATACTTGTCTTCTTCGCATAGATTGATCCCGCTAGCAGAGTAACTCACCGTCAGCAAGCTACTATAAGTCCGCAGAGCGATGATTTTTTCAATCTGGATTGTGTAGTTCTTTAGCTTTTCGTCAATGTCTTTGCGAGCAGCAGCCACGGCAATATCGACAAGTTTTTGGATATGGGTTTTTGTTCTGTCGTCGTAGTGAAGCTCCTCACGGCTGGCGGCCACTTCACAGGTACCAATATCGGTATACAGAACTAACACACAATCGAATCCAAGGTCGCTATGAGTCGCGGCGGAGTCTGCCGTGTAGCAAACGTTACCCATAACCACATTGATCTTGCCAGGAGTACCAGCTTCGCGGCATCGCATTTCGAAAAACTCATATCCATCACCCTGGAGGGCGGGCGTGGGATCAGGGATGTCCAAGCGGTGCCCTGTCACGTTCGGGCGAGGCGTGAAAAAGCGATATACTTTTTGGCCTGCCTCATGAAAGTCACGATGATCGCCGAGCTTTACCTCAATCTTGATTTCAAGACCGTTCGGCCGATCGGTGGCTGCTTCGTTTAGTAAAGCTATAGCCGGTTCACCACTTTCGCTTTTGAAAGCCGAATAAACGTACATCGTACCGTAGTAGTACGAGGTCACGGTGAACATGTCCGTGTAGGAAAAGGGCGACTTCGAACCCAGCCCCAATGCACCCGTGTAATTATTGGAATCGTTACGAGTACTTTGGAAGTACGTCGTGTAGATGGTCTCAAGGTCTTCTTGGGACAGGCCGGTGCCGAAGTCACGGATCGAAAAATACGGATCCATTGAATTCGGCATGTGAACGTCGAAGTTCTTATCGGTGGTGCCTGCATCGACATGAGCGTCGGCGGCGTTCGTGGAAAGCTCCCGAACGATGGCAAGGATCGGATCTGTGTAGATCCGAGACGACAAAATCTTGAAGGCTTGAGGAGATGCAGCGATCTTGAAGCTTGTTTCGCGGAAAGCTTCCGACCGCTGAACGTCGCGGTTTTCAGTAGTCAGTTTCATGGTGTGTCCTTTGTGTGTCTCAACGAACGCTACATTATACCACCTTCGCTGGCAATGTCAAGGTCATCTTTAAAATAGTGATTCGTGTTGCCTTTCCTTTACCAGCGAAGAAGTCGGTAAATCCTTCTGGTATCCACAGGCCGGGTTTATCTACAAGCGTGGACAATCTCCTAGGAAAGTTTTTGAAGGTGGCCAAGCGACATTCACCCCAGCCATTCTTTCTAGCTGCCGTTGTGCTTGGGAAAACTCCTGTCAGTTTCAGGATTTCAGGAAAAGTTATCTGATCGGGAGGCTCTAGGAAAAACTCATCCCGATTGAGAGGTCCGAAAAGGACCTCCCAATCGGGGGTCGTCCAACGATCACCGATCAGGAAGTTCCATTCCTTTTCTACTACACGTTTCACGCAGGGAGTATACCCTACCGGATGCGGTAAAGCAAGGCCGTTCCACGAAATCTTCAAATATCACAGTTCACGTTTAGTGTATTAATACGTGGAGGTCGATTATGAACATTAAGTATTCAAAATGTAAGAAACCTAATATCTGCAAGTGGTGTCGAGCTGAGTATCCTAATTATGCCACTATTGATGGTAAACGTGTACGGTTAGCTGGGCGACGTTATTGTTTAACGTGTTCTCCATATACTGGTAAACGCAATAACCCAAGACCATACACACGTAAAAATAAAACAATAGATGGGATAGAACACAAGTGGTGCCCATATCAAAAACATTGGGCACCTTATAATAATTTTGGATTATTCGAAAGAAATGATAGACAAGAATATCAAAGTTACTGTCGCGACTGCCAGCGATCTAGAGCATCGCAATTGCAATCAGACTTTAAAAGAAAAATCGTAGAATACTTTGGCAATAGATGTTGCGACTGTGATGGTGTTTTTTATGATTGTGTTTATGATTGTCACCACATAGATCCCAGCAAAAAAAGCTTTAAGTTATCTTCGCCTAAAGCTCTTCGTTTGTCGTGGCGGAAAGTTAAAGAAGAACTTGATAAATGCGTACTTCTTTGTGCTAATTGCCATCGCATTAGACATCATCATGTGTGAATCAGGGTTTCAAGAATTCTTCTTTGTTGATTGACATTACGACTTTTCTATAAACACCTAATCCTTGTGGAGCAATATTCAAATACGCTAGAAAATGCCCTTTGCATAGAAAGTCAACATGCGGACAACTACCACTTTTATCTAATAATTGCCATTTGCTATTGTCTAAGTTGACGGTAAATACTTGCAATATTTGATCATTGTGTACCCAGGCAATTTTATTGCCTGGGTACACATTATAAATCAATGGGCTGTTATCTAGAAGCATGTTCATTTGATACGATATAGCACATCAGTCCCACGCACTAGTTTTCTGTTTACACTGGTACTCTTTATAAAGATATCCCAGTTACCAAAGTTACCTGGCTTGACTCTCACCCTGGCACTCGTCGGCATACCGATAAGGGCTCGGGCTTCATGTCCACCGTAGATAGCTCCCGAGGACTTATCCCTAACGACAAGATCCTTAGCGGGTTGCACGTCTTCGGGCTTAGTCAATTGATAGTAGGCAAGGCCGACGCCGTATACACCACCGGCCTGACGACCGAAGGTTTTATTGCGTGACATACGGTCTTCTACGAAATCACGGATCTGCCACTCGACACCACCAGCAGCAGCGTTGTCAACCTTGAGAGCCCTGAAAGTAGAAGAGACATCGTTCATGTTACGAATATCCGAGTCCGCGACTCGTTCACCATATAGCCGGTGAGTTACAATGTACTTAGCGATTGAGTTTGTTAGGAAAGAATGCTCGCCTGGAAATATAGCCTCGCGAACAGCCGTCGAGTTATGATTTTCGAATCTCTCTGGATCTAACACTCTAAAGTTTAGATGTGCAGAAACAGGAGTCTCAGTTATGACTTCGTTATCCCTAGGCATGATGTAAAAACCAGCATGGGTTAGTTCCTTGCCAAGCCACTTGTGGCTCGGGTACTGGTGAGCCGCGATGGTCGCGTTCCATGCATCGGCCCCTACCAAGAAACTCCAATGGTAATCATCGCTAGGCACATAACTTCTAATGAGCTTATGTTTTTGCCAAAATATGGGTGCTTGCGTAATCAACGTAGGCTTACCCTCCAGGTCCAACATGCGTACCCGGTGGAGTAGGTCTTCGATATCCATACTGCCCTTATAGCAATGCCCTTGAGAAATCTCGAAAAGTTCACCAGCCTCAATATGCTTACGAGTCGGTGGGTTGAACGCACCAGGATAGATGACTTCGTACCGACGTAGGTAGTCTGTGACCCTATGGAATAGTCCTTTATGGTATACTAGAGCAGTATCCTCACTCAGCAAGAGTAGACGCTCGAAATCACTAATACCAGGAGCATATAGTACGTCAATGCGTGCAAAGTTGAGGTCCGCATTGACCCGGCTAAGTTTCGAGGCCCAGGATTCAGTACTCAATAGACAACCATCGAGGAACCACTGAGCGAGACATGCGACCCGATCGCCTAGCCTAGTCCTATTGAAACGAACGCCACTAAGGGCAAAATGCATATATGCTTCCCATTCATCAGTCACAAGATACATCCATCCATGTGACTTACGATCACGATAATGGGCTCCGGTAATTGCAAAACCAAACCGGCTCTGCGGCGGTTCGTATTCCGATAGGTTCTCTTTGGCTCTAATGTGATTACATTTGGCCAAAAAACCAGCATTATCGAGAGACACACCCCTCATGCCATGCGGCCTATCCAGGCCAGCATAATCGCAGTTAACGCCAATTACAGTTTGAGATGCACCCGGCACCCGGAGGAATCTGGAGCTAAACTCCAGTCCCATGCCAGCCTCAGAGATCACGCCCTGCCAGGACGAAGAGTTAAGTCTATTAGCAAAGTCTTGCATTACGACACCGTGATAAGATCCTTGAGAGCATAGTGCGGGCCGGTCGAATTCAGATCAGACAAAGCACGCACATTGTCCAGGGTTTCATGGTACATGATTTCGCCATTAAAGAACTTAGTAGTAAGGAAGTTCTGGAAGACGCTGCCTTCGCCAGTACGACCTTGCAGCAGCCTCAGTTGTTTCTCTGTACCAGTAATGATCTCACCAGGCACGCTACGGAACACGGCGAGACGACCACGCTTTGAATTCTTGGTCGGATCGGTTGCGGGTTGCTTGAACACGTCTCGCCACTCACCGCCACTTTTCATAGCAGAACACTTGATGGCGAAGCGTTGCGTGTCGCGGGTGAAGTCCTGTAGAAGTCCACCGCCAGAGCCAAAGGCAATGTTATCCGCAGAAATACCTTCGTCTTTGAAGGCCCGCAAGATAACGCCAACGGTATGGTCAGGAATACGAATGAGATTATCTTTAATCTCTAGGGCACGTTCAAATTCCTGAGCACGGATAGCAGCCTCTAATTCTTCGTTGTGTGGATTCATACTATCCAGCCACTTGATGCCGTCACCCTGGATCATACGGACATAATCGGGTAGCACACGGAACCCCTTAGCGTTTTCTTCGCTGCCGAATACACTCTCGATAGCATGGAATACGTCAATATCAATGTCCGGAATGTCGCCAGAGTCGGGACGGATCACAACCGTTCCTTCACGTTCTCTAATCATTTTAAGAATATCAGGGTTCCCACCGATCACGTCCGTCACGAACCGGAACATATCGTAGGAGTCGCCTACCATTGCGACGAGGCCAGTCGGGTGTGCTTGCAGGACGCGACGTACGATGTTGGCCTCGCCAGTCGGACCTTCGGCCGTCATGACAGAGTGCTCGGTTGCAGGGATAGAGAAGCCCGCCATGTCTGCACTATAGTATTGACGCAGGAGAGCGATAGCAGCCATGTTATCTGTACCCAACGCTCCCGTAGCCAGGTGAGCAGCACCAGCTAGGGCAGCGGTTTCAAGCGAAGACACGCCACGGAAACCAAAGTCATGAAGCTTGAAGGGAAGGCCAGCCATGTCACCAGTGAGATCCAGGTACTTAGCAATGATCTGTCTCACGGCACGGCTACCAGTGGCAACCGTAGTCGGAGACCAAATCTGCGAAAGCATGGTCTCTAGGTAGTTCGTCAGGAACGCTGTACGCTCACCACCAGTGTTTTCAATGGTGAATAGTGCAGTAGACTCGGGCACCACCATGCCCTCGGGTAAAGCAGCAATACGAACAGGAAGATGACCCTGATGCTCGTTGAGAATGTACTCCCAACCAGCACGATTAAATATGTCTGCTCGTCCAAAATGGGCCTCACAGACAGCAGCGGCTTCGTCGATTTTATCTTGTGTCACGACATGGCCAGTGAAATATCTTGCAAGAATATATTGGAGGCCAAAAAAGCAAGTTTCAGGAAATCTTGCACCGATCCTGGGTTCACAATAGCTATAAACAGCTTCGGTTCCCTCTGGATAAAACTTATGATGACTATGTTTATACGAATCTGAGCCAAAAGCAACGATATTGAAATTCATAATTGTAATATAGCGTGAATGTAATTGATCGTTATAAGTTGATCTTGATTGTAAAAATCTTCTGGAAAACGATCGCCCTTGATTGTGTTACACATCTTACATAATAAGGTCGCATTGTTGAGATTTAAACCAAATCCTTTTGCGAGTGGGTAGTGATGATCGATCTGTAATTCTATTTTAGAACTACAGTTGAAGCATTGATTACAAAATATACGCCGTGTTGTTTCGATAAGATATTGGGTTACTTGAGCATCTAAGTTACGCTGACGTTCTCTTCTGTTGTGTGCATAAATTTGATTGGCGGCTTTACCTTTTTGGCTTTTCTTATAAAACCTGCGTGATGCTTTTCTTTTTTCTGAACGTCTATATCGTTTTTGTGCTTTGAGACATGCTTTTTTGCCATTTTCGGTGCGAATATAGTTTTGTCTTGTTAATTTCCCTGTGCTAGTGTTTTGATATCTTTTTTGGTTATGCCGTACACAGTCTTTGTACCACGGTCTTAGGCCATCACGTTTTTGAATATCTTTGTAATAATCATTTTCGTGTTGCCAAAGTTTGCACTTGGTACATTGTTTCATTATTCCCTTGTTGGTCTTTTTCCAGTACGATTGAAAATAAGGTAGTCGGTGATGATTTCTTGATGATCAAAACAGAGTGAGTCGATCATTGTGGCTCCAAGCTGTTTGGGGTCTACGATGCGTGCTTCTTTTGCATCATCAGCGGCTTCGGGATACCCTATTGCTTTAGCAATGTAGACGATACTGATAGCATGAAAACGACTGTCACGACCAGGATTGGGGTAGGTATGAAATTGCTCTAGTTGCGTTATATGCAGACCAGTTTCCTCGGTAGCCTCACGGGCCGCAGCATCAATAGCACGTTCCCCAATGTCTACGAAGCCGCCGGGGAGAGCCCAGCCTAGCGGTTCATTCACTCTGGAGATAAGTACAATACCATCTTTTCGGAGCATAGGCGTAGACGTACCATCTAGTCTGAGTTGTCCGAAAGGATAGAGATGCCAGTCTTGCATTTCGATGATGATATCGACTGTAACTTTCGGTGTTGTGTGGTGCCAATGCTTAGGTGCTTGATGGTGGCAATCGGGGTGAGTCTCGTCACAATAATCCTTATCTATCCCTGTAGCGGGACAAATATGCCAATCGTCCAATATATCAAGCCAATGAATATTCATTAGAAATTCACTTTTCATGATAGAAAATTCGGGTCGTCTAGATATGTGTCAACCAGCTTGGTGAATGGAATACGATGATTCTCAAAGCCCGCGTACGTAAGCTTGTGCTCCATGTTTTCAGCAGCAGGGGTGTTTATCGAGTGGACAATAACCACGGGAGAATCGGTATAGTCGTCCTTCACCATCCACCGGACTACTTCGCTGCCGGTGTTCGGGTCGGAAATGTCGCAGTTTTGTCCATAGAACATCGGGGGCTCGCCCCCAAGATCATGGTCGAGAAAGACTACATCGAATTTGTCTTTGGCCAAAGCTTTGATCGCGGCGTCAGCCGTGTCTACCCAATATATACTATGCTTAGGAGTCAGCTTTGCAACGAAGATCTCCATGCGTCTCGGATCATCCTCTAGGATCAGTATGTTAAGCATTCTATCACGATCGTCATTAAAAGTGCAGCCGGTAATGGGATTGAATTGCGGGTTGTATTCCTCCATGTCCAGAAGTGCTTTGATTTTCGTTAAAGCTAGAATCTGTCCCGCATGATTGTCCCGCGTGGGTTCGTGTATTTTGCGACGATCCAAGACTACAGACTCAGCCCTTGCAAGCTCAAGCTCTATCCAGGAACGTAAAGTATTCAGGATCTCCAATGTCCTATTATACCACCGATTCAGGGTTTGTCAAGAGAAAAGGCCGGGAATCTTTTATAATCGATGTCATGTAGTGTATTATTATGTGGAGGACTATCTTATGAAGATTGAGCTACTCAAATGCAAGAACCCAAATATCTGCAAACACTGTGGGTCGGAATTTCCTAACTGGATTCTAGTCGATGGCGTCAGAAAGAATCTCTCGACTAGAAGCTATTGTCTAGGCTGTAAGCCTTACAGTAGTGGCAACACTAAAAGACTCTCACGATACCGCGAAATCAATGGTCACGAACAGAAACTTTGTTCTGTTTGTCAAAAATGGAAAGATGTAGAATATGCATGGTATAAAGTCACGAGGGGTGACAAAGTATATACCAACTCACATTGTAAGGATTGCACTAATGCTCGCTCTCGGTGTCTTGCTGCTGATCTTAAGAGAAAAGCCGTCAATTACAAAGGCGAAAAATGTTATGATTGTGGTGAGTTGTTTCCTGATTACATTTACGACTTTCATCATCGTGACCCGTCTGCTAAAGACTTCAAAGTATCAAATCACCTAACACGAAACATGGACTGGCAAAAAGTAAAAGATGAACTGGATAAATGCGATATGCTTTGTTCCAACTGCCATAGGCACCGCCATTACGATAAGGATAATCCTAACTACTGTCCGACTCGCTAGGTCGTTTTTCTTTAGGATAATCTAGCGAATGAAATCCGCTGTTACCGGGTGTGCCTCGAAAAATGATGCCGCCACCCTTACCGATAAGTCTTTTCAGTTTCAGCTTACCACAGGTGGGGCATTTCCTTCTCTTACCCTCAATGATATACTGAAAAATCTCGTGCATGCTGCCACATTCGCGGCAAAGATAGTCGTAAGTAGGCATTTAGTCTTTTAGTGCTTTTACAAGACCCTTAGCTCTCTCGAAATCACCATCGAATACAATGAGGACACGCTTAGCTCTTTGAATTTCCCGATTTCTAGTGTAGCCCATGTTGTCCCACGATTCGTGATAGTAACCACAGCCATCAGTATGATTGCGATGGCACAATTGCTCATGTAGAAGCCCGCCAAGTTTCTGTGCATCTGTCAGGGCCTCAAACTTGGCTTTGGCCACTTTGACTGCGATCAACTTGCCTTCAAGCTCCTCGATTTCTTTGTCGTGATCTTGCATAGCTTATTGAGTCCTTGCATTTGCGATAACGAAATCGAGTACTTCGTCGTCGGTCAGGTCTTTTAGCTCAGGGATAACGGCTCGAAACTTGGCGGCCAGAGACACTGTTGTCTCTGCGACCTCTTTAGGGGTCAATTCGATCCCCTCTTCGGCCAAGCCGTTGCGTAGTTCGCTATCTTTCATTTCGTGATCTGATACAAGAAAAACGGCAGTAGAAAGCCGAAGAGGAACCATCCGTGCTTCGGCACGCTGCGGACGGTTGTGTACGTTGCAGCCCGAGTAACTTCGGGGATGCGAGACATGACTATGGTTTTAAGGGTGCTCATTCGCTGTAATTGGCAGGAGTGAGGGTTTTAACCTTTATCCCAAATTCATCGCCACCGGATGTCAGTGTGATTTGGGCAAGAATATCGTCACCCTTTATATAAATGTCCTTCACCGTGCCTACTTGGCCGGTTTCGAGACGGACTACGGTACCGATTGCGATACCGTCTTTGGGTTGTGCATCAAAGTCTTCCATTACGGTTACAGTATACCGTCGTTTCGAGGATTGTCAAGTAAAAGCTATGTCTTGAGCCTTTCGCTAAGTGCGTCAAACGAGAAGGACCGTTCCACGTTCAAGAGTCCGGGTAACGTGGGAGACTCGCCGTGAGGGCCAGCACAAGCACGCGAGACCTTACCCCATAGTTCTTGCAATTCTTCCTCTGTCTTGGCTTCCCGGCAAAGGGATGCCAGGTTCTCATCGTACCAAGCATCGATGCCTGTAAGAATTATACGGAGACGTTGTGCTAAATCAGAGATAAGGTCTAAGTTTATGTCACTCATGGGTCACTTTTCCTGCATACAAAAACTCAAGGAATGTACCAGACTGGTCCGCCATGCTTGGGATTGAAGGAATGAAGGGCCGGGAAGTTCTCTAGTAAATTCTCTAGTGTTACTAGGGCCTCGCGGACCTCCTGCTGGGTTGTCCCAGGCTTGAACACCAGGACCGTTCCAAGCTGATTTTCTAGGTCCATGATGATTCTCTAATATATCTTATCTCTACGTCCCACCCTTCGCCTTTACAGAAAGACAGTACTTCTGCAATGCATTCCGCCTCGCCCTCATTCTCGCTGTGGAAAGAAAAGAATGTGTCCTCCCAATCCTTAAGATTGCCTTCAAAGATATCAGGAATTTCGATTGTTAGATTGTATTCAAGTTTGGGAACAGGGGGCACGTCTATAGGCATCCAGGCGGCACCGGGGAGTTCTTCGATACGTCTGCATGTGTCCTCGCCAATAAACCATACCCAGATCTGTTGATCGGCACCAGAATGAACGGGACCCACACGAACAGGCTTAGGAGTTCTGCCGCCAGGGCGTTGCAGCCAGTATAAGCCATGTATGGTAGGTTTGTTTCTAGTCCACATTATGATGTAATCCTTTTTACCATACCCAAAACAGCCATCTATGGACACGAGGGTTGGAAGGCAGCGTCAAACGACGAGGGTACCAATGTCGCCACCAGCGGCGTTGATTAGAGTGTATCTTAATGGGCCACTTCATCAGGCTACTTTTCCTGCTTATACAGCAAATACAGACAGTCTAGCCCGATTAGCACCAGTAGCAGACTGTAAAACTCTTGCGAGTTGTCGGCAAAGTACCATGCTACCAGAAAGTCAATGCCCACGGTGAATAGGAATTTCATAGTGCCACAGTATACCGCCGTTAGGGCCTAAGTCAAGCTCAAAATCATCGCTATTTCATCAGATTACCACTAAAGATATGGTGGTCTGGATGCTGTTTCGAGAATTCGCGAGCCTCGGGGTAAGACTGGAAATCGTGAATGCAGAGTGTTCCACCAGGCCCAAGATGGGCTACCCAATACACTTTTGTTGCCAGAAGCTCACCTATGACCGCAAGCTGGTCCTGATGCTCAAGAGCAAGGATTTCGCGAGCAAGCTGTACGTGTTTGGGTTTACGTAGTACCATTTTCAAGCTCCAACCGTTGTTTTAGCAGAGCCAGGAGAACTTCAACGTCATAAGATTGTGATGGACCTGAAAAACTTGTATTGACCTCCAAAACAAGAGGAAGACCCGCAATCAGGACTGATGTTGTCACCTTCATTATGTTCTACTTCTTTTCAAGCTCTCTTCCAAGAGCCACAGTACCAATCATAGCAAGCCTGAGAATCTCTTCCCAAGTAGCAAGGTCTGTACTGGCATCTGCAAGATGCTCGACCAATTGGATGCGTTCGGAGGTACTACGGCAGGCCGCATATTCTAGGACGATATGACGTGCGTTTTCTTGCCATCTATTCATTTTCAAGCTCCTCCTCCGGTAATACCACTAATTCTAGATGCAACTCTTCCTCGGAGAGAGAAAGAAAACCCTCCATGAGAGCAGTAACTTGATTGTCACTTGCCCAATAGGCCATGACCCAGATATGCTTGATCTGTTTGGTGGTAAGTTCCACTTTCATGATGCCACAGTATACCCTCGTTAGCGGCTAAGTCAAGTCCTTTTCAAGCTCCCCATTGATCCCACGTAGCAATTGAAGGGTCTCGTTAGCAATCGACATGAGGCCGCTGATCTTGGCAGGATCGGCACCACGGCGGATAAGCTCATCGCAAACCACATGCAGACTGATTAGATTGATGGCTGAGCATAAATCATAATTGCGTTTACGAAAGCGATCGTTGCGTGCAAAGGAATCGTCTTTTTCAAGCTCACTGACAGCAAAATCCCTAATAGGATAAGGATGAGTCATAAGACATACAGCGAATGCTCCGTTGGGATAGATGGTGACGATTGTGCCGCGTTCGCCGGTTGCTTTAACTCTAATCATGTCGTGTTCTTTCATTAGTTATAAACTAGCTCCTGCGGCGTCTTGAGCGTTTTCAAGCCCTTCGTCGTCCCTACCGCGACTATAAGCCCAATCCATTTTCTGAATGACTAGATCAACGAGTTCGTCCCAGAATTCGGATGGCATCTTGCTGTAAATGTGACCGAGGGCGTTCGTGGCCTTGAGTTCGGTCTCTACAATCTCTCGCATTGAGTGCATCATGGTGTCATTATATCCTCGTTAGAGCCTAAGTCAAGTCCTTTTCAAGCGAACGTCCCAAGTATTCCATAAGAGACAACATACTCTCTCTAGAAAGCAAAACCTTGACGCCGGGGACATCCTCGAAGGACTTGGTACACAGGCTGATGCCTCCGTCGCGAGGGTCACGTTGGACAGATAAGTAGCGGTTGATTTCCATCATTATGATCTAATCCTTTTCAAGCTCTTTAGGGAAGCGAATAGAGGTCCAAAAACTGTTGTGATGTATTACTTGGACTCCTGTATCCTCCATTTCAAGCAATTGTCCTAAAAACTCCATAAGAGACAAAGCATTATCTTTGGACAAGGAAAGACTGGGGCCATCGCCTGTGCTGGTCTTCACGGTAAGTATTATACGACCATCAGTAGGATCGTATGTTGCTAAAAGATCACCATTGGTGATGCTACGTGCATTTTGTTGCCATTGATCCATTAGAGTCTAATCCTTTTCAAGCACACGCCTAGCAAAACACTTACTACCCCTACAAGGAACATTACGACGATCCTTATGAGAGAACATGCGAGGGAGCCCGTAGCCACCTTGGCTCCAATAGGCTTTAAGCGTACGGTCACAGTATGAGCATTGTGCCAGTGTATAGGATTTAGTCTGTGTCATTTTTAAGATTAGTTTTACAGAAGGCCCAAGAGGATCCGTCGCGTTGATTATGAGAGATCTTAATGTCCCAACCAGCAGCCTCAAAAGCCTCCTTGAGCATCATGACTACCTTTTGGTGCTTGGGTGGAGCACTTATATAAACGGGATTTAAGCGACCAGTATACCATTCTTTTTGAAGTACAGCGTTGATCTTTTCTGTATACTTTTTATACTCTGCCTCAATTGTAGCATTTTGTAGCTTGGCGGCTTCCTCGGGTGTTATAGGTTTTATATTCTCATTCATGGTCTTATTATACCACCATTAGAGTCTAAGTCAAGTCCTTTTCAAGCTCCTCTCCAAGTGATACCAAAACAATACCAGATGAATGGAAGAAAGAACCGTGTGAGTGAATGAGACAATACATGAAGCACCATTGGTTGAGGGATGGATCATACCATAGCTCTGCGTGTATTAGCTCATAATAGGCTGTATCCACGTTGCTCCGCGTCTCCTGGGTGTAAGATATAGGTAACGGCGTACACACACTCTCTAGTAGCCTTTATGTATAGCCCCCTCCTAGGTCACCAGGGCCGCTGCGATAGTGACTAACGCCCCAATCAGGAGCAGCCAGGCCATGCAGTAACACGCCCATCCTAGTCCTTCTCTTACTGTAATTTTGCTTGAAATAGGCTTACAGCCACAGTCGCCCCACAGGACCCTAGCCGCAGCCACAGGTCCGCTCATGTGCGTGAAGCATTTAGCACATATCTCCATTATGTCTTTCATAATTTTAAGCATACAATCATCACAACACCAACAGTAAACGCTACAGTCAATAGCGTCATGATGACGATCAAGTTTTCTCTTTGCTGCTTGGTCATGGTGATCCACTATACCACATAAGTAGGCGAAGTCAAGGGAATTCGCTTGACAGCGGGATGGTTTTGGTGTATTATGTGTAATGAGACAAGAGGATAGTCCTGGCGAGGGCTTGAAAAGGACAATTGTGAAGGTTTGTGGCAGCAGACTGGCCGATATCGGCCGCACGAGCGTTTTTCCTCGTATTACCTTGACATTGGGCGTTTTTGAGCGTATAATGAGGTATGCAAAAATTCATCACATACGACGATGGGAACGAGATTCTCGTGACTACTCCCGAAGCTGAAGCAGAGGCCATTCGTCTCTATTTCATTGAAGGTGGTCGCCTCCTCGATGATTTCGATCGTGAGGAACGTACTACTGAGGCGATTTGTATTACATTCATGAGCAAGGTAGGGTACTAATTGACGCAGGGTGGAGCAGCAAGGCAGCTCGTCAGCTTCATAAGCTGAAGGTCGTGGGTTCGAATCCCACTCCTGCTACCAGTACAGGCGGTGTAAATGACTAATGCCACACCGTGCAAGAGGGGCTTTAAAAGAGAGGACAAAGCGATTGGGTCCGTCGATTTTCCGCCAATCGTGAAAACCTCAGCCGCAGACGGGCGGAAGCGGTGATAAATTTCATCGCCCCCTCAGGAGACCGGGGCCGAAAAGGCTCTGGTCTTTTTTATGCCTATAGAGGATGGGGGTCATCATGCACAGTGGTTCATAAACTATTTATGATCCGCCGTGTAGCATTGCTTGAAAATCCTGCAAGTACCACGTTTTCCCTTACTATGTAATTGCCACAAAATCGTGGCAGGCTGGGAAATGCCCTTACTGTATTCTGGCCCTCCTCGCCCGCTCGGCGGGCGAGGAGGGAAAAAGATTCCTCACCGGGAACAAAGTTCCCGGCGGGAAGCCTGTTCTCGGTGGAAGGACTTTACCAGCGGGTGCATTATGTTTTTAGGGTGGGAAATGCGGTAATTCCACACATTCATATATAATTTTTAAATGTGTTCTCTCAGACAGTCACGCCTGTTTTACGCTCGGCGTCCTCGATACGCTCACATCATACTACACTCACGGTAGAATGCAAGCTTGAAATAGATTTTCTTTTCGCTTGCCTTTTCGCGAAATTACGTTATACTGCTGGCGTCAACACAAAAACGCCCCGCGTGGGCACAATCCAAGAGGGTAAACATATGGCCAAGGCCAACACCGAAGAGAAACGCGGCAGGGGCCGCCCCGCCAACTTCCCGAAGGACGTGGAAACCATCGCCCGCCTTTACAAGCTGCCCGTCGCCACCGTCGAGGCCGCCGAGCAAGCCCGTAAGACGCTCCCGGGCGACCGCCTGGAGCCCATCGGCGTGACCATCGACCGCCTGATCAATCGTGGTCTGCGGGAGGTCAACCGCCGCAACCGCAAGTCGTAGAACATCCTACGCGGGGTCTTTTCGAGCCCCATCAGCTCTGCTGGAATCACAATAGGATACTATTCACTGATTCGGAGCCGCTGATGGGGCTCGATCTTTTATCAGAATTGCCTTGCTTTTCTGCCAATCGGTGCTATACTGCTGGTGAATCGCAACCCTAACCAAAGGTAATACCATGACGATTCAAGGTTATTTCAATGCTCGCCTGGAAGGCGACACCCGCCCCAAGGGCATGTTCGCTGGTATCGAAGGGGAGACCTCCGAAGATATCATCGAGAGCATCCAGGACTTCCTGGTAGCTGCTGGGCGGAACTACGGCATCCTCCGGGTGCCTGCCTATGTCAACGATCCGTTCGGTGGGGTGGATGATGATGGGAAAGTCGTTCCCGCTCTCCGCGAGGTCGAGAATCAATTTCACCTCGCCCGCACGAACGACGGGCACATCGTTTCACCGCATACGGTCACCGCACAGTATGCCCCGATGACCCTGATGGATGTCGCGACCGAGGTGCAGCCGTTTTGTGATAACGGTTGGGCTACCCCCGATGCCGTCTATGATGGCAAGAATGGTAGCGTTGAGCTTCTTTCGCTTCGCCTTGATGCTGGCGGTAGGCTTCCCAACGGGGAACTATGGTCGCATCATATCGTGTTCCGTCTCCCGCATGGTAGCGGCGGGAAAATCAAGGGCACGATCATGAGCCACCGCAACACTTGCTCTAACGTGTTTAGTGCAATTGGACGGGGCTTCGAACTCGTGGTCACGCACCGTTGTTCCGCCAAGATGACGGAAGATGAGCGTCAAGCCATCATGTCCGAACGGGCACAAGCCGCCATCTCTGCATGGGCTCAAGTCCAGGACTACCTCGATACCCTTTCCAAGCGTATCGAAACGTGGTCCGCACAAGCCGTCTCCTTCGCTCAGGCGGAGGGACTGACGGACAAGCTGCTGGGTATCACCGATCTCGATAAGGCCAGCACGCGGAAGAAGAACGTCCGAGAGGCCATCCTCTCCGGGTTCTCCATGCCGCAGTATGGCACGTTCGGGGCGACTGTGTACGATTGGATGAACGCCGTGACGTTTATCAACTCCAGCCCGAATTCGGCCATGGTGAAGAAGTCCAAGGTTTCGGCCGTGGACCGTCTCATCCGCATCATCGACCCGAACGGCTCAGGCTACAAGCTTGAGGCAAAGGCCGAGAAAATCGCTGCCGCGTTCGTAAGCAACGCCTAATCAAACCCTCAAGGGGCCGCTTGACAAAGCGGCCCCTTGAGGTATACTCTGTCAATGGCAAGACACACTATCGGTTTCAAACGTGGTTCCGTCCGGGGTGCTCCGCCAGATGTGTACATCGGATTCGGGACCTACGCTAACGAGAATGACAGAGAACCCTGGGCAGACGCTTTCAAGCTCTGCAAGCATTACGGCATCATCGCCCTAGGTTTGGTTCTCCTGTTCTTTGTCGGTTCCGTTCTTTGGGTTCTCGGATGGATACCCGACGACTAAACATAAATCCAAGGGGCCGCTTGACAAAGCGGCCCCTTGGTGTTATACTGTAGCATCATGGATAAAGAAACAACAATCTTCGCGACCATCGGGGTCTTCGTCCTCGTGATCCTGACCGCCCTATGCACATGGGGTCTCACCCGTGACACAATGCGGACCGACGCCATGGCCCACGGTGCGGGTCATTGGGTCATCGTGGACAGTGACAATGCTTTCGTTTGGGGACCGGCCCCAGAATAGCTACAAGTTTTTCAAGACCCCTTAACGTATATCATACGTGACCGCCCCTGCCGATATGGCCTGCCATATCGGCAGGAATATGTTTCCTGCCAATTTGGCCGAGTACACGCTGCTCCTCAACACTACCATTATACCGCCCCGAAGGGCGGTAGTCAAGCTAGAAAACACAAACCATACAAACTAAGTGCTCGATGTCGTGTAAAATGGGCCGCTCAAGGGGGCTGGGATGCCGCGTGCTGGCATATCTCGACCCGCCCGCGTACCCATAGCACGCAGAGCGTGCGAAAGCCCGGGAGGGACGAGGAGAGGGCGGGTCGAGCGATTTCAATTTAGAGCTTGCATTCTCCCGATTGTGGGGTATGATAGGGCATGAAGCAAGAAGATAACAATCCGTTCCGCCCCGTGGCTCCCCGCCCCGGTGATGCCCTGTTTGGGGGTCGCCGTGAGGCTATCGCTGCCTCTCGCTGCATGCCCGCCCCTGTCGGGTGCGGCGGATCCGTTTCGGTTCAAGGGTTCCGCGACGATCTCTCCCGGAAAGAATTTCGCATCTCTGGTCTTTGCCAGGCATGTCAGGATTCTGTTTTCGGAACATGAAATCGCATAAGTTTTGGAAAAAGGCTTCCATCCCGGATCAATGCTGGGAATGGCAAGGTGGGAAATCTGTTCCTGGTGGATATGGAAAGACAACCCGGAAAAATAGGACAGAATATGCCCATAGAGTAGCCTGGGAATTATTTCACGGCGAGAAAATTCCCGACGATCTTTGTGTTTTACATAAGTGTGACAATACAGCATGTGTAAATCCTTTCCACCTATTTCTAGGAACGAAGGGAGAAAATAATACCGATCGGGCAAACAAAGGCCGTAATGGCAATGTAAGAGGTGAAGCCCACGGTAATGCAAAACTTTCTGCTAAACAAGTCGAGCAGATTAGAAAACTTTACACAACGAAAAATTATTCTCATAGTGATCTAGCAGAAATGTTTTCGGTTTGTGCGGCTACAATCGGAAAAATTTGTAGACAAGAAAGATGGAAATAATCCTTGCCCAAAAGTCGATTTCCCTTGCTTTCCGCCCGTAGGATAGTATACTGCTGTCATGGATGAAAAGCTGTTTGAGCGTTTCGAGGAAGCCGTCCAAGAGTATTTCGACCACGGCACGGCAGCGGGCCTTGCAGCCAAGAAAACCCTTCGCGAAGAGGTGGGCGACGAAATAATGGTAGAGCTTGCCGACGAGTATCGAAAACGTAAGGGAATGAAATGACAGAATACCCCGAAAGTCAGATAGGCTGGATCCGCGAGCGTCCTGCTCGTGCCCTGAAAATCTATTTCAAGGGTAGCCGATCGTCTGCCATTACGGAGATGTGCATTGGATGCATTGGCTCCGCTCAAGAGGCTAAGAAATGCGAATGTCTTGATTGCCCCTTGTGGCTGTTCCGTCCAGGGGCAATCAAGGGGCAGGTACCGGAGCACGTCCCTTCGTCGGACGAGCTTGCAAAGCTCGCCGACGAGAAGGTATCGCCCGCCGTGCGGGAGCACGCACGGAGGCTAGGCGAGTCGAGGAAAAAGGTGACGGAATGAAATTCGAAGAAGCATTAGCTATCGTTTTTTGTCTAGCCCAACAGAATCAACTCGAAAACGACGTTATCGAGGATGATCCGGTTTTGCTGAAAGAATATGAACGCCAGACAGAAGCTATTGAGATTGTGAGTGATTTTGCTCATAACGTAGACCTTTCCGAATTCGACGCGGACGACGAACCGACGGGGCGGCCCGTTGTTGTGACGTGTCATTCATGCGGGGAGGTACTTGATTCGCATGATGAAGGTGAAGATCAAACATGCGGCGGTTGCGGTTCTTGTGACGTGACGGTGGATGCCAATGGACCACCTATCGGCTCGTGAAACTTCTCCTTTTTCTCCTTGCTTATTGTCATACGTGGGGTATAATCCTGATACTATGGATAAGGAGAACAAAGGGATGATACAAGTAGAAATCACCGAAGAGGATGCTGTAGAGCTTCGCTGGATCATACGATCCAGGGGCGGCAGCGGACTACGTAGCAAACTCAAAACCGCCTTATTCGGTCTCAAGCCTGAATGGGCTGAGGAATTCGAGGAAGAATAAGACATGGAAATCATTACCGAACAAGTCGCGGGTCGCATGATCCGCCAGGAAAGTGGCGGCAGGCTCTTTGGCGTTACCTTCCGCAAGGCGGACGGCAACGTCCGTAGGCTCGTCGGCCGTCGCGGCGTGCAACTCGGCGTCAAGGGCACCGGCAACCCCGAGCCCGTTGGTATCGTCCGGGTTCACGAGTTCGTCACGCGAGCCGAAACGGTCCGCGACGGCAAGGGCCTCTACGCGGGTGACGGCAACGCCACCACGCAATGGCGGAGCTTCCGGCTCGATCGGCTGGAGAAACTCCGCATGGGCGGAAAAGAGTACCAGGTCGCTTAGCCTTCGGCTAAAGAAAACCCAAGGGGCCGCTTGACATGGCGGCCCCTTGGGGTATACTACTAACATGAAATTAGAATTCGACAGTATAGAGGAAGTCAAAGCATTCGTGGTCAACCTTGGTGGCGTGAATACCGCTACCTTCAAGCATCCCGGCGACGTAGCTCTCACGCTTGCCAAACTTGCGAATGAGGGCATGCGTGGTGGTAAAATTCAGGCTATCAAAATCTTTCGAGCTGTCACTGGACATGATCTCAAAGCATCAAAGGTAGCGATCGATAATGTTTGGGATTATTAGCTTGCTTCCTAGTATAGCCGTGCTATACTAGGGTATGAACGAGCAAAACGAAATCCGTGGCGACGAGCGTGAAGACGCTTTCGAGAATGCCCCCGAGCAGTCCGAGCTTACCGAGAAGGAGCTTGACGAGCAGGAGGCCATGCAGAATCCCGGCGGGGATCCTTGGCGACTGGAGTGGTAATGATGGACCACGGTCCTGCTGTCCGTAAGCCCAAGATGGTCATAACCGTTTTATGCTTATGGGTAATCCTCGTTTTCGGGCTTGACATCTTGAAAGCATGGGGTATACTCTAGTGGTTCGAATGATCGAGCAGAGTCAAGTAGGAGACTGAGCCATGAAAGAGAAAGACACGAAGGCCTGGAGGGAAGTTAGCCGTATGCAACGAGAAGCCGCAAAAGAGACAAAAGGTGAACTGGTGGCATCGTGCAGGCTGCACGAGAAAACTATCGTTGCTCTGATCGAAGAGAACAAGTGCCTACGGCTAAAGCTTTCTCAAGCTGAGAAACACCTAGCTAACCTTGGTGCTACCAAGGAGGACTGAGCCACGAGTGTAAACCATATGCTCCTTGAGCGGAGCGAAGGGACGAAGCAATGAAAATCCGCACCATTTCGAGCAACGACAAAAAAGGCACGGCTATGATCGTGCTAGTGCAGCCCGATCCCAATAACAAGGGACGGGATATGAGCGAAACTCGCCACCTCAAGGGGAAAGGCGATTTCTGGACGGACAACGACGGAAACGTGTTCACCCGCAACGGTGCTAGCTTCACGCTGAGGGGCGAGTAATGCTAACCAGCAAGGAAGCAAAACGCAAGGCGGCGGTTATAGCGGTCCGTTGTCGTGTCATCGCCGACATTGCCGTAGCCGTAGGGAGCGAAGCGGTCAAGCTGCCCGAGGGCCACCCTAACAAGAAGCAAGTCCGCATGTGCCTTGAAACACTCAAGAAAATCGTGGATAAAGCGACCGAAGAGGCCATGCTTTACCTGGCCTTTGCGGACGAGGTGCCCGAGCAAGTCTTGAGAGATCGCCTCAAGTAATCACAATCGGGGGAAGTCGCTTGACTTCCCCCGATGATGTGGTACTATACAGCATGGAAGCACAGCACACATGCCGTTTCTGTGACGCCCCTGTGACGGATCCCCTAGCAATCGAACGAGCAGAGCGTATTGCTCGCAACGTCAATGCAAGGGGCAACCATGTCACGGGGCAGCCCTGGATTACGCCGGTACGCCCCGCCTATTTCTGCTCCCCTGAGTGCGTATACGCCAAGTATATAGGCTGATGGAACGCGGACGCCGAGTAAGGCATTACGCCATGGGGCACGAGCAAACGCCTTCGGGTGATAGCCTGGAGGTGCTGGGTAAGCTAGCCAAGGCGATCCTTTGGATCGCCTTGGTGTTTTTACCCTTAGTTTTTCTTGACTTCGTGTGCGGACGGGGTACACTGTAATCATGCAAGCAATCGAAATACATTCCCTTTTTCAAGCGGACGAAGCATACCGCGAATTGGGAGCAACGCATTACCACGACTCACACTATCCCGGCAGTCGCCGTATGTGCGATTGGGGTTGGAGAGAGGGCGGCCTATTCTCCCGCCACTATTTCAACGCCGAAGGAACCGAGATTGGCTTAGTTATTCCCGACTTCTTCCCTCTGGACATGGGGGTCCAAATATTCGATAAGCCCCGCGTGTGGGGAATCGAGCACGACCTACACCCGCTGACTGTATAGCGGCCGGGCGTAGCACTTGGGAACATAGTTCCCAAAAATCGTACAAGGTACACAATAACGCTTTTAATACACTACTTTTACCCATTTCCCGATTGTAACGGTTGGGTAGCCTGTCGCAGTTTTACATAACTTTTACATTCCCGGATCTGCCAAAATGGCAGTCTGTCCTGCCAAAATGGCGGTTACGAACTGGACGCTAAATTATACCCTGTTTTACGCCTATGTCAAGTAGCAACACAAACTTTACAAACCAGATGCTCGGTCCCGTGTAAAATGGCCCGCTCAAGGCACCTCAATTGCCTCGTGTTAGCATATCTCGACCCCACCGCGTAGGGCTTGCACGCGGAGCGTGCGAAGGGCTGGCACGAGCGAGGAGAGAGCGTCTGGAGCGATTGTTCGAGAATTGTAAGTCTCACATTTGGTTGTTGCTTCTCCCCCATTTTACGGTATTGTTCCTTATGAGAAACGCAAACGGGATGACGCGGGAAGAAAATACCGCCCGCCGCATGGTCATCGTGACGGTGCTGAAAAAACTTCGCACCGTGGTCCGGGAAGGCAATTCCGCCTACGAAAGAATGGCACAGAACATTCTGACCAGGGAAAATGATGCTGCCGATGCCTTGATTCGGGAAGCCCTTTCCTAGCAAGGGAAATCGAATTTCCCCCTCATGTTTAGCACCCCGGATGCCGATAGTATACAGTAGGAAGGAAACGAACATGAGACTAAGAAATAAAATCCTGGCCCTCGCTTTCGCCGTTTCACCCTTTGCTTACATGGCTGTTAGGGTGATGACGATATGAGAAAAAAATACCCTGGCCCCGATGGAATTCTTTGCCACCTATGCGGGATCCGCTTGGACGACCCGCGTCATATGGCATGGGAAAAAAAAGACGGTACTTGCCAAATCTTTCTCCATAGCTTCTCGGATGACGAATCCGGGACAGCGTACCCTACCCTTGTCTGTGAGGCCCCAGGGTGCAATACCCTCCACCGTGGAACAATCCGCCCGTGGGCATGCTCATCAGCATGCTATGCGGAAATAGTTTCCCTGTAGCCTAGGCGATAGCAACGCCTAGGGGTGGCCCTTGGCCCCCCTATGGCGTTATCTTTTTTCGTGCGGGGCTAAGCTACGCTCGGCTCGGCCATCATGCGGCATGGGCCAGCACACGCCCCTACAGCATATGAAATTTCTTCCTGGGGGTACTGTATCATAACTGTAAGGCACGAATTTGGTTTTTGCTTTTCCAAGCGGATAGGGTATACTGACAACGGATTCGGAAACCAAAGGAAACGGAACGATGTCATACGCCGCAAACAAAACAGTGACCGACAGCCTGGCCCGCCAGATTGCCGCTCTGATGGGTCGCCCCCATGGGATCCGCCTCTATCTGAGGGGCGAATACAGCACCCCCGAGGAGCTTCGGCAGGCCGAACGTAAGGCCCGCGTAATGGCGGAGTGCGAAGCCATCAACGGAGAGCAACGGGCCGCCTCCAGGCAGGCCGCCAGTCAGGCCGCATGCGAAATAGTTTACGGTCGGGCCGCCAAGGGTGGAAAATAATGTACACCCTTGCTCTCACCTCGGCAGACCTCAAGACGATCGCCTTCGTAGGCGGAAGATACTTCTGGAGCGAAAGCCTTTCCAGCCTGGGCTTGGGGTGGAACAAAGTACCCGAGCATGAGGCATGGGAAATCGTTTCCCATTTTACAGAGGATACTGAGGGGGGACATTCTTTCTTCCCCATGCTATCCCACACGAGCAGCCTAGCAGGAAAACTTTTCACATTCATGGAGGAGATCGTCTGATGTGGAAAAAACTTCTCATCGGTGCTGCTCTCGTGGTGGGGGGCTACGCTGTCGGGGCCAAGGCCCCTAGCGTCTACTGTGGTACGCTGGAGGGGTGGGCCGATGGCACGGGCTCGCCTTGCGAGGCCGTAGCGGCCCATTTCGAGCCCTTCTGTGCCCGCCATTGGTACGAGGTGACACAGTGAAGAAAATACGCACACGAACATTCTTCCTAGTGCAGCTAACGGTATTTATTGCTGCATTGCGAGTGTTCGCATACGTCAACGGCTTCGGGTAGCAAGAATTTCCGTCTCGTTTCGTTTCCGGAGTGCCCCCTGCCATCGTGGCAGGGGGTACTTTTTTCATTCCAGCGGTCGGAAATTCTTTCCGGAAGGGGCCTGGTACCTCAACCACAGGGCAACATGAAAATCCAATTAATAGCTACTCATCCCTTTCGCTGTGCGACCAACTCCCATCCTCATTGATCATGACGACCAATCGCCTCTTCGGCATCACCCCTTCCACAAGAGTCTTGTGGAAGAAGAATACTAGCTCCTGGAAGACCTCGCATGCTCTCTCGCGGCCCATTGTGTTATACCGTTTCTCGGCTTGGCGATAGCCATGCCGAAACCAATCCATATAGTTGTATGGCATACGCGTATGCCGCGAGAAGGCTTGTCGTAAACGGGCCTCAATTATAACGTCTAGATGAGGCTCGGGACTCCGCCTCTTTAGGGGCGGACACTTGGTTTTTACCATAGTCTCCACATTGGTTTTCAAGACCAAGTAATGATCGCGATGCACCCACCAGAATGGATTGCCCACGTCAAAGACCTTAGGAAACTTGATAACAAAATTCCCTGCCCTCATCCATTGTTCACAGCCATGAGCCATCGCTTCGTCTTCGAAGGACTGCATATCCCAATGGTCCATCGTGTCATGTGCTAGCCCCGGCACATAGGTAGAAGACCTATACGGCGGAACAGCACCAACGCGTTTCCAGCCATATCGCGTCCTTGCGTAAGGTAGATAATACTCACACGGCTCAGACTGGAATTCCGCTAGGATCATTAGTCCCATCGCGGGCCATCTTTGTGATTACCTTGCAAGGCGTTGACCACACGAGTACACTCGCTGAAACCCAAACCCGTATGTGCTCGTAGTCTGCGTACGGCGGTAACGTATTTGCCCTCTGAGATCAATCGTGCCATCCGATCTAACAATGACTCGGGCTCGGGCTCCTCGCCCGGTGACGATGTAGTTTGTGTTGACATAAGGCGTCTGTCTCCTAATTTCTTCTCTGAATTTACGATACTTCTCTATTTCGACAGCCGCCTGCTGTCGAGAGGCGTTTTGGTATACGGTCATCTGCCTTGCGTATGAGCCATACTGCGAATACGCAGGCTGCGGCGGGCGAATAGTACTCTGGCCCTTAACAGAACTACAAAGCACGATTATTAGCAGAGCAAGCCATATAAGTTTGTTCTTCATTTTAAGCTCCCTGCGGGGGCGTTAGTCCCCGCAACCAATATCCAGTGTCTACATAGTAGTTTCGTTGTGCAAGTATGATAGGTGTTTCCATCGTGCCCGGTTTTCCATCGAACTTGTAGACAGCCTTTTCATTGGCTTCATCATATAGAATATCATAGGCGTGTTCGTTGCAACGATACGTCAGGAGTCGGATCGCAGGATCCTCCTCCTGGGCAGGCTCCGCCGCTCGCTCAAGCTCTTGAGCGAGTATTCGCTCAATGATAGCGTCTACATCACTCATCATCCAAGATCCGTATAGTTGATGTAGATTTCTTCGCCACTTCTGATGTATCGATTGGCATGGAATGAACCATAGTCATCGGGGACGACATTGGGTATATCCATATGATTGATATACCAACCAATCGACATACGATGCCAATTCCGAGGACACCACCACCCCTCGTCGGTTTGTAGGGCAAACCGACGAACGAAGAACGCATCCTCATCATCGAGTCGTTTCACAAGACGCCCACCGCCATCTGCGAACAGCGGCACGACAGTCCCTTTCTTAATTGGCTTGGTTGTAAATATTCCGACGCCTGCGTCGGAAATCTTACTTGGTTTTAGCATGAGCATGGCGGCACCTACCAAATATAGAATTCAGAACTAGGACACAACAACACGAGTGCCGCCATACCCAAGATTAGAACAATTTTGATCTTCTGACCAAGTACAAAGTGTTCTTCTGTTTTATACATCATTACTCTCCAATTCGTCATCGGAGTGTCCACACTCCGGGCACTTTAGGACGGGACGAAGTTCCGTGTCTTTGGGCGATGGTCCGAAACATCCAAAGTCTCCTGACACAAAAGCCTTACCAGGTTTCATTTCTATCTTACAGCGGGGGCATTTCATTTGTCGCTACGCTCCAAGTTTACTTGGGCCAAAATACTACCATAGCGTATCCTTCGTAACCGGCCGGATTCCGTTCAACCCGCCAACCGGAGAATCGTCTAATGAGATACTCTTCGATATGCTCGTTACCTTTGGCGTCATCGAAACTCACCGAGAGGCCAGTCTTGTTTTCATATACCGTACCTGCAACAGAATCGTTGCGGCGAATATACCAATCATCGAGCTTAGTCTCGATCCGTTTCTCCATCGCGTCCGCGATAGCTTGCTCCTCAGGCGTTAATTCAAGTAAATCAGCCAACTTCTCCGCCGCCTGAGTGGCGGTGACCATAGCTTCGCCGGTTGCTTCTACTTGCTTTCGTAGCTTCTCTAGGCGTTCAGCAGTTTCCGCGAGCCCACCCGTGGGCGGCTCAACCATGACGCCTTTGGCGAAAATATATTCGCCGGGGGCTTCTCCCGGCGGTACCCCTGTATCTGCGGGATCAGAAGACCGTTTAACGTTTCCTTTCGAATCGACTGCGGACACTGTACGTCCGATGTTGGCTCTTATTGCCTTGCCGTTTTCATCAATCATTTTAATGAATGGACCATCTGGATCCTGAGGGGCATTCGGTCCCTCCTCAGGCATCTTAACGATATTTGTGATTATACGTCGAGGATCGATGATAGCTGTTTCATGCTTTTGCAGACCCTTTTTCAAGGCGTCCATATACACTTCGTTCCGCTCGGCGGCAGTTTTCTTGCGTTCCTCAAACGCATCATCCAATGCTTTACTGTGATGCAATTCACAAAACGCCAGACCAGTTTGATCCGTCAATTGAATAGGAGCATCACCTATAGCATCCTGGTCGCAGTAGTCACATTTGACATTCTTCATAGGTAATCTCACTGTCTTTATCCATCCTCGTGCCTCGGCGTGCTCCTCACAAAACGAAATGAATTGTCGTTTCGTAATAGAGCCAAATGAACCAACGGCCAGTTTATTGCATAGCTGGCATTTCATTCTATCTTCTCCGCATCCACCACGGCCGACGAGACCTCATCGGTCGAGTCGGGCGTAAGCATAAGACCCTCTTGGGCCATTACGATAGCCTCCTCTTGAGAATTAGCTTCAACAAGATAATTCTCAAGAATCTGCTTTTCTAAGACAACTCGAAAGACGCTCATGATTTTCTCCATAGGCAACAGATAGCACAGAGACACACGGCAGCCACATGCTCCAAGTGTCCTTTTGAAGCCTCCAATGACACCATTTGTACCAAAGTGGTGTCATTGAGATATGTCCAAAGTCGGTGGATCATTCTCCGTGTCCTTTTGCAAGGTCCACTTCAACCATAGCATGATAGAGATTAATCTTAAGTCTTTTGATCTCTCCCGCTGGATCCCATAAACCATATGTCAAATGTACATCGGCTCTAGGATCCCTTACCCAAAATTCTACTTCCCAAAACCTAAGTCGTAACTTACCGTGTTCAGTTATCCATTGACCATTGATGTTATAACCGTCATAACCAGCCTTTTGAAGCACACGATGAATTTTGTCGCGAGTATGACTAGCATCAACACGCACAATGGGAGACGTGAATGAATGCCCAGGGCCACCCTCACAAGATGCAAAGGTCTTGATATCGCCCACCATCAGATCGTGAACAATAGGAGCGATCTGATCATCGCACATTGACGTAATGAGTCTGATTTTAGTTTCTTTCTTCATTTTTAAGAACCGCACATGCAGATCCGCGACCATCGCGATAGCGACGGATCTCAACCTCAGTTGTCGGGAAATACCGCTTCAAGAACGACATGACTTCACGCTTGACGGTCCCTGCGACAAGCAGGGTGTCTTCCGCATAAGCAATATAGATGTAAGTTGATCTAGCCATCGCTATTCAAAGCCTTTGAGAAACCACACGTAGTACAAATCAGGACACGATGAATGAATACGTTCAGCGAAATACCTTTCTCAAATTCGGGATGAGGGCATTGTGCTTGCAATTCTTTAGCTTCATCAATGAGCTTCTGTGAAGCCGCACCAAGTTCATCTACGCGTTGTTTGATTTGTTCAGGAGTCATTTGTTTTCGTCTAAAAGAAACCTAAGGCCCCACCACTCAACCTCTAGAAAATCAAGTTTGTATTCTCGACAATAGATTTTGATATAAAATGCATCATAGCCTACCGCAGATAACACTTGATATGCTCGCCTACTGTCTTCATCAAGATCCTCGGAATGGAATCGTACTATAGGTTTATTGAAACAATGACCCTTGCCACCACTACAAGACGTAAACGTTTTGAAGCCTGCTTCGCGAAGCAGAGTGACAACGGGTCGGATTTCAACATCAACCTGAGTAATGTCGAATTCATGATCATCCATACACTTCATGGAGATAGGCGGTTCAGATTGTACCTTCATGCCATTAAAACCCTACCGCCGCAAGACCAAATTGACGACTGATATCAACTTCATTTTTCATATATCGTTTCCCGTACTTCTGCATATCAATATGTTGTCTAAGCTTCATAAGCTCCGCTTGTTTCACCGTTGACATGCCTTGAAACTGATCAACGAAGTGCCGTTCTTCATATTGCCATTGTGTCCATAGATTCAAGGCATATTCATACATCAATGGTTCAAGATAAATGAAATCAAAACAACGTCCGTCGCGTGTTAAGGCTGGATCAACTGTTACCAGTTGTTGATTTGTTGTAATAATAATTTTGGCACGTCCCTCAAACAATCCATCAGAATATGATAGCAAATGTGACAGGAATTTTTTGCCCTTTTCAGTCTCACGATTTAGTAAATCAACATTGATATCGTCAAGAACTAATGCATGAAACTCGCCGAATGTAACAGCGTGCCAAAAAGCATCTGCTAACAAAATATCTTCACTATTGACATAACCAACAGTATCACCCAAGTATTGACGCAACAACAATTTAATAAAAGTGGTCTTGCCAACACCCGGTTCTCCTGCCAACACTAGTAATGATTCTGATGATGCTTGATAATCCTCAACCAACATTGTACTGTCAATATTGGGATATAGATTTGGATCTATAACAAATTCGTCTGGACTAATGTTTTTAATGTTCCAGGAGTCTGGTTTATAAAAAAATCGTAATGAGACTTGATCTTTCTCATCAGGAAAAGCCATATATGTACTTATAGACTTTAGAAAATCATATGTGTCTTCATCACTAACCATCTTAGTAAAAACAAAAGCAATCGTGTGAGAGAACATCAAGTAGATATCTTCCAGATCAACAAAAACGACATGATACGGTGAACTAAAATCAGCAAATCGATGAATAGCTTTTGCCGTTACAGCAAGATGATCTAGAATCACATTAACATCTTTTACTTCTATTTGGGTTATATAACGATACCCTTCATACCGCAGCGATGTTATTTTAGACTGAATAGTATGAGACGGCGACATTTGGGTCGCGTAAGGAACACATTCAATAGGCGGTTTTTGATATTCTATTTTCATCGGTTTATTAGATAAATTGAATCGAGTTTTAAGCCAGAGGCTATCTCTAGAAAGTCTTTACAAGTCCAATCTGCAATAGCATATGAACGACGGCCATTTGTTCCACTAAGAATATATTTAGATGATTGTCCACAACCACAACAACAAAATTGGTAATTAAAGAACCATGTCCTGCTTGGTCGTGCCATCACGCCTTCAATTTTCCAAGCAGAATACCAACGGCCAACAATGGCCAAGCGATCATGCTCATGGCAAGAGTCATAAAGCCATAGGACGGCAGAAATCGCGTGAACCACACACCCACCAGGAGATAAAGAACAATTTCAAGCATCGTTCCAACCTCGCGGAGCGAGAATATATCGCAGATCACCCGTAAGCTCTACGGGGCCGCCATACGTATCCACTCCTACATCGTAACGATTCTCTACATGCGGCAGATGAGATTTCGTCCATACGCCATTCGGGAATACCGTATGTTCCTCTGTTACCCGCTCGGGCGTGGGCACGACTTCGACGTGAACATGCCCATGCAGACGCACAGAGCCATGGAACCGGCCATTCCAATCACCCATAGGATAATGGCACATTACGAACGAGGTCCCCTCGTGAGTAAGCTCGTATATATCGGGCAGAATATCAACATACAAGTCTTCGTAGTCCTCTACGATCTTTTTTAAGCCAAGCTGCTTATATTTCTTATTGGGCTGATCATGATTCCCAGGAATCATTAGCTTATAACCATTGAGTTGACGAAGGATGTCTAGCACAAACTGCTCGTCTACTCCTGGTCCCATAGCAAGGTCCCCGAGGAAGTATACTACATCCTCGGGAGTTACCCGAGAATTCCACCGCTCGATGAGAGCGGCGTTCATTACTACGACAGACTCAAACGGTCTGTCGCAGTAGCGAATGATATTTTTGTGCCCGAAATGCGTGTCCGAGCACATGAAGACTTTACTCATGATTCTGATTTGGCACTCGGGCGTTCGGTTCCATGTAAGCAGATTTAACGCCCGTGCTGTTCGGCATCATAATGAGTTCAAAAAATTCGTCCAGATAAGGGTCCTGGCGATTAGCCAGATACTCGCGAGCTTGCCCCATTCTAGAAGCGTCTCCGGATAGCCAAGCCAGCATTGTTTTGTCGAAGGACTGAATCAATCTGCGACGGATATCCTCAGCGTCCGTTGAAGAAATAGTAATGTGAGGAACTTGGTCATGTTCATACGGCTTGTTCCAAACACAAAGAGCCGTAGTGAGTGTAATACCCTCTGGCCGGATAACCGGCTGTTCGTTCTTTTGAGGGCGACGAACGAACGGCAGGAAGCCGAAAAGACCCATGAAAAATCGTCTGTTCATTCTATTTTACCTGTTGATTCTGAGGCCAAGACATTGATTCGGCCATTTGATCTTCGGTCATCCAGAAGCGACCATCGCCGCCGTTTAAGATGCCAACGAGATACCTGTCTGTTACTTCATCGATATAAAGGAAACGACCAGCCATCATGAATATGTGTCCAGCCTCATACCTTGGCATTCCGGATACAAACGGAAGAGTCCAATCTATTTCTTGCTCTGGCGTCTGACAAGACGCCGCAGTATACCCGATAATTGCCACGATGGCAAGTAAAATCTTAGACATGTTTCTTCCAAATTGTGTCCATATAGTCTATCATGTCATCAATAGATTCGCGACTGTTGATGCTTGGGAAGCGACCTTGCAGCATACGGCGAGCCTCGGTCAAACATCTGAGTATTTGACGGAGTGAATCTTTAGGCATGTCGTCTATCGGCTGTAAGGCCGGGAACACAGTGGTCGATCCATCAATGTGTTTCCAAGTAATCATTATACAATGATCCTTTCGTCAGCAATATAGTCACACATGATCTCCACGAGGAAGTTGTCCCAAAATTTCATATCTACCTTGTCAGGCAGATCACTCTCGCTGGCTAGTCGTTCCACGAACGCGAGGTCGTGATCTAAGATACGTTGGACATATTCAAGCGGACGTTCGCCTCGTTTGATGGCGAGCAACAAGGGAGCATCTATGAGTGGGAAATACACACGACCATAGGTCAGGATCTCAATCAATTCCTTAGACACCCGAACCGCGTGGCTAAGGGCCTTCCAATCAACGCCGCCCGCTTCGCGTGCAGCGTTAGCTCTCTTGCCGTAACGATCCAGAGTATTACATACGGCTTCATGCACAAGATACAGTGGCGTGCTTTCACCGAACCATTTACCTGCAATCTGTAGCTCACGGATACCTTGCGGATTCGTACGTTCGTCGTCCTTCGGTAGTTTGTCCCAACCACACCAACTCAATAGTGGTACTGTGTCACCAACAAGACAATCCGGCACTACTAAAGCGTCACGAAACTCGATTAGCTTATCTAGCCTCGATCCTTTCAGACTGTATTTCGTGGCTTGCCCACGAGCGTAACCAATAAACGCATTCATTTTCTTGCTCAGGAGCAAGGAACGATGCTCCTGAATACGATCCCACACCCATCCATAGTCCCCTCGGAAAGTGCAACTTTCCGGTGCGAAAAGCATATCGATAGCTACGGTTTGCCCCTGCGTTGCCAAACGCAAGAAGTGATGTAAACTATAATACTCACAGTCTAGCTCGCCCGCTTTGTTTTTACGGGTGTCGTCCTTAGGCGTGGAGGCGGCAGTTTTTGGGATCCTGCCCAAAAAGATCTGTTCCACCGTAGGTAGAAAGATCCCCTTGAAATCGAGATCAGATGTCTCGGTCGCCGTCCCATACAGGTGGCTACCGAACGTCGTCTCGCAAATCAGGTTCGTTGGTTTTTCAGTCATCACCAGGAACCAAATCCAGATCCAAGGCTTCTCTCAGGTCACGATCTAATGCAATCCTATCCAACATGTCCTGGATTTGTCCAGCCGTTGCTATGGATTCTTCGCCTTGGTCATTGGTAAACGTATAAATACGCACAACCTCAGAACTTGTAAGAATATACACATGGGAACCATGTATGTCGCACGGAGTATCAAGCACAGGCCCTTCTTCAAACACGACGGGTACAATGTCATCAGCGGTAACTAGCGGCGTAGTAGAGCAGCCAAGAACAGCTACAAGACTAAGGAGTAAAAGATTTCGCATTTCTAATTATATCATCAGGATTGAATTTATGGACCGTGCGGCCCCTGATTCCCGCATAGTCTAAACAGTTTTTCGTACCACCCTTGGCTCCATTCCAGTAGGCAGCCAACTCATCACAATTGTCTACCATCCATTCGTTGCGTGTCTGTAATTTCGACGCAGCATATCCAGGCTCGCAAATATACAACACCTGGGTACATTTGTCAAGTAATTTCTGGTATTCTTGTCGCGAAACACCAGGCCACTTCGCGTCATACCCTTCAAATGGTAGAGCAACAGTTACAGGCAAATCTAGATGAAAACCGACTTCAATCCAAAACTGATCAATACCCAAGGCTCCCCCGGAGATCAACCCGGGTCGCTCCTCAGGCAATGCCTGTAGGAAGTCTCGCATATGTCTACGGATAGCCCGAAAATTCTCGTGGGCATCATAGCCACCAAGCTTATCCGGTCTATGTCCTGTCACCGCGTATGTTGTCATCTTGCTTCCTCTACCTGACGAGACTGTACTTCCGCAGGCTCCCATGTACGATTACGGTAGAAACCCCATGTTCGTCTTTTCAAGCCAAAGCGAATAAAGAGACTCCATGTACCTTCCTGTCCTTCCGGAATGGTAATTCTATGTGCCGCATGTTTTGAACGCACATGAAGCAGGGGGTGTAATGGGCGACGAAGCTTCATGATAGAAGGACCATATGGCACATTCTGTCGTTCTGGCATTTCTTCGTTGTATGCTCCAGCTAAAAGCACACTGACGCTATTCCAGGGATGGTCATGTAGACCATCATTATCATCTGCCCAAAAACGATGAATGTAGATACCTACCCAGGGTGTCGAGAAAATATAGAATCGCTCAAGATAGTCCTCCTCTGCTCCGCCGCGTTCCCGAGGAATCATACGGCGGCCACCAATACGGACCCTCTTGCGAAAAAAGTTCCGTGTACCCACACGTTCTAGCAGAGCGGCGAACCGCTCGAACCATCGTTGTTTAGGCTCTCCAGAGGTCTTCGTCGTCATAGCGTCTACCTTCGTCTTGAAGGTCGAGTTCTTCGTTCACTACATTATGACGTGTATCTGGTATCGTGTCAACCTGAATTCCGGCCTTCTGCACAAGTTCTATCCCAGCAGTATCAGGATAATCTTCATACGATTTATAAATCCGAGAATAGACAATCCTCTTGATGCCCGCCTGAATGATCAGTTTTGCACACTCAAAGCAGGGTGATAATACACAATACAATGTAGACCCTACAGAGCTATTGGTACTGCAAGCAACCTTTGCAATTGCATTAGATTCAGCATGGAGACATTCCTGTTTAGTGACAAGACCATCTGGTCCCCCAATCTCACAACAGTTATCAAAACCCGAAGGCGTACCATTCACGCCCTCAGCAATAATTCCGCCCTTAGGCGAAACGAGAATAGCTCCCACTTGGTATCGCTTTGCATGCGATAGTTGTGCCATTGCGTATGCACATTCCATATACGCTTTGTCGAGGTTCGCCTGATTAGCCATGTTTACATGCCGCCTTTGCCTCCAGGATGAGGTCTATCAGTAGTGTATTTGAACTCTGCGAAGAATCGTTCGATATAGGTTTGCTTAATTCGTTCATAAATGGCCTCGGCATTTAACTCGGGCGTATCAGCACTAGCCGCTCTAATCTGACGAGCAAGCTCTGATAGAGTAGCATTCAAATCAGTAAGTTGATGTGCAATACGAACAGCAATTTGTTGGGCTGTAGCCCTGCTCGTCAGATGAAGTAATTCCTGTAGCTTGTCTTTGAGTTCCGGCATAAAGTTTGCCACAAGACGCTGTTGGGCATCATACGCCTTGCGTTTCATGACAATCTCTTTCGGCTCATCTGCCATGATAAAATCGCCGCCATGCTCCGTGGGGCGGTTGTATACATCGTTTGCTTTTAGTGGCGAATCCGCTTCAACCATTATACCCGTATATGTCATTGTCGCCGGTTTGAATCCATTGATAGCAAACCCTGCCGCGTCCTCAGAAGCAACATAAGCATAAGTTCGATTCTCGGGAGTATTTCCCATCACGGCATATACAAAGTATTTAGTCATCATACTGTACCAACACAAAACGATCTCCCTCTAGGAGAGAATCAACGACAGGGCGAACTTGTCGTTCCCAATCCAGACCGCCCAAGCCACAGCCTAGCGTGGGCAAGAAAATGGTATTGCCATGGCCCACGCTAGAGAGCAATCTAGCAAAACTACTAAGCTCTGTACAACCACGTTCGATCCATTCAAGCCGCGATGGATCACGCCAGTTGTGTTTGGTAGGCATACAAATCACGGGTCGATGCACAAATAAGATATCGTTCAATAACCGAATATGATCAGCAAGTTCCTTAGGTAGTTCAGGAAACCGTCTTGCCGCTTCTTTGGCCATACCCGCACCCATAACAGCATTACCATCACGACGTAGTGTTGTATTTGTAGGAACAACTACCCAGCCATCTGCATCATGAGCTATCTGCCAAATATCACCCTTTGCGTATTTCATCGTTACTCACATTATACCGCCACGTCAACATAAGTCAACTTAATGTGGCAATATTTTACGTCTTACGACCTAGACAGAAAAACTTTCCCCACAGCCACATGAGTTCCTAGCGTTCGGATTCGTGAACTTGAACCCGCGACCCATCAAGCTGGTTTCAAAATCAATCTGAATCCCGTGCAAGTAGAGAAAACTCTTGGGGTCACAAACGACCTGGATGCCTTCTTGCTCAAAGACTTGATCTATCTCAGAAGGAGCTTCATTATCGAAACCAAGAGTGTATGAAAATCCTGAGCATCCTCCGCCTTTAACACCAACGCGAAGATATGCGTTCTGTCCAAGGTTTTGCTCAGCCATGATACGTGTTATTTCTAAAACAGCTCTGCCAGTAAGTGTAATCATTGTACTACGCGTCGTTTAGTATTATCCACAATAGCGACATCAGCAAAACCGGTAGAGACATCAGTATCAACCAAGCACGCTGCTTCCGTGTTGTACGATGTAGAAATATTTGTTTTAATAACCATCGCTTGCCTGTGCATGTCCAAAATAGATTGTTACGTCCTACTAATTCTCTCCTGATTAGTAGTTGTTCTTGATAGTGATCAAGCGACCTCTTCCACATTTCTTGGTAGTGTGGATTGCGGATATGCTCCGCTCTGAGCATTTCGATATGGCATGCCTGCATACGAGCACAAAGTATCTCTAAAGCGTACTTGACCGACCGTAGCCATAGACGCCGCATTTTGATCTGGGAAACCACGGAAGTTTATTTGTTTTTGTGCCATTCGTTTAATACACCCAACAATTCGTGTGCTCTGACCTCACACTCCTGACGCACGCCCTTAGATTCTGTAGTCGCTAACCTTTCTAGCACTACGGCCAACCGTGTGTCAATCGCTTTCAGAAGCTTTTCAATGGAAGCTTTTCTCTTGCGTGTTTTTAAATATGCTCCTACTAGTGTCACAGCTAAATCAACCCCAAGAGCAACCTGAGGAACAAGAATCTTAAGGCTCTGTCTAAGAACAGGATTACTCAGTATTTTCGTTACCGCATCCATCTTGTTTCTCCACGTAATCTGTAATCGCGGCTTTTATCGCGTCTTCCGCGAGGACACTACAATGGATTTTAACAGGCGGGAGTGAAAGCTCTTTGACAATCTCGGTGTTCCGTACAAGTTTCGCTTCCCCGATGGTCAGCCCCTTGATCCACTCTGTCGCAAGTGACGAAGCAGCAATAGCTGACCCACATCCAAACGTCTTAAATTTAGCATCTACAATAACGTCTCCTTCCGCCTGGATTTGCAGTTTCATCACGTCGCCGCATTCAGGGGCCCCAACAATCCCCGTGCCCACCTGTGCCGACTCCTTATCTAAAGAACCCACATTGCGGGGATTATTGAAGTGATCTAATACTTTATCAGAATAAGCCATATTACTTCCACCATTCAAAATCGGGGTCGTTCGAAAGACCAAGGTCACGAAGTTGCTTTTTGCCAAGCTGACGCTTACGTTCCACAACCTCTACCATAGAATACTCTACAACATTGGCTTGTTTGATAAAATCCCAACGCTGGTGAGCCTTCTCTTTCTTGATGTACCAGACCTCGAACCAGCAGGCGTTGATACGCTCGAAACGGCGATCTCCAATCTGACACTTGTCGGGGTCATACTGAGGTTTACGTTGCCAACGATGATGTTCCGTATCCTCACGTAGAAAGCCCTTTGCGTCAACATAGAAGTGACGCCAACGGGGCCAACGTTGGTCCTTCTTGACTAGTCGCTCTCTCCAAGTGTCAACCTCGAACTCCACATGCTCGCGAAGGTGCTTACCACGCAAACTACGAGCATCAGCATGCTCGCAGATTTCGCTAAACACCTTGTCCCAGGGACGCCCCACGTTAACACGCAGAAATTTGACAAGAGGAGAAATACGGTCGGCAAGCTCAAGACCCCAACCATTGTAACGTCGTCTCATCCCCTGCCGTTCCGGCAGGGCATCTAGTTCATCGATAGTTTTGCCGCTAATCTGGGTTCTGATCACGCTGTCGTAACCGCCCCTGCGAACCGTGTCGATGATCACGTCTTTCATATCTGCACGCATTTTGTACCTCCGATTCAACTGCTACCAAAATGGCAGCAACTTCGGCGGCTCGGATATCTAGGTGCAGGTGTTCGGCTTCATGACGCCTATTACGGTAGTCGTCAAGGCGAAGCCTGAGCCAGCTAACCAGAGCTGTCTTATCCAACAAGTTGTACCGATTGGATTTTAAATTCGATTGTCAGACCTTTTGTCAATTCTAAATATTTGGCCTTCACTAAGATTTGTGAGTTCTGCAAATCTGCATTACCCTCAATCCTAGATCTGAGCCACGCATTCATTACTGGCTTGATCAGATCAATCGCTTGCCGCTGTTCCTCAGTGGCACTTTTTAGCCCAATCGGGATAGAACGGCGAATTCTACCGTTCTGGACGACAACCTCGGTGTTATAACGTGCTTTGATCATGATAGCATTATACAACGTTTAGTCCTGGTTGTCAAGTAAAAATTCACAATCATCCACATGTTGCGGTACTCCACCCGGGCGAGTCCACAAGTTAATCAACGTGTGATAAGCAAGACGAATCTCCAAATCGGAGAGTTCTGTCTGGGAATTTCCTTTCACCTGTCTGGGATACATGACATAATTTTCCGCATCCACCCCGATTGGCAGGATCATCCAACCGGTATAGACACCTTTTGCTTCCCATCCAACCACATGAGGAACGCCTAACATATGACCAATCTCATGTAAAGACGTTGAAAAGGCACGTTCTGGAGTCTCTTCCAATTCATCAGCATCCAACAGAATCCTACCGTCCTGTATCCACACGCCAAGGAGCTTATCTTTCATTTTGAATTCACTACCTTGAAGATCGATCAAACGAACACCAATGATATCAGGACGATTCACCAACCTCATTGGATATTCCATAGACATGACATGGACTTTAAAATGTACTGGAATATGCTTAGCCCATTCTGTTAGGGCTTGCATCATTGCCTTCCACGTTTCAGGATATCGTTTAACCTCCCAGAGACGTACCTTAAGATTTATACGTACATAAAAATCTGGTGGTAGACCTCGTGCCCCTGTATACCCAGATATGACCGTAAAGTTAGTCTGCTCCTCTGGACTAAGATCTAATGGAGCCACACAGGCGATACAGGCTAGACAGGAAGCCAGCAACGCAATTAGGAAACCGGTCGTACGATTCATTAGCATTCCCCAGGCGAAAGAACAGCCGCCCACAAGGGCGACTTTACAGGCCATTACCAATAGTTATTACGCTAAGTGACTATCTGGAAAAAGCTTGAAAAAGGGAAAAGCATACATATCGTGTACTACGTATAATATGTCGGCCCTCTGTGGGCCATAGAGCTACGTGGCACCGTGTTGCTTCGCCTCTGTTTGTCTCGTCCTGTATGGGACTATTATGACATGATTTCACGACTTCGTATAGCACTTTCCCATGAAAACATCAGTACACAACGAAGCTGACTTAGAGGGCTATCCCAAGCCCCTGCCGGAAGGCATGATAGCGATCCATTTCAAGATGGTCGCAGTAGGCCCTAACACGATGGCCGCAGCCGAACACCGCGGGCCGAGGCTTTGCCAAATTGTTCGCGAACAGCCCGGGTATTTTTTGTTGAGCCAGGATGGCTCAGGTTTAGGTCTACGAGAAGCCATGCATGGGCTTGTAGACAATTTTTGCGATGCTCAAGAAGGTAAATAATATGAGTCAGAGAAGTAAAAGGTCCAAAAAGGGCAAAGGTGTTCACCAAGATATTAGTGGTTCGACCCTCAATATGGGTGGTCTCATTGCTCGACATGATAGAGGTAAAGACCCGGAAGTCCGCGTCCCTTTGAAAGCGACGGGTGACATTCCCGCTGAAAAGGCTAAGGGTCTTGCCCAAGCATCTCCTCTTTTCCAGCCTATCAAAGACGCTGTTAAGCCTGAGTCCAAACAGGAAGAAGCCAAGGCCGTTGCTGAAGCCACGGTCAAGGAAGAGAAGAAGGAAGAGAAGGCCAAGCATCCTGCTCCTAAGCAGCGTGTTCTTCGTAAGAAAGAAGAGAAGACAGAAGACAACGCGGAGTAACATGACAGCAAGCGGTGTAGCGGCGAGCAGCACCCCCTCCTATGCCGACGTTTCTGACATTGTTGAAGCGTTAGTCAACATAGAGGGGCGACGAACCCCGATCCCTGGGATGGATTTTGAAGATACCGCTCAGGAGATCAGGATGGAGTGCGTTCGCGTGCTTCAGTTCTACGATGCCTCCCGCATCGGCCCCTCGCCTTTCAAATATCTCCAAACGTGTGTACGAAACTTTTTGTACAATCAGCGTAGAGGTATTTGGGTACCGAATAATCCCCCTTGCGTTCGGTGCCCGCTTTGGGATAAGATGAGAAAGCTTTGTACTATTGAAGAGGTAGGTTGCGATAAAATCGTATTGTATCGCGAGAACATGGCCACGAAGGCTGCCCTCAAGCAACCAGCCACGCTGGAAATTGATGTCATGGATTATCGCCATGAGCAGGAACTTGAGGCAAAACTTCTAGACCGAAGCATTCGTGACGCATTGCCCGAGCATTTGATTGAATACTATGACAAAATGCTCTTGGGCGAAAAGGTGCCGCCTCGGTACAAAAAACAAGTTCGAGAGATTGCTACGGGGGTGATTAATAATGCCTAGGACAACACCGCTCGTACAGAGAGATCGTGTAATCGCCCTTGTCAAACAAGGCATGAGCAATACCGAAACCGCTCGTCAGATGAAGAAAGAATTTCCTGATGAATGGAGTTCGCAGTATGCACACCGGACGGTTGCACGTATTCTTAAGGATGCCGCAGAGGAAGCTATTATCGAGCCCTCGGTTGATCCGGAAAAAACACTTGATGAGATGAGTCGTGAAGAACGTTATCGATTCATTGAAACCAGACTCCAGCAAACACCACGTTTCCGTATGGCATTTCGTAACTTCAAAAAAGAAGAAAAAGAGGTGTTCGTTGATGAGTATTTGAAGATTGTTAAATCTACAGACACATTAACTGAGGCTGAGGAACAAGCTTTGTTTGCGGCCATCCTTGAGCTTGTTCTTGGATTACAGGCATTAGGTAGAAAAGAACAACTAGAGCAACTGCGAGAACGAACGTTAGCTGGTGAGATTCCAGATGGCGACCCAAAGCATACTCGTAATGTTGATCCTAGATATCAAAAAGAACATAATGACCACATGAAGCTTTATCATGCCGGTATCAGCGAACTGAAGATGTCGCGTTCACAACGACTCAAAGAGGTCCGTTCTCAGAAGCAGACGCTTGTAGATTTAGCAGAGGAGCTTTCGCAGAAAAATGCACAAGCGGAAGTTGCAGACGAGATTGAACGTCTAGCGAAACTTAAAAATGATGAACTAAAGCGTTTGTTGGACCTCGGCCATATTTATGGCGTTTTTGAGGAATATCAGTAATGAAGATTGCTATGTTGTTTGCGAGTTGGGAGGACTACGGGGAACCTTGGAGTACGCCCCAAGGCGTCAGAAATGAGTTTCTTGCTCGTGGACATGATGTGCAGGAATATAATTTGTACCATGATAATGGTAAGATAAATCCCATCAACAAGATGCACAATTATTCTAATCAAGGCATTAATCTTTTGATGAGTGATATACGTCTTGATATTTATAGACCGGATGTTATTTTTTGTATGGATTACGGACCGTGGGATGCCGTTCAATTTGACAAAAAATATTTTCCTGGTGTGATTTTAGTCAACGAGGCTGGTGATGAACCCCAGTCTCATCGTATGCAAATGCAAAAAGCCCCGAGGGTACATATAATTTTGTCTCCAGACCGCCAATGCGTCGAACGTTATAAAGCGTATGGCTTTAATGCGGTTTACTGGACACACTTTGCGGACACCCGCATTTTTTATCCTCGTCCCGACGTAAACGTTGAATTCGATTGCGTGACCACATGCGGTTCGCGTGGCGGAGGTTTGACGGAGGAAATCAAAACTGCCCTCGGGGAATCATTCAATAACGAACGTTACTTTCATGGCAACGAACACGCCCAACGTCTATGTATGGGCAAGATGGTGTTTCAGTGTTCTCAATTTAAAGAGGTCACTCGCCGTATCTTTGAGGGTATGGCCTGTGGCAAAATGGTGATTACTGATTGTCTTCCAGAGGAGACAGGTCTGTCAGAGGTGCTCATTGATGGCCAAGATGTCGTGTACTACAATGATGCTCAGGACGCCATCGAGAAGATTCGTTACTATGCTAGTCATGACGAGGAACGAGAAGCCATTGCCCTTAGTGGTTTGGAAAAAGTCTTAACTGAGCATTCGGTTGTTAAGAGAGTTGATGATTTTGAAGCGGCCATTGCTGCCGCAAAGGAAGCCTTATTAGTATGAAGTTTACCCCCAGACATAATTATATCGTTTTACAGATGGACAAACCTGCCGAAGTATCAAAGCATGGTATTTTGCTACCTGAGTCTGTACGAGAAGATCGTTTGCCTGCGACCGTTTTGGCTGTTGGTCCTGGTGTACCTGCTGGCGACAAAAATGAGCTTGTTAAGATTGATGATCTCGATGTTGGTGATCGCGTTGTCTTCAATAAGTTTTCTGCGTTGGAGCTGGACGATACGGAACGTATTTATCTGATTCGTGATACGGATCTAGGATGTACTATCGATGACTAGTAGCGAACGACAACTTGAAGGGCAGCGATGGGATTTTAGTCGTGCTCAATATAAGGATACTGACGATGTATTCCTAGAGCCTGGATTGTTTTCTATCATTGTATTGGCCCATGGTCGCCCTACCACTACTCGTCAGTCTATTCTGTCCACCCTTGATTCTCTTCGTATGTACGATGAAGAAATCGAATGGATCTTCATTGAAAATGGTGGGTCGGAAGCCAATTACGTTTTCTTTCAAGGACTTAATCTTGAACGTAAGGTTATTGTGCGGCAAAAGAATTTTGGAATAAACGAGGCACTCAATCAGGGCTGGGCCCTCTCGCGTGGTGAGTATTGTTTCATTCATGAGAATGACTGGGTAGCAACGCGAGAAGCGAACTTCCTGCAATACGCCAAGGAGATTTTCGAGGAGAAACAGAACGTGGGTATCATTCAGTTGAGAGATCCTTTGGATCCCCACGAGAATCATGGTAGCGGAAAGCCTTTTTTCAATCCTTGGAGTTGTCGTTCTGAAGTATTAGAACGTGCCAAAGTCAAAATCTGGAAGGAGACAACTAAGAGTGGTCATACTTATATGATCTCTGAGTTTCCTAATGGTTTCTGTAACAATCCGATGATCATGAGAAAGAGTGTATATCGTGAGTGCGGTCCTTATCCTGAAGCTGAATTAGGTTGCGATCCCCGGCACGGGGAGAGCCTTTATCAAGAACGTGTTGCAAAACTGGGGTGTGCCATTGCCCATATTGGCATGCCGCTGTATTGGCATATGGGCAGAGTACAAACACAAGTGGTCTAAGGAGAATAAAATGAATTATGTAGAAACGATTGGTAATATACAACTGTTTGGTAACGAAGTTAACGGCAATTATTACGTGGGTGATCCTTTACCGGAGCAGCCTGCTAATAATTTTACTATTACGACTACCCCCTGGACATATGGTTGTTGGCATGTAACAAAGTCTGCCCGCGAACAAGTCCAAGAAGAAATTCTCACCAAGATGGCAGAAGCTATCGAAGGTGATGATTTGAAGAAAGCTCGCAAGCTGGTTAAGCTCGCGAAAGCCCTGAAGGAACTATAAAATGGTATTACAATCTGGTATTAGAGTAAGAGTGGATGGTCAAGAAGCCACTGTTGAACTGTCATGGGCCTCTGGTAAGCATACGCAAACTACGCTTAGTGACGGTCGTACAATTGTTGATCTCGAAAAGGCTATTGCTGATGGTGACGCACAAGTACTTGATGCTGCACCCGCACCCGAACCAAGTATTTGGCATCGTAGTCGTGTGACTGAGAAAGAGATCGAGCGTCTTCCTACGGAAGACGAAGACCTGGAGGAATAGATATGGATTTTACTAAAGAAGAATTAAAGATTATTAGTGCCGCATTGCATTCTGTCATGGCCTCTTCTTGGGCATATGTCCCAGATAGAGATTTTATTGCACGAGTAGATCGTGTTCGTGTCAAAGCATATCAAATGGCCAATGAGGAACTTGTAGTATCTGAGGGCTAATTTTGGACACTAAACAATGTACTCGTTGTCGTGAGACAAAGACGCTATCTCATTTTAGCCATGACAATAGACGCAACAGGGCCGGCCTTAAAAGCTGGTGCAAACAGTGTTGTGCAGGTTATATAGCACAAAATAAAATGAGACATGCTGATTATACAAAGATAAGTAGGATGAAGTACAGGAGTGAATGGCTTGCGTTCTTTGAGTCTGTTTATGGAGAGGACCCTATATGTCAGGTATGTGGCACAGACTTAGCATGGTATTCTGATCACAGAGCAGATGGTAGATATGTAGTAAATTTTGACCATAGACATGGCGGTGAAGCATCTATCAAGGGACCTCCTGCTTCTTGGTGGGGCAGTCATGCATGTACGTTAGAAAATCAGAAGACTTGGTTAGAATGTGATTTTGGTATTCTATGTGGTAGATGTAATAGTTGTTTGCCTACCATGGGTCGTGGTGAGTGGCTACAAAAGGCATTGAGATATTATGGTTATTCCGAAACCAGTTCTTATAATTGACACGAGGGAAAAGTATCCGTGGGATTTCGAAGGAGATCAAGCCTTCGAAGATGTCCGTTATGAGAAACTTGACGCGGGGGACTATAGTATAGAGGGTCTTGAGGATATTATCGTGATCGAGCGTAAGGCCACGGTAGATGAGTTGTTCGCGAATTTCACCAAAGACAAGAAGAGGATTATCGCTGAATTCGAACGCCTCAAGAATCATCGTTTCAAGATTATTGTCGTGGAGGAAACCTGTGACGATATCATGAATCCTAATAAGTACTACGTGAACAAGAAGAAAATCAATCGCAAAAGTCCCAAGATGCCAGTAGCGGTTGTCACTTCTAACTTAACGAAGCTAATGCTAGAGCATGATGTTCACATCATCTATGGTGGCATGAGAGCCCAGGCGATGGCTAAAGGTATTCTGTTGCACGCATACGATTTACACCGGAAAGGGAAACTACTATGAGAGCAACAGAAGTAAAGAAGCTCCGTGGGTCTCCCTGGAAAACAGAGTGGGAAGTTGAAGACATTAAGCAAATCTTCCATGAGGCAGGACCGTTTGAAGGTCTCTATCACATGGCGTCTTTCAACATGGCGTGGTTTGTTGAAAAGGTCTTTAATAACCAACAAGGAAAGCCCTTGCGGTTGGAGTCTTTCCAACAAGTCATGTTCGATCTTCTATGGTACAAGAAATTCCCCATGCTTCTGGCTGCCCGTGGTGCTGGCAAGACGTTCATCTTAGCCTTATATGCACTGGTGGTAGCTATACTAAAGCCTGGTTCCAAGATCGTGATTGTTGGCTCTGGTTTCCGTCAGGCTAAGCTTGTATTCAAGTATATCGAACAGCTATACGAGGCCAGTCCATTGGTCAAGGAAGCCATATCACACTGGGGCGGTCCCAAGTTTGGATCGGATGCAGCCACGTTACGTGTTGGCCTATCTATGATTCAAGCTATCCCTATTGGTGATGGTCAGAAGATTAGAGGTATGCGAGCAACCGTATTGATTGCTGACGAATTTGCGTCTATCCCCGAAGACATCTTCGATATCGTTATCGAACCTTTCACCGCCGTTCACATGAATCCTGCCGAGCGTGCAGCTCAAAAGAGATTTGTGAAACGACTGGAAGCACTTGGAGCGGACCCGGGGCTCATCAATATTATTGAGAGCACACAGGGATTTGGTAACCAAGTTATCCTCTCGGGGACTCCTAGCTATAAACATAACCATTTCTACAAGAGGTGGACTATTTACTTGGCGTTCATTAGGTCGAAAGGCGATCCACAAAAGCTCAAGCACGCTCTCGAAGAGAGACAACTGGCATCTACTGGTAAACTAGTAGACATCAGTGATGATGATGTAGCACACGCAGAGGTGTCGTGGCATCACTATGCTATCTATCAACTTCCATACACGGCTTTGCCAGAAGGCTTTATGGAAGAAGATATCATTCGCAAGGCGAAAGCTACATATCCTGCTCACAGGTTCGACATGGAATACATGTCGTTGTTCCCAGATGACACCGATGGTTTCATCAGGCGTTCTTGGATCGATGAAGCGACACCTAAGGGGCCAGACCATATTCCTGTTGCGGTAGAGCTATACGGCAATCCTCGTGACACATACGTTATGGGTGTTGACCCGGCTCGTTTCAATGACAACTTGGGCGTGGTAGTTTTCAAGCTGACAGATCGTGGACGAGAGCTTGTCTATTGTCAAGCATGGGATCGTACAGAGTTCAGTGTTTCTGCTCGACGTATTAGAGAGATCGTGAATAGGTTTCATATCGAGTACATCGTCATGGACAAAGGTGGCGGCGGAGAAGACATACGTGAGTGGCTATGTAAGAAGGTAGACGATATAGAACCTAAAGATTTCATCTGGGTCATCCCGGAGCAAATGGAGAAGTTTACTGGATCCAAGGCTAACATGTCGGCTCCTGGTCGCAAGATTCTTGAAATGGTTGATTTCACGCCCGCCTGGATTTCGCAAGCAGCCCACGGTGTTGAGTCTAACATCCAGCAATGCCACATCCTATTCCCTGATCGTGCAGACGACAATAGGATCTATGACCAATACGTGCGTCATTTTGGCTTAGATACTATCAAAGAAGGCGAGAAGGAAATGTTACAGCGAGACCTCTGGGGTTTGGACGAATGGGAGGCTGAGCAGATTGCTGACCAGACGGGCGAGAAGACTCAGCGTGCATTCGGTGTCATGCAAAACATCTTTGAATGCATGAACGAAACCTGTGCAATCATGAGAAACGTAAGTCCTAAGGGCACAGAGAGCTTTGAATTACCCAAATTGGCAGAACAGCCCGAAGGACTTGACATGCGTCGTCGTGACCGTTGGTCAGCCCTGATGCTGGCTAATTTTGCGGCTAAAGTGCGTTTGGGCACGGGTCACCAGCCTAAGCACAATCCTGGCGTGGTGCCCAACATGGGTGGTCGTCGCGGCGGCAGCTACACAAGTCGTGGTGCTCATCGCAAGGGATCTGTCGCGTACTAGGAATCTTAGTGTATTAGATACCTGGAGCAATCAAGCCGCAATATAATCGCCCTGACGTTATGAAAACCTGCATTCTCTGTCATACTAAGTTTAAACGATACGTCATGGTCGATGGCAAAAAGCTGGATTTAAGTAGTAGACGAAGATGTTTGATATGTAGTCCGTTTGATGGCAAGACAGGACCACGTAAATTGACTCCTGACGAAAAGAAGCTATCTATACGCAAATCAGATTTGAAGCGTCTTTATGGCATTACACTTGAAGATTTTGAGAACATGCAGGCTCGACAGAATAACAAGTGTGCCATCTGCGGAGTGGATCCTCCTGAGAGCAATAAGCGTCGTCTATCCATTGATCATTGCCATATCACTGGCGATATTCGTGGCCTTCTCTGTACTCGCTGTAATACCATGTTGGGATGGTTTGAGACTAATCGTGAAGCCGTAGAGAGTTATCTATAATGACACGAAATAAAGCGAACGCTGATAGACAAGTACGTGAGGACGCTATTTCACGTACTGCCGGTGCTGATTCCATGCTGACAGCCACGTCTCGTGCGAATGATACAGCCCGCAGTAAAGCTTATTTTTACGGCAACCTTGGCGATAGTGTCGAACGCCGAATGGGTGGCGGCGATCATCTATTAGGCGGAGGCAACGATAGTTTCGATGGGGCGTTTGGTCCTAATTCCTCATGGCAAGCCCAGGGATTTGGTAACTATTTTGGTACCGGCCTAATTAACGGCTATGGCCGGATGAACTCTGGCATTCACAGCGGCGGCGGTGGTGGCTTTACCTACCTTCGCCGTTTTTCTTCTAACTCTGTTTTCAATCACCAGCTTATCTCTCAGTGTATGCTGGCGTATCTAGGTTATGGTGTAGTTAGAAACATCATCGACCTGTACTCGGACTTTGCCACCGAGGGCATCTCAATCGATCACCCCGACGAGAGTGTTCGGAATTTCTACAAGACGTGGGCCACAAAGGTTGATCTGCGTGATCGTGTCCATAGTCTGTTCCTTAATTTGTTCGTGTCGGGCAATGTGTTTGTTCACCGTCGCTGGGCAACCCTCTCTACTCAAGAGAAGAGAGCGATGAAGTCCGCTCAGGGGGCTGAGAATATCAATGACATGCTCATCATTCGTGGCAACTCAAAAGACACAACTATCGAGGGCCGCGAGGGTGGTTTTATTGATTGGTTTTTAGAGCAGAAAGAAATCCATCTAAGCGACGATGATAAGAATGGTAAGGCAATAGGCAAAGCCCCTGAGTCTCCTCAGGATGAGCAGATGCCCAAGAACCCCAAGAAGAGAATCCCCTGGGGGTACACTTTCTTGAATCCGCTCCAGATGGAACTACGTGGCCGTAAGCTGCGTGGCGACCATTACTGGATTATGGCCATCGACAAGCGAGACACGCTTGATTTTGCTCGTGGCATCGGGTTCTACAGTAGCTACAATCAAGACCTAGGTACGACAGAGATGAACTTGCCTAAAGAGTTCCTTAATCGTATCCAGCGTTACTCGGGGCCGGGTGCAGGGTATTCCGCCGAAGTTAAGTTGAGTCGCGAGGAGCTGTCTGTATTACAAGCTCCCGGTAAGTGGGATTGGTTCGATTGGGCCGTCCCGTTCTGCTACCCGGCCCTGCGTGCGTTGTCCTTCAAGGACTGCATTCGCAATATGGAGATGAAGGCATGCCAGTCTGTTATCAACTCTATTTTCCTTTTCAAGCTAGGTAACATCGAGAAAGGTATGCCAGCCGAGGACGAGCATTTTGAACGTCTTGCGGATATGCTGCAAATGCCGGGCCAGGCCCTCAATATCCTTTGGAACGAAGCTATTGAAGCCGATGTGATTCAGGCTGACGTTAAAGGTATCTTTGACGATGGTAAGCATCAGTCTGCCGACAAGGACATCTTGACCGCCCTTGGTATCCCCGAAGTGCTTATCGGCGGCAAGGGTGGCAATTTCTCCAATTCGTTTATTGCGGTTTCAACCGTGCTTGAGCGTTTGGAGTCGTATCGTAATAAAGTTCATGCTTGGTTGATGAATGAGTTGAAGATCATCGCTGATTCGATGGGCTTCAAAAAGCTACCGACAGTTCGTTTCGGTCGTACGAGTTTGAAGGATGAGAAATCTCACCAAGCATTCATGACTGGACTGTATGACCGTGGTATCCTCTCTGCTGATAGTCTTCTGACCGAAGGTGGTACAACCGCCGAGATTGAAGCTTCCAAAATGAAGGAAGAGAAGAAGAAGTACAAGGAGAAGGATATCTTTGAGCCGAAAGGTCCGTTTGTCAAAGATCCTAAGCCAGTACCCGGCACGCCGGGTGCTAAGCCGCCGGGTGGTGCAACCAAACCGAAGCCCAAGACGCCAAATGGTCGTCCTACCAATACGAGTACTGGGCCCACTGGTAAGCAAAGCAACCCGCGTGGTCCCAAGGGACAGAATGTTGCATTCATTCTTGAAACGCAAGAAATTCTGTTGCGTCGTGGGCGAGCCATGCTCGATCAATTAGAAACATTCATTAGTGACCGTGTGCTGTCTTCAAAGGCTCGCGAGAATCCAAATTTGAGACATGTCAAGAATTTGCGTGCTCAAGAACGTGAGCGACTGGAATGGTTGATCTACAACGTGTTCAGTCATATGCCACCACCGCCGGATGAGGAAGTCAAACTCAAGGATGACTTCATTGTGAATATGCTCCGCTCTGATGCCTGTGAAGATGTCAAAGTAGATGTGTTTAGCACCTACACGGACAAGGTGGTTGAGTACAGTAAGACATATGGGAAGTCGCCCACACGCGAGATGCGTAGACAGTTTATGGTATCCGCCTGGACTCAACAGGCGATCATGCAGCATGTTGCTGAAAAACCTGATATTCTTAGTCTATGAACAAACTCTGTAATGGATGTGACACCATTAAACCGGCAGATGAGTTTCGAAAAGACAGAAGAAACAAATCTGGTTTGGGTTCTCGGTGTTTAGAATGTTGTCGATCCTATGATCGCAGCGAAAAGGCAAAGGCAGCATTACGAACTTATCGTAAGACTCCTGAAGGCAAGTTAGCATCTAAGCGTTTTCGACAGTCGGATAACGGCCGTTTAGCACGTTTGCGGTGTCACTATCGTCGTAGAGATCGTCAATGCAATCTTAATACATATCTTTCAAGTGAAGATATAAAATATATTCGACTGCGTTTTGATAATCAATGCTTTAAATGTGGCGACAAAGATGATCTTACCATTGATCATCATCGTCCTCTGGGCCGTGGATATGGCCTGTCGGTGAATAATGCTGTTTTACTTTGTCGTTCGTGTAATAGCAGCAAAGGTATTCGCATGCCATGGGACTTCTACGCTCCTGAGGAACTAGAGTACCTAAGTAGCCTATCGTTAGTGTAATATGAGTTATGGAGCGTACCCACGCCAAAATTGTCAAACGTGGTAACCAGTGGTGTGTTGTCTCTGAAGACGGTACTAAGAACCTGGGCTGTTCGAACACTCGTGAGGGTGCCGAAAAACGGCTCAAGCAGGTTGAGTTTTTTAAGCACAAAGGGTCAGCAGATATGGATTATAAAGACGCATTCGGCAATCTTGGTAAGGCATTGAGCCAGGGGTTCACCCCCGATCATCTCGGCGGACCTGGTAGTCAACCTCCCAAGGTAGAGGTAGAATCCGAGACGCTGAGCGTGGCAGATAGTCTAAAGGAAGGAACTATTGCCGGCTTTGTTTGTGAGCGTCTTCTAGACACCAAGGATCACTTCCCTGTCATTACGCAGACCCAGGCTCAGTCGAGCATGGCACGCGTTATGCAACTGACCGAAATCCCTGGTTGGTATGCTGGTGACCTGTCGGAACTCCGCCAGGACGTATACGCTGGTATCACAAAGCTACACCCGGACATTGAACTCAATGTGCGGGTGTCTGCCGAACAGGCGGTTGGTCTTGGTCTTTCTGATGGCGAGACGCCTGCTGCGACTTCGAAGACCTCTGTGAAGGACCCCGAAGATGATCGTAAGCGAGATATGGTTCCTCAAGTTGCTCGTCCGACCCTGACGAGTGCCCAAGTGGAAGCAGCTCTTAATGATGAAGAAACACGCAAGGCGGTTGCTGGCCGTCTTATGGAATTGCTTGATAAGCAAATCGAGCATATGAAGAGTGCTAAGAAAGTTGGTCAACGACTTTTGAAGGGCGGCATGAAGGCTGAGGAGTTTGATCAGCTCAGCACATATGTTCAAGAAGATATTCTTCGCGAGCTTATGTCGCGTGGCGTTAACGCTGCCCAGGCTACTGAAGATCGTCGCCGCGAATTGCTAAACCGCATGCAGAACAATGGCTAGTCGTCAGTTTAGACCTGAAGCGTTTTGGCTTATTGCTCGTCAACGCCAATTTGATAGAGATGGTCAGCCGTTTGAGTTATTGATTGGCGAGATCAATCCTTTTAACCAACCTCAGAAACCAACTGATGGTGGTAAAAAGAAGAAGAAGAAAAAGAAAAAGACAACGGTACGGCCGTATTAAGGGGGACTCATTATGGCTACTGCATTAAATTCTGGTTTCACCAACAACATCAATACGATTCAACTTCGTGTGAATGGTGCTCATTCGCATCGTGTGACGGATCGTCCTATTGATGTGACTGGTGATGGTATCGAAGAACAAGTGACTGTCGCCCATGTTTCCGGTCATGCGGTTGGCGTTCCCAGTGCTCCGGGTGGTGTAACACGCAGTACGGTAACCATTCCTGCTGGTTCTGCACGCACCATTATTGCTCAAGTTACTGAGACTGATGGTGGCGTTCACACGGATAATGATGTACTTGAAAACACCGAAGGAGTTAGCTAATGGCTCGTGAAGACTATATCGACGAATGCCTTGATCCCCGCAAGCGACCCATAGACCGCAATCGTGGCCTACAGGCCGATGGGTTTGCAGAGGCATTACAGAGGGCAGCCGGTAAACCTTATGATGAGGTTCCCGACGAGTTGGGAGAAGGCGGCGTTCGCTCCACGCCCGGCACCGATATTGCTGACCCATATGGCTCACAAATCCAGCCGAAGGGGGTTCCGGTGTGGGACCATCCCCCTTTGACTCCTAAGGAAGAAGCGGTATATTATGGTGTCCATATCCATAGCGAGTCAAATCCATTGGGTTTGCATTCGCACGTCCCCGGTGGGACATCTGGTGGAGGCCACAGCCACGGCCCCCAAAACCGCTTTGGCTCACATCATCACAAGACGGAGAAGCCGTTATACGGTATTACCCTTGATGGTGTTCACGTTCACGACGGAAACAACTATCCCGATGGGTCACATAACCATTGCCCAGAGAATTTTGGGTAGTAGTTTTGCCGTTTAGTTTATTAGTCGATGGGCATGAAATATCGTACAACAGTAATTGCTAGAGCAGACGTGGTAAAGCCTAACTCTGATGAGTTTAAGGCTATGGCCGCATCTCTCAAGGATCGCTATGGTTTCGATCTGAAACCACAGATGGACTTGATGTATGTACGTTCGTGTCTAGTTTCTGCTGGAGCCGGTGTTGGTGTAAATGATAATGACGACATCTTCACTCGTGATGAAGCCTGGGCGGCTCGCCATACGCCCGTCTTGAAGCCATTTAACTGGCAGCATGAAGACAAAGATATCATTGGCGTAATGTATACGGTGCAGGCTCGTGCTGTTGATAATGGTGACATTCTTGACATCAATGATGACACCACGCCTGACCGAGATTTTGACCTGTATGTAGAAGCAGCCATTTTTAGCTTAGTACACGAAGATCGTGCCGCCGAGATCGCAACTAGATCAAAGGGCGGTAATCTTTATGTGTCTATGGAAGCATGGTTTGATGATTACAACTACGGGCTATATGATAGCGAGACTGGTACTTTAGACCGTACCGTAGCTCGCAATGAGAAAACCAGTTTCCTTGACAAGCATTTGCGTGCGAACAGTGGGACTGGTATTTATCGTGATCCTGAATCCGATCAGGATATGCGGATCGGTCGCGTCCTAAGGTCCATTACCTTCGGAGGCTGTGGTTTTGTTGATCATCCCGCCAACAAGCGTTCTGTTATTGAGGCTGTTGAGCCTATGACTTCGTTTGGGGAGCGAGATACCGAATTGCAAATTGAAAGACTACTTGAAAGAGTAAAGGTTTTGGAATCTCAAGGAGAAGTTATCGAGGAGGTAACTCTAATGAATACTCAAGCTAGTAACCCGGGGACAAAGCCCGAGGAACTTACTGCGGCGGTCGATACTGCTCTCGATAAGAGAGACAAGGTTGCTGCGGAAAGACAGGCAAAGGCTTCTCTTGAAGCTCGTGCCTCTGAAGCTGAAGAGAAGGCTGGAAAGCTAGAAACTCAGGTTCAAGAACTGACAGAAGCTAAGGAAGCTAAGGAAGCCGAAGTACAGGCACTCCAAACTCAGATGGAAGAATACGGTCAAGCCGTTGATAGTCTGGTTCAGGAGCATACTGCTGCTGGTGCAACTAGCGATACTCCTGCTGAAATCGCTGCTATCGATGCAACGACTGATGGCGATGGTGCCTGGAAGGCCAAGCTTGCTTGGCTTGAAAAGTCAACTGCTAAGCTAGCCACTCGTGCCGCTCGTGCTGATGAGCTGGAAACCCAGCTTGCTGAAGCCGAAGCAGTAGTTCGTGAGCAGGAAATTCGTAGTTTGCTCGGTGAGACCTTCTCCGAAGAAACTGTTGAAGTCATGATTACTCGTGCCGCTGATCTTGATGAGGAAGCTTATCAAGCATGGCGTGACGAAAAAGAACTCATGGTTATCGAAATGGTTGCTGCTGCGAAGCATGCTAACGATAAGAAGCTTCCGCCGTTTATGCAGAAGAAGAAGAACGGCGAGGACAAGAATGGTAAGGAAGCTAAGGCGGAGAACCCGTTTAAAGCTCTCCTAGAGCAACGTCGTGTGGAAAGTGGATCGGCTTCGCCCGATACGCCGCCGATGTTGTCGGACAGAATTAATCCTCCTGGAGACGATGGCGTCAAGAGTGGCGTTACTCCCGCTTCTCCAGGTTTAAGTACACCGCGTCACAAGATTGCTGGCTCTGCCGGGGACGACCTTGCTGGACAGCTTGACAATGTTCAAGCTGATGGCGACGTTTCACTTGCCGGATCTCAAGCTGGTGATGATGGTGAAGGAGTTAATGCGTTTCGCGTTCTCGCGAGCGTCGTAGCTCCCGTAGAAGAAGAAGATGAAGGCTCGGACTCACGTCCGGACTTCGATCCCACTAAGTAAAGGAGGCTAGAAATGGCTTTATTGCAATCTCGACAGACGCAGCATACTAATATTGACTGCTCTGTTTCTGGTGTTGCTGAACGTGGTGGTATTCTATCTTTCGTTCCCGGTGTTGCTGGTCTCTGTGAATATGCGGATGCTACCGCTGTTTCGGGGGCATTATCCAACCCTGCTGGTCTATTGCTTGATGATGTAGAAGCTCTTAACTACTACAACCATCCTGAGTACCGTCAGCGTAACGTTGTTCCGCAAGGAAGCGTGGTTGGTATTGCTACCGAAGGTGAGTTCCTCACTGACATGGTTGAGACAGCAACGGCCGATGGAGCGTCTGTAGGTACCTATGTTCCTGGCGACGACTTGTTTTTGGCGGATGATGGCAACGTAAGTCGCCAGCAGATCGCTGCCTTGCGTCCTTCCGTTGGTAAAGCCCTTGCGGCCATTACTGCTGACGGCTTCCTCAAGATCCGCGTGGAACTATAAGGAGACCTCAAATGAATTATCAACGTTATCCGCAAGAAGCAATTGACGCCCTGCGTGCAACTGCTGCACCGGACTCTGATGTCCGTGCTCGTGCTCAAAAGGCTTTTGCCGCTGAGCTAAATTCGCCCCTTCGTCAAGGGGTTTTTGATCGTGACAACCTAGGTGGCATTTACGAGAAGCAAGTCCTTGCTCCTGGTGCTCAAGCCAACTACCCGCTCGACTTCGTAAAGCCGGGTGAAGAAGATGAATTCATCGCCTTCACTTTGCCGAAGCAGGGTCGTGTGCCGGAACGTCACGTCGAAGGCGACGAGTTGTGGGTGCCGACATTCCAGATCGGCAACGCAATCGACTGGTCGCTTAAGTATGCTAAGGAAGCTCGTTTCGACGTTATTATGCGTGCGATTCGTGTTTACGAGGCTGGTTTTGTTCGTAAGATTAACTCTGATGGTTGGCGTACCCTGCTTGGTGCTGCTGATGGTCGTGGCCTCACGGTTTCGGCTACCGGTGCTGCTCCGTTCACGGGTTCCACGCTCGCCCCGACTCCTGCTGCTGGTCAGTTCACCAAAGAACTTATTAGCCGTATGAAGACCGCGATGACTCGTGGTGCGGGCGGTAATGGTAACGCTGGGCGTCTGACTGATGTTTACCTTAGCCTTGAGGCGATGGAAGACATTCGTGCGTGGGATGTAGACGAAATTGACGAGTTCACTCGTCGTGAAATCTTCGTTTCGCGTGAGTATGGTCTTGCCCAAATTTACGGCGTTGTTCTTCATGAGATGACCGAGCTTGGCGAAGGTCAGGAGTACGAGGAATTCCTCGAAGTTACTCTTGCCCGTGCCCACACTGGTTCGCTCTTGGAGTACTGCATCGGTCTTGACCTGTCCACAATGGACAGCATGGTCATGCCGATCCGTGAAGAACTCCAGACTTTCGAAGACCCGGCTCTCTACAGAGAGCAACGTGCGGGCATCTTCGGCTGGATGGAGCACGGTTTCGCCGTACTTGATCCGCGTCGTATCCTGATTGGCGAATTCTAAGCCGAACAGCGACAGCTAGATCCTAAGGGGGCGGTAGGGTGTGAATCCTACTGCCCCCTTTGCTTAGTGTATTCTTTAGTAGGTCTCACGCACAGGCACTTTAAACAGTAAATCATCATGGCTGGCGAAACAAAAGTATTAACAGTGGGTCAGGCAGCTTCGGCACTTGATATCTTTTTGTCTGCTAACGGAACGGCCGTGAGTGGACAAAATGTTGGCTTCGAGTTGTTTGATGCAGCGAACGTATCTGCCGCCAGTGGTGTTGCATTGAATCCAGCCTTGGGAACATACCAAGCTGCGGGATCTATTCCCGCCGGATTCCAGATTGGCACATGGCGTGTGGAGTGGAATATCATTACAGCGGCCTTGGAGCTTGTGACAGCTACCGAGCCCTTCTGTGTGCAAGCCATTCAAGTTACTATTGGCTTTGTGCCAACAACCGATAAGACTAGTACGATCTATGAGGCCGTACGTTTAGATATTGGCGACCCTGACGGACAGGTATTCAATGATGATTTCCTCAAAAGGAATCTCACGAAAGCCGTGCGTAGACTTAACCACCGTCTCGGATTGTCACCCACCGCACGACCTAAAGGTATTCCTGGTGGTTTCGGTGGGCCTCGTTTGAAAGTTTCCCCCATTGTTGCCGATGTAGAAGCTGGCACAATCACGCCTTGTAATGATGAAATACAAGATTTGATGATTTTACAGATGGAATATATCATTATTTCAAGTGAACTCACTGCACTTAAACGTTTGGCTGCTACCTCTAGCTCTGGTCCTTATGCTGGTTTAGTTGGTTCTGCTAGTCAGGATGGTATCTCGGTAACCAACGCGGACGGCATAAAAGTTTCGATTTCTCCCGGTCGTTTAAATGTCAGGGCTGACTTGCATAAATTTGATGTCAAGCGTCGTGGCGAAGAACTAGAAGCAGCCATAAGAGCATTTTTGAATAGAATGACTGCTAATTTTGGCAAGCTAATCTATTAATGTTTAATAAAACTTGTAAACATTGTGACGGGGATTTTGTTGCACAGAACGTGCGATTATTGTATTGTTCTGTCAAGTGCAAAAACAAACTCAAGTCTGAGAAGATCATGGCTAAACGTTGTAGTAATAAAGATGCCTACAATGCTTATCAAAGACAATGGCGTTCAAAAAATTCAAATCATTGTAGCCAATGGGAGAAAGATAGATATGCCACTAACGAGCGTGTACGTGAACAAAAAATAAAAGCTGCTAAAAAATGGCACAGGAACAATCTTGAACGCAGCCGTGAAAACAACAGGCGGTATTATTTGGCCAACTACGAAAGATTCGCTGCTGCCAATCTGGCCCGCCATTCACGTCAACCCATGGACAAAGAACTTGTCTTGCAGATTTTTGAAGAAGACAACTATACATGTGTTTATTGTAGTGTTCGTGGAGGCAAGCTGACCATTGATCACAAGATCCCCGTATCGTGCGGCGGTACTAATGATCGTAACAATCTGTGTACGGCATGTCACCGATGCAACTGTTCCAAGGGTGCAAAGACTGTTCAAGAATTTGAACAATATATGTTAGAGGTATTGTATAGTGCTTGTGTTTTGTAAAAACCCCCGTGGTATTCTGCATCTACATAGTTTTAGAATCCATGGACGCGAGACCAAGTACAAACCCTGTGACATTCCATTCGATCTTTACAACGCAAACAAAGACGCATTGGTCGATGGCACCTATCGAGAGATCACTCTTCGTGGTCTATTCGGTGTTACATTTCCTGAAATTGCTTTCACATATAACGAAATTCGTTGGCTTCCAGAAAGAACATTAGATACAATAGGCCCTCTCATGGTCGATCAGTATGATTCAACATGGTCTCATAAGAAAAAAACTGATCAAATCAAGGTAGCACTTCGCAATGTCTCTCCGTCCTCTTAGACAGACCGAACAGGTCAACATCGATTTCATCACTCCTCATACACAGGAAAGGGGTGGATGTCTAAGCTTTGTACTATCTTCTGGTCTGTTTATTGTAGAGTATGCGGCAAATCCCAGCGGACTAAAGACACTAGGTATTCAGCTCAATGATATTGAGAACATGAACCTATCCCGACAATACCATCGGACATATTCTCATCCGGCCGCTACAACCGACGTGCCTTGCGGTATTGTCGGGGTAGCAATCCAAGGAGATTTCATTACTGATTGGTTGGAATTAGTGGGCACCGTATTTCCGGGCGATGCCGCCTTTGCTGGTCCTAGCGGTACCTTCACCAATGTTGCTACGGGCGGTGGGCAGAGAATTGGTAAATTCATTGGTGTGCTAGATCCTGATCCACACACGGTAACGTGGCGTGGTCTTGGGTTTAGCCGACTGTTTGTAGACCCTTGTGATAAAAAGCAGAAATGGGAAAACAATCCTGCTGATGCTATACATATTGTTTCGCCGGGGTATATTAAGATTCGTGTAGATTTTGGTGCGAGTAATAGATAATGGTTCTTTTACCCAACAATGAGAATTTTGCTGCTGCGAGTGGCATTATCGATTCTGATTTCTTGGAGTCTATTTATCATTCCTTGATGGACGAGACGTACGTTGATTTGGGCCGTACTGTGATATTGCATCTTGATCCGGCGGTTGAGCAGGATGTAGTGACGCAAGCTCAGGCAGCCCCCCAGATGTACAATCCGTTTTTTGGGCGTACGCCTGTGCCACAGATAAATACACGTAATCCTGGTGTCAAAATCACGCACCGTGATGTGCAGTACGAAGCACAAATTCGCATTGGTCCTATCAAGGCAGATGAGGACACTCAGGGCATTGGCGACCTTGCCGAAAATGAAGCCATGATCACGCTGGTTATCGAATCACTACCCCATCTGAAACAGACACAGACCATTAGTATTGAAGGACGACGTTACAAGCTTGACAATACTCGTCCTATTGGGTTCATTCAGAGACGCTATATCATGGTGAAACTGACCGAGACCCAAGAGAGGGAACCTCCCACACCCACTAACACGATTGGTTAACCATGGGCCTGGAATATAAATTACGCAGCTTGCTCAAGCTCAACTATAAACTCTTCGCGGACATGCACATGCTTCGTGAGGGGGCGTTTACTAGTATTGCAAGTGGTGACACGTTCTATGATGGTCGTCCATTGAGTTTGTTGTTACCAGATACAACGTCAGACGATTTATTTGTCGCCATAGGCGACGGCCAAGTCTGGCAGTCTCCTTATCGTCAGTGGGTGTATGAATCTGGTGTACCTCTTGATGGTACCAATGTTCCAGCTCCTCCTGTTGTTGCTTCTGGTGTCTTCATTGAAGGTGCTTTCCGTGGAGTAGAAGATCCGACGTTCGGGCATACCATTGATTATACCAATGGCCGTATCATCTTTAATACGCCGCAGTCTTTGGACTTAGAGGTTCATGCGGATTTCTCTGCACGAGATGTGCGTATTACTTTCGAGCACCAATTCAATCAACAGTTTATCAATGGTGTACTAGAGACACAATACTTTACCAACCCACTCACGTCGATGCAGTTGGTGTATCCGTCTGGTAGAATTCAGAATTTTCCAGCGGTCTTTATAGAAGTAGACAGACGAACACTTGAAGGATATGAGCTTGGCAATCGTAGTGCGATCATTACGGACGAAGTGAAGTTTCATATCTGGGCTTTGGATGACATGCAGCGTGATAACATCGTAGACATCTTGACTGGTCAGTGGCGTAAGTCTCTGCCCATGATTGATTTTAACATTGCACCTCTGCCACTGTCTGGGATTTTCAACACCCTATCTCCTGAATATGTACCATATCAAGAAATGCTACGCAATAGGGAATTGATTACGACGATTGGGTCTGGTGTACCTATCAAATATATGTCTTATATCGATGAAGTGGACAGTATGAATCTACCACCAGCCGAAGAGTACGAAAGAGCCCTCGTGACGTATCATGTTAAGGTTTTCCTGAATGCTCCGACAACGCCGCTGGGACATCTGTTTGGGCCTATCACAACCCTCCCCACCATACAGGATCCAGGCATCTAGACGCCTTATATTTAGTGTATTATGAAAGTGATGGGAACTCACATTTGCGAATGGGGTCTTTGTGGCCGACTCGTGCAGGAGACCAACAAACGCACAGGGAAATCTTACATTTACTGTAAGCCCCATAGGGATGGTCGTAAGGGTACTAAGCACGCTTATTATTTAAAGAACAAGAAGAAGTGTAACGAGAGATCTAGAGCCGACTGGCGAGATGCTCGCCGTCGCTTCTTCGAAATGTATGGAAACCATTGTATGTGTTGTGGCGTTGAGGGCGAAATTTTTCTAGCACTTGACCACATCAATGGTAATGGAAAAGAACACAGAGCAAAGAGAAGTAAAATTGGGGTTTATAAGGACGCCTTAGCTAAGCATCAACCTGACGAATACCAAGTGCTCTGTCATAATTGCAATTTTGCCAAATATCAAATGGGGAAGTGCCCCCACAGTGAGTATGCTTGCCTAGGGAGGTAACTGACCATGGCCATTAATAATAGAGTTTTCTGGGCGATCGAGCAAGTCGCCATTAAAGATAACGCTGCTCCGCCGACTGGGGCCGTCGCTCCTGTTAACTCTCGCGAGTATATTACAGGACCGCTTGCTTCTGGTGTCGATGAGGTAGCTGGACTATGGGAAGTTCCCCGTGGTCTTCAAAGTATTGGTATTAGCACGACTTTCAACCTAGAACAAGTTTTCCAGCTTGGTCAGGTTGAGTTGTACGAGTACTCGGAACGTCAACCGGACATTGAGGTTACGCTGTCGAAAGCTATCGACGGTACGAAGCCTTTGTACTTCATGGTGACGGACCCGGCCTCGGCCAACGACATTGTTGCTCGTACCGCAAACTATCGTACAGACATCGCCCTACAAATTTATCCTGATACTCAGTTCCGTGCTACGGGTCAACCGCAAGCCATCGTAACTGCATCGGGTTGTTATGTTTCCAACCTGTCTTACACTTTCCCGATTGATGGGTTTGTGTCAGAAGACGTAACGCTGGTTGGTAACGACAAGATTTGGGGTGCGATGGTTGCTGTCTCTGGTCAGACGGCTGGGCATGACGGTGGACAAGGTGCTGGAGAGCCTCTTGTTCTCTTCCCGTCTGAAGACGATGGTGAAAACCCCAATGCTCCTGAGGGTACGCCCTCTGGTGTCTTCGGTCATGATGGTAACACTTCTGCTCTGCTAGAGGGTGGTGCTGCTGAATTGGCCGGTGGTGCTGACCGCTTTGGCGTGATCATCGTTGGTTCTGGTGTTCAGCGTCGTGAAGAGGTTGATATTGCTCGCTCGATCCTGCCGATGGATGTTCCGGGTATTCTTACTCCGGTACAGTCGGGTATTGATGGTGCGTTCGTCAATGGTGGTTTTGGTGCTCAAGGGCCGGGAACGGCACTTAATACTGACCAGCTTGTTGCCGACGCTAATACGGACTTTGTTGCCGAGCACATCCAGACCATTACGGTTTCGTTCTCGGTGGCCCGTGAGGACATTTTCGAGCTTGGCTCGAAGCGTCCATTCGTCAAGACGCCTGACTTCCCGCTGGAAGCTACGTGCTCTATCGAAGTAATCACGGCTCAAGGTGACCTTGTTGATGCGACATCGGATCAAGATTGTGGACCGGACAATACGTCTGAATCCAATACAATCATCCTCCGTACTTGCGACGGTCTACAAGTTGACCTTGGTGATGCTAACCGTCTGACGGGTGTTGAAATGGGTGGTGGTGAAGCTGGTGGCGACAATATGACTGTCACCTACAACTACAGCTCCTTCAACGTCTTCAATGTTTCGCACGACTTCTACCAGCCGAACCACCGTATCCTGGTGTTCCAGACTGGTCTGAGTCGTTTCAACGTGGGTTCTGTAAGCTTCCTGCGTACTGATCTGGGTATCTAATCTAAGATATCCTTTGGGCGGCGGAGTGCCGGGGGGTCACTCCGCCGCCGTCTTTTCTACCCCCGGTGCTAGGTACAATACGACTCCGCGTGATTATGCACGCTTGGGCAACCTATATGGTTGTCTGTCCTAGCACCGCTAACGCGGTGCTTTTTTATTATGTCTGTCCAAGAGAACATCAATAGGTTATTGTGGGATAGGAGACTCGTGCTATTTCCACAAGAACTGGAAGTACCCGATGGTCTAGAGTATGTCGTGCTCAAAGACCTCTCTCTGGACGACCGTAACTACTATCTCTTCATTCGCGATCTAGAAGAAGCCAAGGCCCGCAAGGAGGGCGTCCCTACAGAGGGCGAACTCATGGAGAAAGCTCGTGCGGCGGGCTATTGGACTAAGGACGATGATGACATTCAGGAGAGGGCAGACGAGCATATCGCGTTCCTGGAGGCCGAGTTTGTTGCGAGAGCCAAATTCAAGTCGCGGCAAAATATCATTAAGCTCCAGTTAGAGGACGCTCATGCGAAGAAGGAATATGTTATTCGCAAGCGGAATGAGCTACGTCAGCGGAGTGCCGAGTACCTCGCCCACGAAATCGCGAGCTTCATGATGCTGAGGCGAGTCGCCCTCAGACCAAACAGCGAATTGCTTCTACCGGATGATTATACATATCTGCATTTCAAGGAAGAATACATAGTATTTATGTTTTTCTTGATTCAAGAGATGATGTCAGAGGGGGCACTAGATATCGTTGATATCAGAGAGATGGCTCGTTCTACAGAGTGGCGTTTAACGTGGTCTCTCAGTCGGGAGAATCTTCCCGCCTTGTTTAATAGAACTATCGGTGATCTTAATATCAATCATAAGATGCTGATCTATTGGAGCAGAGTATATGACTCTGCTTTTGAAAGCACAGAAACCCCGGATGATGAAGTGATCAATGATGATATGAGATTTGATGAATGGTTAGCCAATCGTGACCTCGGAAGACGAGAAGACCATTCTGATTCCAAAACAGCACAGTGTCAGGAACATGGCCAGGTGCTTGACGGTGAGTATGTTGAGAAATGTGTTTGTGGTGCTAAGGCGTATAACCATGGGAAGGGACTTGGCGAACGTCGGATACATGCTGATCATTGTTTGTATGGCACGTTCCAGAGATACACACAACAAGAGAAGGAAGCTACGGCCCGTAGAGTCTATGGTCGTAACTCAAAGAATATCCGCAAACTGATTGATACTGAGCAGCAACGCGTGTTACAGAAAGGCGAGATTGAAGAACAACATCTTCGCGGCAAGAAAACACGAGCCATGCTTGGTATGCCAACTAAGGTAATTAAAATCAAATGAAGCACCCCTCAAGAGACCAGCTTATCAAGAGCATGGATCGTAGAGTGAAACATCTCATGATCCGTGTGCTGGAAAAATTCGAAGACAGATTCCCGGATCTAGATGAAACCCGGGAAGGACAGATTTTCAAGGGCGACCTCCGTAATGCATTCAACGATGTCATTCGTGCTCAACGTGATGAGATCCGAGACTACGAGGTTGACTATAGACCATTGAAACTGACAGACGACAATATTCTCGCCATGACACAGACGTTCATGAGTGCTGTACAGAAGGTAGAATTTAGTTTTACTGATAATGGTCAACCATATATCATGTTTTATGCTGATGAAAGTAACATTAAGGTTCTGGACGCCTTACGTGCTGAGCTTGAAGCTGGTGTGGTAACGCGTAGCGATAACGATGCCGTTTTCTCTATTGTTGGAGTCAAAGCTTGTATCGATAGTGTACTACCCTGTATGGACAAATACAGACTCCACGCTAAAGTTCATGCGGAGTATGTAGTTTGGCGTCAGGAAGTAGTACGTATGTATTTTCATGAACAATAAAATTAAACAGCGATTTTGGGCGAAAGTTGATAAGGCGTCCAGCACCGATGGCTGTTGGTGTTGGATTGGTTCTAAGACCGTTCAGGGATATGGTCAGATGAGGATTTGTGGTAAGCAGATTTATGCTCATCGTCTCATTTTTGATATACTTGGTCTGTCCTTAGATCCTGAACTTTGTGTACTACATAAGTGTGACAATCGTTCTTGTGTGAATCCTGAGCATCTCTTTCAGGGTACACGTTCTGATAATGCACGCGATATGAAACTTAAAGGCCGGGCTCGTGGAGCTGATGGTTCTAAAAACTATAACGCGAAGCTATCAGAAGCGAACGTCATTACCATTAGAGTTTTATTGGAGCAAGGAATGACACATCAAGCGATTGCTGATCGCTTCGATGTTAGTCGTACGACAGTGACAAATATCAGTAATAACCGCATTTGGCGGTGTGTGAGGAGCTAGGTATGGTAGAACGAGAATTCAAGGCAATCGATCGACACGGAAATCCGGTCGATTTCGAGCTAAAACGGCCCGAAGTGAACGAGGAGCATGAAGGCGAACGTCAGTATCGGATCGCTTACAGTAAGGCCCTTGTGGAAGGTGTTTTCCCTAGGGAAAAACTCAGGGAAATCATGCGAGAACACGGGATGTGGACTGAGGACGATGACTCTGAACTTAAGAAAACTGTAGGGAAAATCGCACTATCTCAGATCGATCTCAAGAACGCAGAGGCCGCAGGGGACGACAAGGGATGCATGAAGGCCGCCACGACTATTTCTGAGGCACGTCTTCGCATGTGGGAGCTGTTCTTAGTGCAGCAGAGTGTCTATATGAACTCTGCCGAGGGTGTAGCTGAGATGGTCAAGACAGAAGCCATCATGGCTTCTTGCACCCTTTTAAAAGTTACTGGTCAACGCTATTGGGAGAACTATAGTGACTATGTGCGTGAGCGTGACTTAAATACTAAGTCTACAGTGTACGCTCATGTTATTGAAAAACAAGCGAAGATCCTAGATGACGCCCGCAAGGGTTTGATGTCTGATTATCCAGAGTATCAGTATCTCAAGACTACTGAGGATCGTATGTTAGATCGTGAACTACAGGAGGAGGTTGCGAAGGAACTATATGGTCGTGCCGAAGCGGCGATTGAAGCTGATAAGGCAAAGAAGCCCGTGAGAAAGAAGCGTAAGAAGGTGGGGAAGAAACGTGGTAATAGGGTGGAAACTAATACTAAAAAGTCCTAGAAAGGGCATTACAGGTAGACTGAATCGAGCGGTTAACTTTGTTTTAGTCGATCTTGATAAATGGATTAAGACAACATTCGTCAAGGCTCTTGTACATGGGGGCCTTGGTATTGAGGGTATCAGGGAGACTCCTTTCTACAAGTTTATCTCCAGTCCGGAGGGCCTAAGCCAGCTTGGCATTGAGCCTACGGAGCCGCCCAAGCTTTTGAAGGCGTACGAGCGTACTATTAAAGTATCTCGTAAAGGTCGTCAACTTATATTAAGATTCGGTGACGTAGCTTTGTTGAAGTTGGCAACTCCGCATCCGGCAAGGGGTACGGGCAACCTACAGGTTCAATCGTGGTTAGAGTGGATTGTTGACGACGTGAACGTTGGACGCGGTTTTGTTCCGCGTGAGCGTATACCTTCGGGGGCGGATAAAGCTATACGTCTTGGCCAACCTCTTGGTGGTTTGATGCTTCCTCGGGGAGCGTTGGGTAGTTCTGGCCTATGGCGATTTCCAGTCCAATTACAAGATTATGAACGTGCATGGTTGAAAGGCAATGTAAAGAGTATTGAACAAGCACTTCTAGCGAAGATGGTCGAATTACTAGTGAAGAGAGCCAATGGCTAAGATCCAACTAGAAGCTATTCTAAAGCTGGTTGACGTACAGATCAATCCTGCTGTGTTCCGCAAAATCAGCCAGGCTGTTGCGGGCATGCCTGCTTCATTGGGTAAGACCAACGTGCAGCTTAGGAAAGCTAGCACGAGTACTAAGGCTCTAAATCGTAACCTTCAGAAAACAAAGCAAACACTTTCGAATAACGAACGTGCGGCCCGTCTGTTCTTGCAGCGTATGGCCCAGTTTGCAATTCTGCTTCCAACGTTCGCCACTCTTAACCGTGCCATTCAGGGTAGTGTTAAATTCCTGTTTGAGTTCGATAGTGCTCTGCGAGATATTATCCGAATTGATATCTCTGGTTTGTCAGACCGCATGGAAGAGGTTGGTGATGCAGCCCTACGAACTGCGGTTAATTTTGGAGTAACCGCTACTGAAGTTCTAGGCGTTACTCGTATTTTCAAGCAAGCTGGCTTTACGATTGAAGAATCTCAGGCCAAGGCTGAAGCGGCTATTTTAGCGACTCAAATTTCGACGCTTTCGTCTGCCCAAGCGGTTGAGGTTTTCATTGCGGCCGCCAAGCAGTTCGGTGCTGAAGGCGAGAATGCGGTTGAAGTGCTGGATCGTCTAGCGAGGGTTGAAGACCTTGCTGCCGTCAATGCCTCTGATGTGGCCGACGCCTTTAGAACCGGTGGTAACGCTCTTGCTGAATTCTCTGGTAGTATTGATGATTCGATTGGTCTGATCGCCGCCTTGAGAGAGCAAAGTCGTAAGTCTGGTAGAGAAATTGGTACGTTCTTCAAGACTATTCAAACGCGTGTGTTTGCCGTTGGTGAAGCTCGTTCTGCTGTTGAAGCTCTTGGTATTCAAATTGAAAATCTTAATGGTACATTGCGTCCAACCTTGGATGTCTTCAATGATTTGAAGAAACGATTTGATGGTTTGACTCAAGCACAGCGGACTAACGCCGCTAAAGGGATTGCTGGTATCCGTCAGTTTGAATCTCTCTTGGCCGTTTTGAATTCGCTTGATAGGGCAAATGAACTGGCTGCGGCATCGTCTAAGGCCGCTGGTACCGCCGAAGAGAAGCGTTTGATTACGGACGCTAAACTTGAGCGTCAGCTTGGTAAGTTGATTGCCCAAGGTCAGGCTCTTGCGGAAGCCCTTGGTGATGCTGGTTTGGAAGATAGTCTTGCTGGCGTTTTGAAAATTGCTACGGGTCTCCTCTTTATATTCACGAGGCTGGTAGATGTTATTGGTGATATTGGCGGTAGCCTTGTTCCCCTATTGGCTCTTGGCGGTATCACGCTTGGTCGTAGTGTCTTTGGTTTGGCTGCGGCCGGTGCGGGCAAATTGGGAGGTAAAGTTGGTGGAACCGCTGGTACTACGCCGGTAGGTGGCGGTGCTCAACCTGGCCGGGTGGATCCGTTCACCGGGGTACTCGCACGATCAATCACTAAAACTGCAAGCAAGGTAGAGAGTTTTGGCAAAACGATGACCCGTGTCAAGGATATTACAATAGCGGGTGCGAAAGCGACACAAGCACAAGTTACGAAGACGATTGCGGCCGGTCGAATTCAAGGCACGGGGTTTGTTGCTGCTATCGCTGCACGACGACAAAATACTAATGCGGTCAGAGAGAACATTGCTGCGTTAAAGGCTTCTAATGCGGCTCGCCTTGCAGAGAGGAAAGGCAAAGGTTTATTTGGCGGCGGTGTTGGTGGTACTGTTGCTTTGACCCTGCTTGGTACCGCCCTCCCGGCAGCCCTTACTGGTGTTGTCGCACAATTGCGTAAGGTTGATGGCCTTCTTGCTCAGACCAGTGCTAGTATTCTTGATGTCAGTAAGAATGGTCTTGGACTTGCTGCTCAATTTGCCATTCTTGGCGGTAAAGCTTCTGCTGTTGCTGGAGCGTTTGGTATTGTACAATCGGCTGCGATAATTCTTATTGATTCTTTCAAGGATGAGGCGGCGGCCCGCGATGAACTGCGTGAGGGTATTAAAAATCAAAATAAAGAGATAGAGGCTCGTGCTAAGTTAGCTTCTAAAACTGATGTAGGCGAAGATTTTACAGCAAATCTTTTTGATGTTATTGCCCGTGGTGTTCGTGGTCGTGAAACTGGAGCTGAGATGGTTGCTGGCCAGCAACAAATTTTTGCAGAACTTGGTAGGCAGATTGGAGCGACGGGAGAGCAAGCTGCTAAGATTTTCTTGGAGAAAGCAACTGCCGAAATTAGTAAAGCAGATTTGAGTCCTGAGAAGTTGGGATTTGGTGGTCTTGTTAAACTTGCTGTTGAACTTCAAAGCGGCAATTTCTCTGGTCTTGCTGACCAGACTGTATCATCTACTCGTGGTCTTAGCAAACTTGTTGGTGAACTTAAAAAAGGCGAAGCTGGTTTTGTTGCCAATGTCAGGGCTCAGAAAGATCTACTGAGGGCTCGTGCTGAAGAAAATGGCACGTTAATAGAAGCGGAACAACTTATTGCTCGGGTTGAGGCAGGTACTATTTCTGGTCTTGGAGCTTTCTCCGCTCTTAAATCGATTTTAGATGATACGACTCGTGCTACGAATGCCGCCACTGGGGCTTTTGAGATCGTTGAAATATCCTTTAAACAATTTGAAAAGGTACAAAAAATTCGTGGTTTTGCAGATAGTATTCGTACATTAGGATTCGAATTGGAGTTGGCTAAACTTGGTCCTGATGCATTGTCTGATTCTCTTGTTCGTCTGACACAAAAGTTCTTGTTGACTGAACGTGAATCTACAAACGCTATCGATCGTCTGACAGACGAGATGAATGTTCTATTCCAGAATTTAGGAAGTGAGTTTACAGTGGGCCTCAATCCCGCTGGCGTATCTGCGGCTGAATTCTTTCAAGTTATCAAGGATGGTGTTGCAGGTATTGACGTTGACAAAGTGAAGAAATTTGAAGATCTTATTTTTAATCCGGATCCAACAGCATTTTCAAAACTTGAAAAAGCACAACAGGCAGGTGCTCTTAAGATTCTGAGAAATCTTAAAGCACGAATGCAGGAAGAACTTAAGATCACGGATGCAGGAAACGCACTTCAGAAAGAGCAGAGTTCTCAACGTAAAACTTTGCTGGAATCAGAAGCTAGGTCTGCTCAGGATGCTTTTGCTGCTACTGCAATGTTCAATGCGGAATTGGTCAAGTTTGGTAATACTGTCAATACTCAGGTTTTGGCTGCCTTCCAAAATATTGGTTTGGCTGACGTAGAGACCGTATTGGCTGGTGGTGAGTCTGAGCTTAGTGAGGCGGTGCAGAATTTGATCCGTAATGCGTTTGCTGATCCTGTGGCGAAAGCTCAGGTGGAACTACAAGCCGTGACAGCTAGTACCGAAGCTGAGTTACGTATTTTGGCTAGAGAGCTAGCTATGGTGGAAGAGAGCTTGGCAAGTGAAGCCGTTGCTGCCCAGAGAACTACTTTAGCGTCTCAGAAGCGTGCTATTGAATTGAAAATCGAAACGACTAAACAGGAAGGTGCGATTAGTGCCACCGATGCTAAGATTAAAGTTTTGGAGTCTGAACAAGAAGCAGCGGAAGACGCTATTGAAGCAGAAAAGAAACATGCTGATCTGCTAGAGAAATTAGCTGATGCCTCTCGTGCTTTTGCTCAAGAGCTTAAAGATGTCGAGCGTGCTTTCCAGGAGTTCTCTGAGGAAAAGATTGCTGATCTATTAGGCGACGAAACCGATGCTCGTAATGATCTCAAAGAAGCTCAACAAGGGGTTTTGGAATCAACGGCCGCCGTTGCTGATGCATATGACAATCTCATTAGAGCCCAACTAGAATTCAATGGTGCCATGGCTGAGGCTCAAATCAAGAGCAATCAGTTAGCACGCGATATTGCTATTCTGACAGGGGAAATCTTCACGTTTGATGGCCGACTTGCGTCTCTTGGTAATGCGTTTAGAGATGTGCTCAGTAAGTCGAACATCACGCTAGAGAAACGTATTGATCTGGAGCGTCAGCTTGCAGAGGAAACGCTATCCTTCTTGCAGCAGGCCAAGGAAGAGATCATTGGTGCTGGCTTGGGTATCTTTGGCCAGACAGGTGCAGAGAATCAAGCTCTTGGTCAGGGTATCGCTGGCCTACAGCTAGTAGCAGACACATTGGGCGGATCGTTTGAAGCATTCTTGAACCTAACCCAAGGTGAACTATCTAGTGTCACAGAGAATCTACTAGCCCTTCCTGCTGAGTTCAGACAGCAGATTCTTGCTGCTCTGTCATTCTTGCCTAGTACAGTCAGTGTCGGTGGCTTCAGTCCTGAGCAATTGCGAGAGGCTATTGGCCAAGTTGGTGCTGGTGTGGCTCCTGAAGAGGGTCTACCGTCTATCGAAGAACTCAATAGTCAACAGGTTGAGCAACTGACTAAACTACAAGAGCTTGCGATTCAGGATGCTCAATTACAGTTTGCTCAGGTACTTGCTGCCCAAGCACAACTGGCTGCGGCAGAAGAAGCAGCCGAAGCCGCAAAGCTACTAGAAGAACGTGCGACAGAAAATCTGGTGGCTGTGCGTGATGCTGTTCTTGAAGAGAAAGTCATTCTGGATCTTGCTAATCAACAGCGTGTTGAATTATTGAATGCGGTCATTGCGGCAGACGATAAGAACACGTTGCTTCAAATCGAAAGAGAGGCTCAATTGTTCGCAGAACAAAATGCTACATTCAGGGATATTGGTGATAACATTGTGCGTGGTATCGCTTCTGCCATCTCTGGGCGTCTTGCCGTTATCGAAGCTGCGGCCAATGTGAACAATGCATTTGCAGGACATATTCCTAATTTGTCTGGTGGCAGTTTGACGCCCAGAGAAGCCGCGTCTCTACTACGTGCTGGTGCTCGTGAAAAGCGAGCTATGCCTGGTGGAGCCGGTTTGGCCGTGGCCAACACCAGCGAAGCCATCATCCCGATGCGGGCTGGGGGTTTCATGCCTAATTTCCAGGAGGGCACCAGTGAAATCTCTGCTGGCATCTCTGCTGTTAAGAATATCAATGAAACAGTGGTTGCTGCCATTGCTCGCTCTGTGACTGCGGCTTTGGCTGATCTACAAACCGGTGGTGCTGACACGGCAGAACTTTTGACAGAAGTTATAGCACAGCTCAGCTCTTTGAACAATACTAATGAGGACATCAAAGCCAGCAATGATACTGTAGCATCTAATACACAATCTGTGGATGCTGGTGGTACCGGTGGTGCAACAGGCGGTGCCCAAAGAGTGGAGATCACATTGCAGACCAACCAGAACAACCGTGTCAGTGTAACGGGCCTAGAGAACCTGAGAGCAGAACTAGAGGCGGCCGTGATGGAAACAACAGCTCGCCAGGTGGATGATCAAGTATCTGCACTTTTCCAGCAGCTCGAAGACGTGGTACTCTCGCTTCAAGAGCGTGGCATGCTAACATCATTCGGTCAAACGAGGTAAGCCATGAACGTACTATCTGAAGTCCCGAGACCGCCCTTGGCAGCAGTTGTTGTTCAATACAACGGCTGTGTGCTAACGCCCGCACCGCTGATTGATTGGACAGTAGAGCCCCAGTTTAGTGGTAGTGGTACGCGTCTTGCGGATCTCAACCGTCTGACGCTGACGGGTACGATTCTTGTATCACCCTCGGGTAGTTATGAGCAGATGTATGTTAAGCAGGAAGAACTGCGTACCGCATTCTCTGTTGACGAAAAAGACTTTGTTATTCTGGCTGGTCCTGCCAATAAGAGCCTAGCCGAAGGGACTGTTATCTGTTCTGGTTTGAAACCAAAGGTCACCAGTCTCAATATTCCGGCAGACACTCAGTTCATTCGTATTGACTACACGATTGAGCTGGAAGACCTAGTTGCTGCCTCTGGTGTCACGAACGTTACATCTAGCCTAACTGATCAATGGTCGTTCACGGAAGATCCTGATTCCTGCACAGTCAATGTTTCCCACCAAGTTAGTGCTGAAGGTGTCGATGGAGAAACGGATAAGTTTGAACAGGCCCGACGTGCCGTTAAATCCCGTCTTGGCATTGACAAGCTTCCACTCAGTATCCCATGCTTTGTGGAGCCGAACGCATCGGGCCTATTCGGATTTACTCATCCAGCAGTAGCCGGTGGCGGGCCCATTTTCGAAGTATCGGTTCAACGTGAAGAAGTAGCTGATGTTGTCAATGGTACCTATTCTGCTACTGAAATATTCACTATTGTTAGTGGTGTACCATTCTTCTTCACACAACGCACGGAAGCATTTGAAGAAGGTGAGGATGGTGTAGCTAACGTTACGATTGCCGGGACGGTACAGGGGCTTGGTCGTACGGTACCCGATTTTCCACTTGGGGGAGTTGGTTTTGAACGTGCTTGTTCTGGGTTCGTCAATACTGTGCGTCCACAGTTACAGTGGGACGCCTCTGGTGTATATGAAAAATACAAACAGGGTGTTTCTATTAGTGGTTTGGCCCTGTCGAAACCTACGGCATTCTCTACTACACAAAACGTATGTCGTGGCACAATAGATTTTTCTATTACATTTACTGATGACCTAACAGCTCATTTACCCAGTGGTATTGTAAACAGATCATGTAGTGTTGCAACCATAGAGGGTATCCGACTGTTTGCAAGCCACGCAATTCCATTCAGACGACTTGGTAATATTGTTCAAGATATTAAGACATCAACAGAGGGCTCTATTTCCATTGTGTGTCAGGCACAGGCTAGAAGTACTGGCGACAACGCAGCAGACACCAATCGTGCTATCCAGTTTGTTCAAGATGAAATCAATAGGCTCAAGAATCAACATGCTAATCCCGCTGATTTTGTGACTTTGCGTATTGCCAATCTGAACCAACAGTTTAGTGATACTGATCTTACTAGTGCGGTTACACTTGATTTTGCCTTTACAGTCGATCTGGCAGCCGTGCCGAACGAGACTTCTGATATTTCCCTGAGGACACTATAATGGTTGACTTTCCCGATGTCGAATGGATACAACAGGATCCTGCTGTGGACCCTTCTGGATTCCGTGATGCCAAAACCGTAGGGTTCCTCAAGAATATTGATACATCTGCCGGTGGTGTATTAGATTATGGCCAGTTGAATACTACGGGCTCTGGTGCTATCACAGAAACAAATCTGGCCTATGCCCGAGTGAATACTTTTGGTGATGCCAGTGGCGTATTCAACATGCGTGTATTTTTGACGAATGTTACTTCATGGGGAGCAGGTACATTCCGATTTTTGGAGCGTAAAGAATTACATTTCGTGCCTAGTCTAGTATTAGATTCATCTGCTGAAAACACACCAACGGTCGTACCAACAGCCGCGAATTTTCTTGGTACAATCACGGAGCCTGAATTCCCATTGGGCAAAACATTGATGAGTGGTGTTTTAGATAATGATGCGAGTCAATATTTGCATGTGGCCGTTGAGGTAGGAGTTGATGTTCCTATTGGTACGTATGGTGGTGCTGGTGCTGGTACATTCCGCTATAGACTTCTTTATGACTTCTCATAATGTCTGATGATATCGAATTACGTAAGGTTGGCGAAGTAGACATAGACTCTCTGCCTCGCGGCGTGAAAGCTATCATCTTTGCAGACAAGATAGTTTTTGCCCGTCGTACGGCTGGTCGCTTTGTACCGTTGTCAGACGAAGAACAAGAACGCCTTAGAAAGAAACATGTGAAATGAGTGCTGGAGACTTCCCCGTAATTCGTGTCTTTGAATGGGACACGGCTGAAGTGGCAAGCCCCGTGGGGACACGGAACTTGCCAGGGGGGAGCTTTGCATTCAAACAGATCGTGTCTTCCGGTTGTGCTACCGTAGATCCCAGTAATCCGGGCACAACCTCTGGTACTCTCGTGTTTCAAGATACCAAGTTTGATCTTAGCAATCTACCCCTGCCGTCACATCTAGCATCGAAGGTCACGGCCATTACGTTTAACCTCGCCGCCAGTGGTACGGCCATTTCAGACCTTAAACTTTTTGTGGTAGATGATAGTGCTTTTCAAGGAAGTGCCGACGAAGGATTAGACAGAGCTTTTATACAGGCTTCTCCTAGTGGCGGTAATTGGCTACCACTCGTAGAGATGCCTTCGGGGTCCGTGAGCCGTCTTCCATTGATAGTTCCTACAGTCCCAAACGTACTCCGTCAGGATGGCGGCAATGCCCTTGTAGGCGAGGATGACCAGAATTCATCTGAATTTGTGTACTTAAATATTGTGATCCCGCTCGGTACACCCCTGGGCACTTTTGGCGTCTGTGGCTCTGGTATTCTGAGGCTAGCATTAGTTTTTAACTACTGGTCCAATGACTTCATTCTGGAGTTTGGCGATCCTACAGTGGGTTAGTGTATTATACAGTGAGGTCATATCGACCTATCGAACGTTCGTTTTAATGGAGGTAAGCTATGGCTACTTTTAACGCAACTAGTAGCACCAATAACGCTAACCAAGTCCTCTGGGGCTGGAGCACGAAGCTCGTGCTGCACACTGACCGTGCGGTCACTGGCACCGCTCGCGGTGACCAAGTGCAGGCTGTAGAGAATCTGGGCGTGGGTGTTGCGGCGGGAGATCCATTCACATTACTGACGTAATCTGACGGATTTTTGCTAAAAACAGGGCCGCTGTTCGTTCGCGAACAGCGGCTCTTAGTTTATTATCATATGGACGTAGCTCGAAGCTTAGTTCACGGAGAAAGGAAATGGTTAAAACATGTAGCAGATGTGGCCTTGAAAAAGACCTGACGGACTTTTATAGGGATCGTCGTCACAGGGATGGTTATCGCTCTGATTGTAAGGCGTGTCACACGCCAGTAGTCCGTAAATACCAAGCTACCAAAAACGGCAAGGCCGTTGCCAGGCTTTCTGATAAGCGACGAATTGGCACCGTAAAGCGTAAAGCGTCTCACAATCGAGCTACTGCTCGTTATAAGAAAACACCACATGGCCGTCTTGTAGAGAACGCCTGTAGCCATCGTCGCCGAGAGCGTCAAATAGGTTTAGATTCCACATGGAGCAAAGAAGACATTCTAGAGGTCTATGCTCGTTTCGGGGATAAGTGTTTTGTGTGTGATACGTCCCATGATCTTTCGATTGATCATCACCGCCCCCTATCTGAAGGGCATAGTCTTTGTCTTGAAAACGCTGTACTCCTTTGTGTTTCATGCAACGCATCTAAGAGCACAAAAGATCCACAAGACTTCTATGCTCAAGAGCAAATGGAGGTTCTCAATGGTCTCGGCATCATTTGAGCACGAGGGTAATAGTGGCCTCCTGAAGTTGACAACTCACTTCGGTTGCGAAGTGGAGATCGTATGCGATAAGCTGAACGACGAGACGTTCAAGCTAGGCGGGACCGCAGTAAACGCGGTGGTCGTATACGAGGGGCTCGTTCTACAGCTTCCTGCTTGCCCATCCTTTGTTCGTTTTAGAGCCTTTCGTTCGGAAGAGGTTTACTTTGAGGACGAAGGCGTGATGTCCCACGAGGAGTGGGACGTGGCCGATCGCCATTGTTATGTGACTGAGTATTACAGTCTAGACATGGAAGGTAAACCACCGGGCTGGTTTATCAGCAAAAGGCCAATCCAAGACGCCAACCACCTGTTCGTTAATCTTGATGTCTTAGATGGTGGTGGTAACGTTGTGAAGAGATACAGGGTCTCTCCATTTACAGGTGAACATGTTATTCGAGAGGGACTCTAAATGGTCGATCTTGTCACTGACAATCACTTGATTGGTTTCTGGCCAATGGATGAACCCAGCGGGACTCCAACGTTCAAGAACTATTCTCCTTCGTATGCCGGTAAGCCCAGTGGCATTTCGTTTGATTTACATCAACAACAAGCTACTGTTGGTGCCGTTGGTGCTATCAGTGAATGGCTTGGCAATACTGAAGTGACGGAATCTGGTGCGTTCACATATCGTGGCGTACAATTACATGGCAACTATCAATCTGTACAGACTGTTGCTAGTAGACATGTTAAATATCTGACTATTGGTCATGGTGGTTTTGGTCCTAGACACAAAACATTGACAGCACCTACTGCCCAGAGTGGTTTCACATTTGGTCTTTGGGTGTTACCGCAGTCTGATGGCTATGATGGATTTGTTGATGGTGCAGATAATAGTCAGAAACAACACGGCCTAGGCAATGCTTTGTTTTTCCGTGGTGATGATGATCATGGTATCATGATTGGTGTGTCTGGGCAACTTATCGGAGGTTCCCAGTTTAGTGCTTTAGAATTTGGTGGCCCACATCGTCTAACAGGATATGTATATGTTACTGGTGGTGATACTGCTAATCCGAGTACAGATGCTCGTGCCGAGATTCTAGAGACGCCTCTTGAGTCTGGCCAATTTGTGCATTTGACATGTTCATATCGCTATATTGATGGCACAGTCAATGAAGTTGTCCTTTATAAAAACGGAAGAGTGACAGCTAGTGGCACGACGGACGCTGGTTTACATGCTGCTGCTACACCTGCAGCGAATAACTTTGATGATGTGAAGTGGGCCATTGGTGCATCTGTTGACGATGGAGACGGTAATCCAGCAGGAGTATATGACTTGACAACAGGATGGAACCATCTTGTTTCTGGTGCGTATTATTTTGCTCGTGTTTTGCACGAGGGCGAAGTTCAAGAAATGCATGAGAGAGGTGGTTTACAGAGAACCACTGGTAATATTGGTCCTGCGACAGCGGCGGTTAGCATTGATGATACTAGGCTACTGGCTTACTATTCATTTGCTGCTGTTGGATATGCTGATGCATCTCGTCATCACCGTCCCTTGATTGCTGGCGTTGATGAGGGTGACCGTAGTACTCTTGCCGCATTTGCTGGCCCCTTTGGTCGTGGTGGTCTTTACAAAACGTCTCCAGCCGATACTTTGATAGCTTCTAGTGGTCTTACGTTTGCTTTTGCTGAATCTACTGCTGGATTCACTATTGGTATTCGTTACGCACAGCAACTCAGTCCTACGTTTCCTAATAACGTTTTATTCAGTTTTGGTACTTGTGGCACGACATTCAATCCTACGGTTGTTAATTCCACTATGGGGCTCAGAGTATCCCGCGACACGACTCTCGACAGGGTATTTGCTCAAGTATTTCCAATTGGAGATGAAAATACTGTAGTGACTCTTACCAGTAGTGATTTTGATCAAGCTGACCGGGTTATGGCCCATATGGCTTTTGCGTATTCTGTTGCCGATGATGGTTTTGCCCTGTATATTGATGGTGAATTACATGCTAGTGGTACAGCACAAAACCCATTGATGCCTCACATGTTAAACTTGGCTGCTAGTGGTTTCCCTCTAGCATTTATTGGCGGCATTGCAGCGGACAATCCCTTTGTTCTAGCTTCGGTTTCTGATGAAACCACGATTTGTGATATCTCAATTTTCGATTCTCCGTTAGGACAGGATGAAATTAGAGCCATCGCTCAGAGTGGTATCGATATTGTGCCATTGATGCGTACTCCGCACGATCCTCGTCTAGCTGGTTACTGGCCATGCACAGATTTTGATGGTGATGATGTTTTAATTGAGGACCGTGCTAAGGTATGGCAGAACGAAGCGTCAGCACCGCTACGTTACTCTTTGAGTGATGAAGTCTGGGATGAGCTTGAGCTTTTAGACAATGAGGGTCCATGGATTCGTAGAGATGAATTTGTAGCCAAGACTCTTCCTCCAGAGCTTGCGAGCTTCGGTAACCTGGGTATTACTAGTGGTGCTTTCACGGTTAACACACAGGGCTCTAGACCGCTTGGCGAGAACGTCGATTCTAAATCTTCGGTTGCGAACTTCCCAACTAGATGGCGTGCCAATCCAGAAGATAACGATTTAGTAGCTACTCATCCATTTGGTGAATACATCATTATGTTTGATGTGACGCCTAGTGGCACCGTGCCGCCCGCACTAGAGTTTGCCACTAATATGGATTTTAATTCCGTTGTTTTTACGCTGACCGATAACAACGACGAGTTCATGGCATACCTGACCTCTGTAAATGCCGCCCAAGGTTCTGGTATTAGTCTTTGTTTCATGGGGCGTGAAGTTAGTGCTGGTCAATCTCATGTTTCTGGTGAGGTACCCTATGGAGTTCCTACTCATGTCATGTATCACATGAAGTGGGACGATCCAAATAATACTTCTTCGACTGCCCTGATTAGTTATTTAACTGCTCGTCTATATATTGCTGGTGTACCTATCATGCATCGTCGTATGTTAGGTCCAGATTCTAGATTATGGCCAGATCAACAGGGTGGTGCTAGCCTTGACGAATGGATGTTAAACATTGGTGGTGAAGCTATTGATGAAGCCGAGACAGGACATGCTACTATCGCGGAAGTTGGTCTTGGTGGTAATTATGTACGCAACTTCACAATTATGCGTGGCACTTTCTCGCCTGATGATATCAGAAACTTTGCTGTATCTGGTATTGAAGATAAAGCACCTTTGACGGGGTTCAATGATGGTGCTTTACCCACAACCCAAGTGACTACTGCTGATGCTGCTCTTGAGGGCTATTGGCGTTTCAGTGGTCAGCCATCTGGAGAAACCGATCTCGGTCCTGCTGGTAATGATCTAGTTTCCCTGGCGAAACAAGCGATTGAAGACGGCGTTTTTACTCCTGGTGCGAACGTAGAGTCAGCATATAATATTCGCTTTTTGCCTGGACCATTGCTTAATTCTGATCTCGGTGTGAAATCTAGTGGCATTAGCTATCTTGGTGATAATCCATCTCTCAATCCCATTTCCCCATATGTAGCGTCTGGAGTTGCTTTCCAAGATCCTGGTGCTGGTTTTTCTATTGGGTTGTGGCTCGTCAAACGATCTCCCGTAGTTAGTAGTGATGCCGATGTTTTGATTGCGTATGGTGTTATTGATACAGGCATTGGTCAAACAGCCGTACAAGATAATGCTGGTTGGGCCATCTTTGTAGATGAAGATGATAGTGTACGTATGGTATTGTCAAGTGCTGGTAACATGCACCTTGATGACGTTCCCAACGCGGCAAACTCTGGCCTTGTGACCGCTGGTACGAGTGCTGTTCTCGTACAATCTAATATCTCAGCTTTTGAAGCATATAAAAAGAGTGCTTACCATGTAGGCTCACTTGATAGTTGGCAACACTACATGTGGACATATGATGCTACGACCGAAGTTCTGAAATGTTATCAATCTGCTGTTTTGGTAGATGAGCGTGTAGCACCAACTCGTGCTAACCTACATGGTCCTGTACATAACCCAATTGATCCATCAGCTCGTCTGATAACTTTCTTGCAACACCAAGAGGACGCTTCGGCGGAAAGCGTGCCATGGGTGTTTGGCAATACACGTTCTGCTGACGATCAATACATTACAGACGTGTGTTACTTTAGTCGTGCCTTAGACGCACAAGAAGTTGCTTACATTGCCTATAATGGCATCGATCAAGCGGAAGGTGTTGTTAGTAGCGGTATCGTTGGTGGCTTTATTCACGGTCAAGAGACTGCTTCTGGTATTATTGCTGGTTATTTTCAAGGCCTTGATACCGGGTCTGGTTTAATTGGTGGCTTTATACCAGGTGGTAATATTGGTAGTGGCCTTCTTGGTGGTTTTGTTTCTGGTGTTGTTTTTGGTGATGGCACCATTGGTGGTTTCGTTCAGGGTCTTGATATTGTATCCGGCATCATAGCTGGTTATATCCAAGGTGTTGATATTGGCTCTGGCATGATTGCTGGTTTCATTCACGGTCAAGATATTGGTTCTGGTATCCTTGGTGGTTTGATTCTTGCCGGTGATCTTGCTAGCGGTATTCTTGGTGGTTATATCCAAGCCGCTGGTGTTGCTAGTGGCATTCTTGGCGGGTTTATGCTTGGTGGTCTTCAGGGGAACTTTGAATTCGATGCTGGATTTACGGTTGAAGTATTGGCCGCAGAAGACTTTGATGCCCAGCTTGAAATTGCCAAGACGGTTGCTTCTGACTTTGATGCTAAGCTTATTATTTTCCAGGACGAACTACCACCGTTGGTTGAAGTACTTATCCCAGGCCAAACCGTTACTGGCCAAGCACCACCATTCAATCAGTATTTCATTGGTAAGGCGTCTGGTCAACAAGGAAAGACCATCACACAGACCAAATGGACATTTGGAGACTTAACCCCAACGCAAAGCGTTGCAGAGAGTGGTGCAGGCTGCTATCCAATCCAGCATTTCTATGCAACCAGTGGTTTCTATGTTGCTAAGTTTGAGGCTATTGATTCTGACGGCATGCACAATTCTGCAACACGTATTATCAATGCAGCATCCGGTATTGATCCTGTTCTTATTACTCTATCTGGTGTACCGCGTTCTGGCGATGCAGTATTACTAGTTGATTTTACAACAACAATTGATATCCTACCGCCGGGCGTTAGCGTTTCAACGCAGCTATTGAATTTTGATGACGGACAGACTACCATCTCTTTCGATCCAACACATGCATATTCGGAGCCAGGCACTTATAAGCCAGTTTGGTGTATACGAGATTCGCGTGGATTCTTCTGGTGTGATAGCCTTGAGGCAGGAAGTGACATCGAAGAGGCGTAAGATATGAATATTATTATTTCAAATGCTATTGTTGTTAGCGGTGTTGGCGTACCGCTTAATGGCATTGAGTGGCCATCTGGTCAATTTGGTGCTGGAGAACCGGGTTCTCAGTTGTGTGCATTCTTATCTTCTATCAACGCCTCTTTTGGTTTCAATCTCACCCCACACTCATTCCAAACTGAATGGATACCTTGTGGTGATCCATGTGCATTCCACGGGGCATCAGGACAGCTAGCTGATATTGGTCATTCACTAGAACTGTTTGTGGGTGATTTCTTTTTCCGTGGCAAGGTGACTCACTCTGATTTTACATCTACCGCCGGGGGCACGATTGTAAGTGTCACAATTGAAGACGATAGACGCAACCTACGTAGTGTCAAACTCCATACGGAAGACTTAGGCGAAGACGCACCAAGCGGCGTTGTGTCTATTGCTCGTGGTTTCCGTGTCCTCAATGGACTGGAGGATGTTAATGGTAATCCAAACGATCCAAACATTAGAGAGTATAGACGGATCTTGCAGTTTGGAGGTACCTATAGTCAAATCATTCAAGCGATTGATCTACACTTTAATGAAGGTACGTGTTCCGTTCCTATCTCTGATCTACCCACTGTAGAGCAACTTGAAAAGAACACTGGTGGTACGATTGAGGCTATCCGATTCCAGTTTAACTTGGCACATCTTGATGAGGTGTTGTCGCGTGTCCTACTTGATACCGGATACGATTGGTACTGGAATATGGATGCTCAACGTGTCAACCTCATCAACAAGAAGGCCGTCTTTGATATCAGCGAGAATGACATTCTCGATTTGGTTTCTGAGTTCGGTAGTACCAGCGGCCTCAATGAGACTAAGCAGCTTGGCTTTGGTAAAGACGTTGTACCTGATCCCACTCGTTTCCGCGTGATTGGTGGTCATCAAGAAGGATTCATCAACTCCCATTTGTTGAGCCCGCTTGATGGTATTGACACCTTCGGTATAGATGGTCATGTGAGTAGCACCGTTAAGGACCCTAACGTCAACCTCGTCTTCGAACCAGCATGGACAAGACTCACGATTGGTTTCTATGATAATGATGGCTTCTACCGTACATATATGCCACTAGAGAAAGAACTACAACTTGCTCTGGCTGGCATTGAACAGTGGACATATTTCAAGATTTATCAAAACACGTCGCCATCTAGTGATCCTGCTGGATATGGTTTACCGTCTGATGCTGGTTCTATTGCCGCTCAAAATCCAACATTCCAAAGTAGAATGGATCCAGTGATGCCACTTGCTGCTGTTGGAACCGGCAACTCGGCGTCTGGTCTTCGACTGATTAGTAACCGTCGTGACGCGACACAGAACTGGGTATTGGATTTTTATGCCCGTGTCCGTGATCACGCCGCCAGACACTACGGGCGTTCGTATGTTGTAGAGGGACTGTTGTTTAATGAAGCATCTGGTCTATTCCGATTAATAGGTTCTGCGTGGGGTAACGTTGATAACCAAGTTGAAGGTTTCGCTTTATCGTCGTCCGGTGTTGTCACCCTGGGTGGCGGTAGCGGTGTTTTTGTGGAAGACTATGAGATCAACCGTGACCTCGGGCCAGTAAGTCCATTTATAGCAGACGACTTCCGAGTGCGAGCACACTGTCGTCTGCCCGCAGATACCATCTACGGCCCACAAGGCGATGCTAATCCAGCCAGCTTTGGCAACTGGACCGAAGATGCTCCACCATTCAACCCAACGGGCGATGGTAGTCATTACATTCCAGTCGAGTTGTCCCTGGTGGGGAATCGGGTGATCGACCCACGCAGTAGTGAACTTTACTCTTTTGAAGATTATCCTGAGGGTACTTTATGGTGTCAGCTACCGATCAATGCTGGGCCGTCTGGTGGACTCGTTGAGGATAATACTATTTCTACGCTTGCCACGTTGCTTACAATCAATACTAAGCTCACTGGCTCTGGTCTGCGTGACCTCATTAATCCAGCTATTATCCTGAATGTTTATGATTCTCTCTCGGGTGTTGTTATACCTGTAGAATCTCGCAGTCGCTATGGTCAGACATATCCTAGTCAGTGGGTTCTTGGAGAATTTCATTACGAGAGGGATGAAGATGTCCAGCTTGATGATCAGTTTGTACCATGGGCTTTCTCGCCAGCGGGTAACGAGACTTCTCTACAGATTATGACGGATAGAGCCGTGCGTCGTGCTGAGGGCAAGATCGTTCCTAGAAGTTCGTCTCGCTATGCCGATTTCCAACAGATTGGTCTGCCGCTGCTATCGTTTGACGCTTTTGCTGAGCAGAGTATTGGACCATCGGGCTTGTTTGGTGAGATCAGCCACGGTGTCAGTGAGGTCAACATCACATTTGGTCTGGATGGTTTCCTTACACGCTACAAGATTCAATCATACTTCCCGAAATTTGGTCGCGAGGCCCCCTTGGGTGAACGTGTGCGTGCTCAGTTGAATGGTATCCTCAATCCTATTGATTTTACCGACCTCAGCTTGTTGGATCCTGGACCGCCTGCACCCATCGATCCTCTATTGCCAGATGACCCTTTTGTACCTCCGGTATTTTTTGAACGCGAAGAACGGGCTGTACGTGTTACTATTATTGAGGTTAACAATATCTTCACGCTGTCTAGTAGTGCTGGCACAGAAAGAGATGAGCGTTATCGTGGCCGAGATCAAAATCAATACACAAAGCCGCCTAGAGGCAATAGTTCTTCTAATCTTGATCTCAAAGAAGGAGCTATTTGTATCGATGGTTTCTTGAACATTAGTGACGAAGCCTTGTATCATACGGACGAGTTTGAGCTTCCTGGTGGCAATACTGTATTGCGTTACTTCACCCAAGGGCGTCCGTTTGGTAACGGTACTATTGTTACGGTAGCACGGGTTAATCCTGTTGAAGCAACTAAGTTTGATGTTACTATTGTTGATCCTACAACACTAGCAACTCTTGGTGAGGAACGTGCTATTTTTGCTGTGGAAGTTCTCAATGGCAGCGTAACTCTTGATGACAAGACAACTCTGGCGGTACAAGGCGATGGTCCAGTTTCTCCCGGTGCTAGCAACGGTACTATTTTCATTAATGGCACAGCACAAGATGTTACTGGAATAACTCCTGTAGAAATCGTGTCTGTGACTCAACAAGGATCCGAGTTTGCCTTAACCGTCTGTAAAGAGTTGGGTTTGGATGCTAATGGAGAATACTCTATTGCTTCGGGAGAGATGTTTACTAATGTAGTGCCTATTCCTTTCAGACAAATGGCGTCCTCTGGTGATCGTGGTTTTTTGATTACGCCTTTGGCTTCGCCTAGTGGTGGATTTGGTCGGACTAGTGCCGTTAGCTACATTGAGATCGTGAAGCCTGCGTTCTTCAAAATCTAGTCATGGTTTTTGAATCTGGCGATCCTCCGTATGATTATGATGGTCCTCGGGGACCATTGCGGGGTAATGCACGTCCATCTTTGGAGCGGGGTTTACAGGGTCCTAGCGGCATTAATTTGGAACAAGGTCAATTCGTTATTACGGCAGAAAGACGTAAGTTCAATGTAAACGCCGTTGGTGGATCCCATATTTTGCCAACGTTCATGGTATATGTACATGAAGATATCCCTCCAACAACTCAGTACGAACCCAAAGGAGATGGCTCTACTTTAGCTAATATTGCTAGTGTGTGGATCATCAATCATATTCTTGAAAGTCGTATAGCATTAGATGATTTATTTGATGACTACTCTCTCGATGGTGAGTTTTCAGCACTTGACATGAAACGAGACTGGTTGCACCAACTTGATCCAATGGGGCCGCCGCCATCTGGTTATCGTAGACCTGATCCTAACCAGTTGGGTGTTGCTGATGGTTTGTTGGACACCACGAACGTAAGTGTTTTGGGCGGTTCTGGTATCTTGTTTGGATTGGACTTTGGCGAAGTCATGTTCAATCCATATCCATATTTCTCTAACAACAATTTTGGTGATCTACATAATTTTGGTAATTTTAGGTCTGTACTATTATCTCCCGTTTGGCCAGCGTTCCAAAGAACAAACGGATCACTGATCACTTTGAATGGTCGTGAACCTGATGATCTGCTAAATGCTGATGAGTATGATGTTACGGAGATTGCTAATGGCAGGGTTCGTTTAGACGGTTATTGTTTTTTGTCACAATCACAATATTTGATTGGCGAAGGCAATGGCTACGCTTTCAACGGTGAGGTAGGCTTCACTTTTGTTTCAGCCTCTACTCGGCCAACCATTTTCCCAGACGCATCGAATCTTGCAACGACGCGGGTGATTGTAGATCCAACACCGCAGCCATGCGGCATCTATAAAATTGTCGTACGTAATCTGTTAGGAGAAGACGCCGTTCCACAGTCAACTATTCCATCTGGTCTTGTTAGTCAGTGGCCTGTATCGGGTCAAACACATCCAGAGAGAGATGGTCACATTTTTGATATCAATATTCCATATAACCTTCATGGTAAATGGTATAACAACACTGAGTTTGAAATGGGATATCAAGTATATGATGATGCCATGTGGATTACTGATGTGGGCTCTGCTGGAGAGGACCCATCTGGCCTAGTTGTTACATCTCCATTCACCGGTCATGCTCAATGGTTGCGTTATGCCGAGCAAACCCCCAGTACTGGCTCTGGAGCACTTGGAGGTTCTAGTATGAGTGCTGAACCATGGGGAGATCATGTTGGACTCGATAGAGTTGGTAGTATTATTCACCGTGTTCAAACAGCAGTAGCCAACGGTAGTACATCTGCTGCTGGTACATTACTCATTCAACAGTATAATGATGCTCTAGATTATTTGGGACAAATTGAAACGGATGAAAACCCAGGACAGGGTGCCAGTCCATTCGCTAGAGATTTGGCTTTTGTTCCAGCCTCTAGTTCAGAATGGTGGGCCGTTATCGGCACGACTCCAGGTAATTTCATTTGGCGTTTTGATGGAACATTTACTTTTATTGCGGCTGCTGGTATTGTCAATATTGGTACGGGAGAGCTTGCCACCGGGGGTGCGTCACCGCGAGTTGCTGATTTGGGTGGTACTGTTAGATTTGGTAATGTTCATGTGAGTCCTGGAAATGCCACATTTTCTCATAGAGGTAGTGGTATTTGGGATGCCGACATCAGTAACCTGAGTACAAGTGGTGTTGTTACTGAAAATTGTCGCTTAATTGATCTTGCCCCCGTCCTAGAAGACGGCGGCGACGAACAAGCTTTCTGTACCGTTTATGACATGCAAGACGTTAGCGGTTCCGCACATCTTATTGATGGATTCTACTTTTTGGCTTCTTGGCAAGAATCTACATCGCCGTTCCCGAATCGCCTGTTTTTGATTCGTGCGGTACCACGAGATGATTCGAGTGCCCCAGCCTTTTGTGTTGGTTTCTGGGACATCTTAGGCATCTATGATTTAGGCACCATCCCAAGCTCGGCCACAAGGTTGGATTTTGCTATGATACTGAAGAACATTGATTAGTGTATTTTCTAGATAGGCATTGGTGTGACCATAGCTAGTCTCGATGGTGGTGTTCCTGTAAAGGATAACAACCTTCTCGACCGAGGAAAGAACAATGGTATCAGGTATTAGATTTTTTGCGTGCTCTGGAGCTATGGGCATGTTTGGGAACAAGGGCGAGAAGTCCATTGCCCAAGTTTACACCGAGACCGGCAGGGCCGATCCTCTGCTGGAGGTCTTTAATTTAGAGGCGGGAGCCGATGGTAGTCCCAACCGTATGGGCTTCTTCGGCCTATTGGGTGCTCCAAATAGTGCGGTTATTGTTGGTCAATATCCAGACACAACTTTCCGTACGGACGCCCTTGGTGCTCAGCTTGGCGAGATGATTAATGCGAAGTTCCTTGGAGCTTCTACTGTAGAGCTGTCTGGTACACTTGGTACTGGCCCCATGTTTGGTGCTTCTTTCGCCGTTGGTTCTGTTCCGAACCTATCAGGCACGCTCCTGTGTCGTTTCACGGAACCTAATGGTACGAATGTTATTACTCAGCAGGCCACATTCCGTGCAGTAGACTTAACGGCTGCTTCTGGTCTACCTGATATCAGTGACCTAGCAACGGGCATCACCGTGCAAGCGGCCCAGCTTCAAGATACTGCTGGCAATGCTGCTGATTCTTCATGGTCTGATGTTTCTGATAGTGGTGCTGCTTTAAGTTTGGCTGATCAATCAACCGAACAAGTCACCCATGACTTCCATCTACTTGTGAGTGGCTCGCCTGACGTGGCTGGTCGCAAGATAGACTTTGGTTATTACATTCAGTTAGAGTTCCTGTAAGATGGAACGTAAGTGCTATGCCTGTCAAGACAGAAAGCCGCTTGAGGCTTTCGAAAAAGACAGTGCCAAGAAAGACGGTAGACGCTATCTCTGTAAAGAGTGTGGGAAAATTCGTGCTAGAGAACGACATCTTCGTATAAGTTACAATCTCTCTGAAGAAGATGTGCAAGAAATAAAACACACTCAGGGCGGCCGTTGTAAATTATGTAATCGGAAACGGAAATTGTGCATCGATCACGACCATGAGTCTGGTCGGGTGCGTGGACTTTTGTGTTATCGGTGTAATCGTTCTTTAGGATGTTTGGGGATACCGAAAAGAGCTACAGCGTGTAGTATTCTATTTACAAGGTAGCCTTTAGATTAAACTTGTCCATATTGGGGCGGGAAGTTGAATTTAACTTCCCGCCCTTTTTCGTAGACACTTATCTCTTCCTCTGTCATAATGACAGTACCATCCGTCGTGTTGATCATCATGCGAGGTTTTGGAAGAGACACATGAATCTAGCTTTTAGTTCGAAACACCCCTTCGTCCCAAATCCCAAGAAAGACCAGCAGGCTAGTCGCTGGATTGCTTCTCTTTCTGATGGCACGACCGTTTTTGAGGACGTGACGCCCGGGGAAAAATCTTCCTGGTCGCGTCTACACGATTACGTGGAGTTTCACAAGCTTACGATCACGAATCTACGCTTGGAGGCTTATGGTCGTACCATCCACCTTGTCCCGTATCGAGACGACGAGGGTAGGGCACAGCTTAATGGCTATTGGCACAGCAAGCAGATGAATGCCCTCCTCAGTAGTGCGGGGGTGTTGGAGGTTCAATGTCGAGGCATCGGCATTTTGAAGGCTAAACAGATTTGGATTACGTGGGTAGACCAACACGGTATTCTCCGCCAAGAGATTAGAGCGTACAAGCCCGGTGACAAGGCCGTCATCGTAAACGATCCACCGGCATGAAGCACCCTTCTATCACAACGCCGGATATCGAGCACGATCCAGCCAACATGCTCGCGGAGTTCATGTGGCTAAATAAGGACATTCGCTCAGACAGTTACCCGTGGCGAGGTCATAATGGTAAGGAGTGGGGCAAGTTGGTTGCCTCACTTAAGAAACTAATGGGCGACTCATATGGCCTATCACCAGGACAGCTTGCATTCTACATTTGGAAGTGCAAGCCCACATTCATTGATCCGAAACAATTCGCCACGATGGCGGTGGTTGCTCGGCGTCTCTTTGAGAACTATGATCTCGAACAGGTGTCACGTTTCTATGAACGCTGGCGACAGGAACTTGCATCGTCTGGATTGGAAAAGGCAAAGTATAAAACTGAGAAGCCGAAGACTCTTCTCACGTTCCTAAGGGAGTTGGAAAGTGGCAAAACGACGTAAAATAACCAGAGAGGAGTTTGTGGAGAAGGCAGCAGAGATTACCTTTGGTTTTTTCAAGCAAGAGGTAGAGCAAGAGGGCGTTCGTGCGATGACCGCCGAAGAGGTTGGTGATCCGGAGCCTAATCGTAGTGGATCTTACAATCTAGACTATGATCTAGCCGTCCCCTTCCCGGAGGGACGTATCATCGAAGTCTTTGGAGAAGAGGGTACCTGTAAGACGACGCTGACTCTTGAGGTTGCAGGCAGAGCTATCCAGGAGGGCAAGACTGTGTTATATGTCAACATGGAAAAGAACCTAAATCTCTCCCTGCTGAGAACAGTACGTACGCTGCGTCCTCACATCGATGCGGCGGTTGCTCAGATGAAGAGTGGTAAGAATAGCAATTGTCCGCTTTGGATTGTTAACGCATCGAATGGCGAACAAGCTATGGAGTCCATGCGTAAGTTTGCTTCGATGGTTCCTGGTGGTGTAGCCATTCTGGATTCTATTGATGCCGCACAACCCTCGGCTGTTTTGTCAGGTGAGATTGGTGAACTCAAGGTTGGTAACTTGGCGAAACTTATGTCTGATGCTATGCGTAAGCTTATCGGTGTCTCTGAGGAGAACAGGGTAGCATTGATTTTCGTGAATCAGATCAGGGATAAGATTACGCTGTATGGAGATCCTACTGCTACGCCGGGTGGCAGGGCTCTCAAGTTTTATGCATCGCAGCGTATTCGTTTGTTTAGACCACGCAAGATTGATTGGATTTTGGATGGTGATAAGGAACGTATTGGTAGCGTGATTCGCTATCAGGTAATCAAGAACAAGGTGGCTCCTGATGGAAACGAAGGGGCCTTTCCGATCCTTTTCAAGAACGGTATATTCCGTGAACAAGAACTAATCACTCAATGTTGTAACTTTGGTATCCTACGCATGGGTGGCAAAGGCGGCAAGCAGGTATTCTTACCCAAGCTTGATCGCGACACTGGTGAGTTTGTCGAACAAGATGGAGAACGTGTGGAAAGCTGTATGAGTCAATTCAACGCTGCCCGGCGTCTCCTGATGGATAGTGCCCTCGTAGATAAGCTTGATACAGAAGTACAAGCAGTCTTTACGCCGGGCGGACATGATCCGATCGAAGACCTCGTAGATGAAATTCCGAACCCTGAGTAATCGCGAAGTGCGTATGGATATTCTACCAGAACGATATCCTGTGCGGAGTCGCGAGCAATGCAAGTCGGCTGGGCAATACATGCTTGGCCGTTTATTGCGTCGTATTTATGGGTTTCATGCACTTCTCCTGGAGGAGTTTCGTCTACCTGATGAACGTTTATACTTAGATTTTTTTATGCCACATCACAAACTTGGGCTTGAATACCAAGGTAGGCAACATGACGAGTTTGTCAAGCTCTTTCATATTGACAAGAAAGGTTTTGAAAAATCCAAACGACGCGACGAACGTAAGCGTCTATGGTGCGAGATTAACGAACTAACATTGGTAGAGGTACGAGGTACTCCTACTGTCGAAGAACTACAACAACTGATCGCAGAAGCACGGGATGTATAATAGACATTTACCATTGTCCTATCGCGATCGTTATGGCGAAAGTTTTAAATATAATCAAGGTAATTATGCCCCTACCGCTCGACAGTTTTCTGTTGGTTTTGTTTGTCCTGTATGTAATGTTGATCGTGGCATGATATGTACGGGCGTGAAATATCCTCATTCAGCACGCGTTAAGTTAGCTCGTGCTAAAATGACGGGAAATTTCAATGGCTAATATTGCCGCTGAAAAAGTGTTCTTGGCTGGGGTGGTTAAGTATCCGAGCAAACTATTTGAGTTTGTCGAATATCTTGATGCAGATGACTTTCAGCATGCAGTCACACGGATGACATTTGAAGCGGCTCGTTCTTTGGTTGTAGATAAGGAAACAGAGAAGCTTACGAAAGCCAAACTGGTTGCTGAGGCAAAGGCTCTTGGGCATCACAATTATCTATCTGCTACACGAAATGGGCAATGGATAGATGAGCTATTTGCCGAGGAAATGGCCGAACATGAGTTAGACGCACATTTCATGGAGGTCAAACGGCAATCACTCAAAGATCACTATACCGAATCCTTTATCGAGCTTCGTAACTATTTGTCGTCTACTAGTGATCCTCTCTCTGTACTCATTAGTAAGGTTGAGAATGCGATCATTAGTAAGGTTAATATGATCGACAAGGGGGAGCACGCTATCGTTGATATGCGTGATGGCTTCTGGGAGTTTATTGATAGTGTCGCTGACGATCCAGGTCACATGGGTCTCGATCTTGGATATCCTCTGTGGCAAGAGAGAATCGGTCAGGTTCGCAATGGAGCGATTACCTTTTTGGTGGCAACCACCAAGGCGGGCAAAAGTCAATTCGGCTACCGTGCAGCTATCACGGCTGCTCGCAAGGGGCTACCCGTGCTGTATCTGGATAGTGAACTTAAAAAGCATGACCAATGGATTAGACAGGCGGCAATGTTGACCAAAGTGCCGACTCAGTATATTGAGACTGGTTTCTGGGATATGTCTGACAGCGAGCTAATTGATCAAGGTGTTACTGATCCCGAACAACGAGCAGAGATCATGATGTACGGTAAACGTCTTCGTGATCCACGCGTGCGTGCAGTAGTACAACACATGCCAATTTCCTATCAGAATATCAGTGGTCTTAGTGTTTCAGATGTGATTCCTCATATGCGTAGGTGGTTACTCACACACGTCAAGCCTGATCGTGAGACCCGTACGCCTCAGTGTTTGATTATCTACGACTACATTAAACTGACCATGACAGACGAAGTGAGACGTGGCGTCTTGCAGGAGTATCAGCAGCACGGGCTCCATGTGGCTCAGTTACATGATTTCGCCAACAAGTATAATGTGCCGATGATGGCATTTGGCCAAACCAATAACGAGATCGATGACAACCTCCGATGCGTAGCGGGAGCGAAACGCATCAGTGAGAACGTTGATTCTATTAGTTTGATGAAACGCAAAGGAGATAGAGATTTAGCGAGTGATGGCATTGGCACGCACATGATGCGTATTTTTGCTTCACGATATGGTAAATCATTGCACGGTGGTTACATTAATTTTGATGTTGACCTTAGCTGTGGTAATTTCCAGGAGCTAGACATTGGTAACGTGAGACCGCCGCAGGAAGACAATAATGACGACGACGATGACCAGATTGACGACTGATAAGAAACGCATGCTTCGCAATCATGCGAACCGCAACATCGCTTATCTTCTAGACAAGCTAGAGGTAGAGTTTGATGATCGTGGTGATGGTCTCATTCAAGCCGTGTGTCCATGTAAACAACATGGAGGAGACCGTAGTAACCACACGGCCTGGAGTTGGCGTGTTGATTTGGGTAAGTGGGTTTGTTGGTCTCACCATTGCGAGGAAACACGCGGCAATGATATCTTTGGTATCGTGAGTAGCGTTCGTGGCATCAACTTTATTGAGACGGTCAAATGGATTACCGCCACGTTAGAGGCTCGCGACATCAACCTAGAAGACGAGGTTGCTGATCCCGAGAACCTGTATCGTGGTACTAAGTTACATCTTCATGAACCACTAGCAGAAGACAACCTCAAATTCTTGGTGCCTGATCCTCAATATCTTTTGAATAGGGAGTTTGATCTTGATACCCTGAGGGACTATGAGGTTGGCCTGTGGCAGCGAGTGGGTACATTTATGCATGATCGCGTCGTGTTCCCCGTCCGCGATCATGATGGCCATTTGGTTGGGTACACTGGTCGCACGGTCCATCCGGAATCCCATTTCGAAGCTCGTAATCTCAAGTATATGAAATGGGTACACGGTCGTCACTTTATCAGATGGACGAAGCGTGGTGATTTTTTTACTAGCTCTATCCTCTTCAATCTGAATAGAGCCAAGCGTTACTTGGAACTTAACAGACGTTTGATCCTAGTTGAAGGACCGCTCGATGGCATGAAGCTGGCGGAAGCTGGTATTCATAATTGGATTGCTACATTGGGCACGAACTTTTGTCATGCCCACCGCACATTACTAGTACAACATGGCGTTGCAGACCTATATGTCGCTTACGACGCAGACGATCCGTCTCAGTATAAAGACGATAAGTCGCCGGGCGAGAAAGGCTGGGAGAGAATGCAACGCATTGTCGGTGACCTCTTGAGGCTACACCGCGTAGAGCTGCCGCTTGGGAAAGATTGCGGCGATCTACAAATAGAACAACTACAAAAAATCTTTAAGGCAATTAGATGCTAAAACTAAAATCGATTTCTCCTAGCCGTATCAAGACTTTTGATATGTGCAAATATAAGTATTGGCTTACATATTGTACTGATGCAGTACTCAAGTCAAATTGGGGAGCCGCCCATGGTTCTTTGATTCATGATATCCTGGAGTTCTATTCTACTGGAGATGATCCCGATTGGACCGCCCGTCTCTATCGTGGCTATGGTGGCATTCTAGACACGTTGGATCGTTTCCAGAAACCAGCGATTATGGAAAGCCCGCTTGTGTGGGCTAAGCCCGAAGAGTTTGCTGAGAAAAAGCCATACTGTGATACCTGCCCGTATGCGAATAAGGAAGCCAACCAGTGTGATATTTCACTTGATAAATTGGATAATCTTTTAGGCTGTCCCAAGACGCTGTTTGATGGATCTATCTCTATGATAGAACAAACCATCGGTAGGTATGAAGCCACTTGGGATAATTTGTTGCGTGATACTAACGGCGTACCCACTGGCGTTGAATATGGTTTTAGGATTCCTTTGGCCGCTCGTCCTGATGTTCCTATTCATGGGTACATGGATCTTGTGGTTGAAGAGGATTCTGAGACGATCCATGTTTATGATTATAAGGCCGGTAAACACACACAGAACTACAAAGAATGCCACGACGATATTCAATCGAGGATGTATTCGCTGGCCTGTCGCAAAGAGTTCATTGAGGATGTTAATAACAAGGGTTACAAATATAAGCATGTCATGTTGACATTTGATTACTTTAGAAACAGGCCCATCACGTTAGCATTCACGGCAGAAGAGGATCAGGCAACAGAGCAATTTGTTATTGATAAGATCCACGAAATTGAATCTACCAGGTGGATTGATCGTATCGTTCGTAATGATGAGGAATTGGAAACCAAGACTCGTTATGGTCAAGTAGCATTCGTTTGCAAATATCTATGCGACAGCAAGGTATGTAAAAGTCGATGGGAAGGAAGGTTTGAAGCATGAGCAGAATTAGTAAAGACTGGGTAGAAGCCTATTTTGAATATGGCGTTGATGTTAAGAACCGCAAGGTGTTTTTGTTTGATGGTGTAGATGAAGATACTATTGGTTACGTTATCAAAGGTCTATACCTCATGGAAACAGAAAACACCAAAGAACAAATTAAAAATGAGACAGTGAAACCCATTGAATTGTTCATCGGTTCTTTTGGCGGTAGTGAGTATGAAATGTGGGCTCTCTATGATGTCATTCGTACTCTCCAATCGCCCATTCATACTGTTGCTATTGGTAAATGTATGAGTGCCGCCCCTCTATTGGTTGCGTGTGGCGAACCCGGACATCGTTATGCTACTCCTAATACTTGGTTCATGGTTCATCAATCATGGGAAGAATGGGGATCCGTGGATAAAGATGTTCTTAAGAAAGACATTAAGCATTTTGATGCTATGGAGAAACGCTGGTACGATCTCATGGCACTTCATTCCAACAAGCCTGCCACGTTCTGGAAAGCAAAGTGTACCAAACAGAAGGGCGACGACTATTTTGATGCTTACACAGCACAAGAGTATGGTCTGATTGATCATGTTTGGGATGAAAAAGACGGAGTGCTATAATGGCTAACGCGAGAGTGGTTATATGCTGCTGGCTCAAAGGACACGAGACCGAGCTAGTGATGACCAAACGACAAGAGGAGAAGCTTAGTGTCAAGCTTAAAACTCTCAAGGCGGTATGTCCTACATGCCGTGCCGAAGAATTGGGCAATCAAGCCATCTTCATCAAGGAAGGACAGACGCTTTTCAACCCAAGCAAGGCGTTCAAGTGTCGCCACGGTCACGTCTCAACCATCGGTGCGTTCAACAGCGATATGTTACACGTTAAGCATGGCGGGGGCTACGAGTCGTTCGTCAACATCGAAGGTACGCCAGAAGAAGTGCAGGAACTTATTGACAGTAAGGAGATTTCATGTCATCATATAAAGGAGAACGGTCGTGTCTGCGGCTGTAAACTCAAAACTGTTGATGATTTTGAACTCACTAAACCACAAGGTACGGCCTTTAGAACAAAAACACGCCTCGGAGATATATGGGATAAAGCAGGGGCCGATCCGGTTCGTGCTGGAACCTACGATAAGGGCGGTCGCTATCATGGCAGTCGGACACAAGAGGCAAACCGTGCCCGTTTGAAGCGTTCGCGTAAACGTAATACGCCCGCAAAGAGACATCCCGGTAAGAGAATCGACAAAGCAACCAAGAGGGATTACGGCTATCGTTCAAAAGATGAAGTTAACCCAGAAAGACTTAAATGAATTTCGCACACCTGAACGTACACTCTAAAGCGTCTATGCTGTATGGGTCGGCAGACATCAAGAAGATCGTCGCACGAGCCAAGGAGCTAGGACAGTCTGCGGTAGCCCTTACCGACTATTCGAACGTCTATAACGCGGTCAATTTTTATCGTGAGGCGACCAAGGCTGGAGTCAAGCCCATTCTGGGTGTTGACTTGTATTTCTGTGAGGATGCAGAGCAGCTACGCATTCAGAAGGTACGTCAGGTGTCGCACATCGTCCTGCTGGCCGAGACCGAAGAGGGCTGGCAGAATATCACAAGAATCGTATCAGGGGCCAACACGCCTGAGTACTTCTACTACAACCCTCGTGTCGATTTCAAGCTCCTCGAACAATACAGCGAGGGTGTTATCTGTCTGAGTGGTAGCAGCCTCGATGGTATAATCGCCCGCCAATTGTATGACAAAGTTGGCGATGATGGCGAAGTGGTGGAGCCCGCCGCCCTGTTCAAAGCCGAAGGTTTAGTACGCCGTTTCTTGAAGATTTACGACACTGATCACTTCTGCCTTGAGATTCAAGACACTGGTGTAGCAGAACAAGACACGATTAACACTCGTCTGAGAGGTATTGCCACGAAGTATAGTCTCAAGATTGTGGCCACGAATAACGTACACTACGTTGAACAACATGATGCCGAGGCTCACAAGACCCTGTTAGAGATGAGCACTAATAAGTACAACCGTGCTACCTATACTGATTTTGGTCCAGAGGAGTACTACCTCAAGAGCCGCGAGGAACTTGATGAAACCAATCTTTTGGCCGAGGAACTTAACGCGGCTCTTGAGATTGCCGAGCGTTGTAACGTAGAGCTTGATTTGAAGAAACGTCGTTTGCCCAAGTACCAGTTTGTGCCCGAGGGCAAGACTTCGATGGAGTATCTTCGGGAGTTGTGTGATAAGGGTTATGATCGTCTTATGCTTGGGCAATGGGCAACTCCCGAAGGGCGTGAGAGTTATACCGCACGTCTTGAACGTGAACTTGTTGACATCGAAGACATGGGGTTTGCGGACTACTTCCTCATCGTCCATGATGTCATTTCTTGGGTACGAGAACAAGATATTCTGGTTGGTCGTGGACGCGGTAGTGCAGGCGGCAGTCTTGTTAGCTATACTCTTGGCATTACTGAGATTGATCCTCTTGAGTATGGTCTCATTTGGGAACGCTTCCTCAATAAAGGCCGTGGTGGCCTTCCTGATATTGATACTGACCTTCCCCGCTCAAAACGACAGAAGGTACTTGGGTATATCAGGGAGCGTTTCGGAGAAGGTAACGTCGCACAGTTAGTAACTCTTGGTGGCTTGCAAGCTAAAGCCATTGTTAAAGAGGTATTCAAGGTCTATGGTGTATCCTTTGATGAGGTTAATAAGATTACCGCACTCATTCCTGCCAAGAACGAGGATCATGTGGCCATTTCTTTACAAGAGGCTATCGACGCTGTACCTGAATTAAAGGAATACTACGAACGCTACACGCCTTGGTTCAAGGTGGCTTTAGCTCTAGAGGGATGCTACAAGACCACAGGTATCCACGCTGCTGCCGTTGTGATTTCCGATGTGCCGTTTGATGAAAGTCCTTATCCGCTGACGCGAGCAAAGGATGGCAGCATGTTGTTTGGCTGGGACATGAACACAGTCGATTCTTTGAGTCTGCTCAAGCTCGATATTCTCGGTTTGACAACCCTAGACGACATCCAAGTGACTATGGATCTTGTCAAACATCGTCATGACATCGAGCTTTCGCGAGTGGCGATGCCGTTAGATGATTCGGCTACCTATGCCATGATTGGCCGGGGATTCACCATTGGTGTTTTCCAAATCGAGAAACAACTTGGTCGCACCTGGAGCAAGAACCTCAAGCCGGAAAACATCGAAGAATTGAGTGACCTTGTGTCCCTTATCCGTCCTGGTCCGATGGAGTCTAATATGCATACGGCATATCGTAGCGTGAAGAACAAGGGTGAAGCTCCGGAGTATATCCACCCCAAGCTTGAGCCGATCATGGGGCCGACTTTCTCTGCCTTGTTGTATCAAGAACAGGTGATCTATATTTGTCAGCAATTAGCTGGCATGAACTCCGTGGACGCCGATATGGTTCGCAAGGCGATGGGCAAGAAGAAGCCCGAGGACATGCAGAAATGGCAAGATGTATTTGTTGACGGCTGTACTGCTAATGATATTGATCCTGTCACCGCTGAGGAAATTTGGGGTTACATCGAGAAGTTCGCTGGGTATGGTTTCAACAAGTCCCACGGTGTAGGCTACGCCCTTCTGGCGTACGAGACAGCTTATCTCAAGGCCAACTATACCGTGGAGTTCCTGTGTGCTAAATTGCGTCACTCAGATAGTCACCCCGACAAGTTTGCTCAGATGTCTGCTCTGGTTTACGATGGCAACCTATTTAACATTGAGGTTGTGCCGCCTCGTGTGTCGCAACGCAATAAAGATTTTGCCGTGATTGACGACACGCATATTGCTTTTGGGCTTACAGCTCTTAAGGGCGTGGGCGTGACAGCAGTCAACGATTTAATCAAGATTAGCCGCAAGCATGATACCTTTGAGGGTATACTATGGCATATCATGACCACTAAGACAAAAGTCAATACGGGGGTTTTGATAGCACTCATTCGTGGTGGTGCCTTTGATGATCTTGTTGAACATCGTGTAGAAGCACAAGCACGATTTAAACTTTTGGACACCCTTACTGCTAAAGAGCGTGAGACTGTGCAAGAGCTTATACCACATCAGGAAGGTGACGCTGATTGGGTACGTATCATAAGTGCGATTGCCAGTGAAAAGAAAGCCCCGCTGGTTAAAGAGAAGTTTGGTGTCAAGATTCCGAATGCTCGTCGTCGTCCCAAGCTTCGTGAGGCTCTTGGTGAGTTTCATAGGCGAGAATTGTTTGACAGCAAAGCACAGCGTATCGCGTGGGAACAACACTACCTAGGGATTTCCCTCAGTGGTAGCGAAGCCGACATTTACAAAGCAGAACACACCTGTATCGATTTGATCCGCAACAGCTTCCCCGATATGCGTTTTGAGATTGCTGTTTGTGTGGATGCCGTTCGTGAGATTGTGACTCGCAAGGGAGACCCAATGGCCTTTGTGACAGCACGCGATAAAACCTATGTTATGGATAACATCGTTGTCTTCCCTAAGACATTCAGTTACTCCAAGAGACTACTGGAAGAAGGCAACGTTTTGAAGATTAGGGGGCGGGTTGATGACCGTGGCTCCTTGATTGCTGACCGTGTAGAGAGAATACGATGAAATACGAATATGATGTTGTAACGTTAGAGCTTACTGAAGAACAACAACAGGTTATTCAGATGGGGCTTGGCGATATCGAACAGATCAATGCAATGATCTGCGATATCATTAATAAACGTGCTGCGGACGGCTGGGAGCCGCTTTACCCGTTTTCTGTGCCGCAAGTGTGGTTTCGTAAAGAGATCAAAGCACGTAGACGCAAAAAAATTACAAAAAAGACACGACAGTCTGCTAAAAAATGATATAATGTATGATTACGCAGAAGATGATGAAGCACAATATCGTATGGCTAGAAGAGTCCAGCATAATGGTTGATGAGATCTCTGAGGAAGAGGTTGAGTCTCTCCTGGATGAATATCGTCCTATCGTTACTCGCATTGCTCGATCGGCTTTCTATTCCTCAGCAGCTATTGATGTCAACGACCTTATCCGCGTTGGTGAGTTTGCCGTCCTACAAGCTGTCAAAGCCTATGACCCCACCTGTGGTACAACCATTCGCTCTTTTGTGTCTAGAGTTGTACGAAACGAAATTTTCCATGAAGCCGCCCGCTTCTTGGGAGTGTTTACAGTAGACCACCGAGTCACCAGCCTAGCTGCCAAGGTTAATAAATTACACGCTAAGGGGCAGAGTGACACGGAGATTGCCGAGGTGCTCAATGCATCCGGCAGTCGCAATTTTGATGCGGACCATGTTCGCGATTTACGTATTGCCTATAGTCGCCGTCAGCATTCAGCTTTGACAGACGACGATGCTCTCGAAGAGTATTCTGCCGAGGAAAACACAATCCAAGAACTATTGCGGGGAGTTGTGCAAAACCCAATAGAGCAGACTATTTTAGACGAAAGGATCCTAGGCGATAAATCAGTAAAGGACGTGGCTTGTATCTTATGCCTATCGCAACGTCAAGTATACGATCTGGAAAACCAACTCAAAGATCGTATCCGGAAAGCCATTGAAGATGTAACGGAATGAATGAGAAAAAGCGTGTATTGTTTATAGGTGAAGCCAGCAATTTGAGTACTGGCTTCTCGACCATTTATCGAGAACTATTACCTCGACTGGCAGCTACGGGTAAGTATGAAATCGCAGAGTTCGGATCATATGTTCGCCAAGATGATCCCAAGGTCCAAGAGTTTATTCAAGGACGCTGGAAGTTCTACGGTGTCATGCCCCTCACCCAGCAAGAAGGACAGGTTTTCAATCAGCCCAGCCCACACCCTAGGGCAAAGGGACTGAATACCAACCAGTTTGGCGAGTACAAGTTCAATCATGTTGTTGCCGATTTCAAGCCTGATATTGTCATCGATATTCGTGATTGGTGGATGTTAGAGTATCAAGAGCGAAGCGTGTTTCGTCCATTCTATAAATGGATTGTTATGCCTACTGTTGATGCTGAACCCCAGGCAGAGGAATGGATTCAAACCTACGAAAATGCAGAAATGGTTTTGGCCTATTCTGACTATGGTGTTCATGCTCTGCGTCGTCAGAGTCAGTTGACTACCGGGGGACGCCGTAAGATGCGTGTGTTCCCGAAGGCCATGCGTCCTGGAGTTGATTTGGCTACATTTAAACCAATGGACAAGGCAGAGATTCGTGAACATTGGAATCTCTCTAAAGACAATCCGGTTATTGGCACGGTTATGCGTAATCAAAGCCGTAAGTTGTACCCTGATTTGATCGATGGTTTCGCTCGCATGCGAGAGAAGTATAAGGGCAATGAAGCGGTAGACAAGGCTGTTCTTTTGATTCATTCTTCGTGGCCAGATAATCAACATTCATTTGATTATCCGAGACACATTATGCGTCTTGAGTCTTATCCATGGATGCAGCATGCACAAAAAGGTATTCGAGGCAGCATTCTCCAGACGATCCACTGTCATACATGCAATGAGCCCTCTGTTGCGTTTGCCATGAGCCTGTGGGGTAAGCCTATCGAAGAAGGTAGAGTCAAGTTGCCATGTCCTCACTGTGGTAAGGTTGATGCTTCACCGCCGAATACTGCCATGGGTTTTTCACGCGAAGATCTTGCTAAACTGTATAACCTGATGGATCTCTATGTGCAATGTTCCATCTGTGAGGGTGACGGCATGCCCATTCAAGAGGCGAAAGCCTGTGGAGTGCCGACGCTAGCTACAGACTACACGGCCATGCGTGAGAAAGGAAGATTCCCCGACTACTCGCACTTTGAGGAGCTTGGTTATACTTCTCAGACGTACACTTGTCATAAGGGCGGCGAAGTGATTGATGTTGGTCGTTATTACTATGAGCCAGAGACCAGTTGTATGCGTGCTCACCCTGATATTGAAGACTTAGCCGACAAGATGTTTGCCATGATTAGCAATCAGGAGAAGCTGGATAGTCTTGGTGTAGAGGCCCGTACATGTGCCGAAGACAACTATGATTGGAATGTGCTTTGGAAACAATGGGAGTATGTTCTAGATAACGTTAAAATAAAGGATCGTTTGCAGACGTGGGATAGTCCCATCGCTGAGCACGAAGATATTGCTGCTGTGCCCGTGCCTGCTGCACTCAGCGATGAGCAATATGTTGAATGGCTCTATCTCAATGTTCTCAAATATCCCTCAGTTGATCCCGAGGGGGCAAAGGTTTGGGTACAGCATCTTGGACTTGGTGTAACTCGCGAACAGATCATGCAACAGTTTGTAGCAATTGGTAATCAACAGTCCGATGGTAGCAAGATGCGTGATCAGATTCGTCAACAGGTGGCTGGTCTTACTATAAATCTACCGAAGCCCAAGCAGGAGTTCGTATAATGAAATTACTTTTTGTTGGTCCTCTTTTGGATTTTTCCGGCTTTGCTACGGCTTCACGTCGCTTCTTACAAGCACTCAACGAGAGCGACCTTGACTTGACGGCCCGTCCTCTACGGTATGATAAGTTGGATGATGGACAAGAGTTCACTCCGCCGGAATGGCTCGCCTCCCTTTTGAAGAATGATCTTCAAGGGGTTGATATGGCCCTTCAAATGACGACATCGAATACCGAGGCCGTCCCCGTGCCTGGTATTTTGAATGGTCTGTATACCTTCTTTGAGACTGATCGTCTGCAACCTTTGTGGGCACAGAAGGCGAACGAGTTTGACTTCATCATTGTACCCTCGCGAAGCAATGGTGAGACGTTGCTCCGTTCGGGAGTGAATAAGCCTATTTTGTGTGCTGGCCCCCCTTGTGACATAGATGATTTCCAACGTGAACGTCAGCCGTTCGTCATTGAGCAGGCTGGTGACAGAACGATCTTCTATAATATTTGTCAGTTGAGTGCCAAGAAAGGGATTGATGTTTTGCTACGTGCTTACTATGCCGCATTTGTCGGGGCACCCGATGAAGTGTTGCTTGTTCTCAAGACATATGTCAATATGGAGAACCGTCAGCAAGATGAAGAGATTGTTAAGCAGTATATCCAGAATATCAAGCAACGTTGTCGTATTCCGGTTCCCCAACATCCTCCCGTGTTGCCATTAGTATATACCATGACGGACGATGAGATCCACGGTTTACATGTTGCTGGCCATGCGTACGTTTGCTCTAGTCGAGCAGAAGGATGGGGACTTCCCGTGTTTGATGCTTTGGCTCACGGTAAGACGGTCATCACCCACAATGCTGGTGGCTTGGCAGACTTCGTAACCCCAGAGAATTCGCTGCTCTATCAAGGCATGCCAACGTTCTTCTTTGATATGCCGCATCCTGATCCTGGTCTTTTTACTGGTGTTGAACAGTGCTTCGAGCCTTCGCCAGCACACTTAGCCCTCAATATGCGTAGGTTCCATCTACTCAGACGTGGTGCTGATGCTGGCGAGCTTGACGAAACAATGCAGGCCGAATGGGCATCTGTACTGACGCGTCGTGAAAATGCTAAGCTTGTTGGCCAGAAGTTTGATTACCGTGCTATTGGTAAGCGTATTGTTGGTCAGCTAGAATCACTATTCGCCTCATGGAAAGAAACTGGTACAGCTATCTACACTCCGACAAATGATGAGAAACCTTCTCTGGAGGATTCGCTATGAACCAACAGCAAATCTATTACGAGCCGCAGATGCAATCGATTGCGGAGCGTGTCAATCAGCCGCCGCGTATTGTACAATGTATCCAAATGCACAACGAGGAGCAATTTGCCCCGTTGGTGCTGGCATCTATCTATGATGAGGTAGATCGTATTATTGTGATCGAGGGTGCCGTTGAGAACCGTCCGAACGCAACACAAGATGGACACTCCACCGACAATACGTTGTCGGTGATTAAGAAATTCAAAGAAGAAAATGATCCAGACAATAAGATCCTGCTGGTCTCTATCCCCAAGTTTTGGAAAAACCTGGAGGAAATGAAACAGGTATTCCTTGATATGAGTATTCCGGGCGACTGGATCTTGATCAATGATGCAGACGAATTTTATAAGCCGTCTGATATCAGACGACTTAGGAAAGCTATTGAGCTTGAGCCGCACGCCTGCGAGTTTGTTCCGAACTTCCTGCACTTCTATCGTGACTGCTGGCATGTGGCCGTTCCTGGTCCCGAGTGGCAACCACAACATCAGCGGGTATTCAAATATGTACGCGGCATGATATACAATAGTCATCCGGTCGTTACTGACCCTGCGGGACATTGCACATATTTCTCACCACATTATCAACAGCGTAGGGTAATGCTTAATGATTTCTTTATTTACCACTATGGTTATGCCCGTTCCAATATGGACGAAATCATGAGGGCGAAACAAGAATATTACAAGGGTGAGCTTGCGAAGCACGATGGGGCCGACAAGAAGTTTGATCAGAAAGTCAAGGACTGGTTTGATGGTACGGAACCACTACTGAGGTTCGATGGAGAACATCCTCAAATCATTCAGGATCATTATCATGTGGCAAATAAGGTTGTGCCCAGAAATGTTCCTACCCTATGGCGGGACGATCCTTTTTATAGTAAGGTGCTCAGGAATGAGCCCTATGGAAATATTTATTTGTGTATGACGCAGCAAGCAACGCCGCACATGCAACTGTATCACAACGGTATGACTATTGAAAATGGTCTTGAAACAGAAGGCGATGTTCCTGTGGTACAGATGTCGATGGAAGAATATAAACAGGCCCTACAGTCTGGTGGCCTAGAAGGTTTTGGCTGTGGTAACCCCGCAGTCTCATGTTAGGAGAAAAATTATGAGTTTTGCAACAGATTATATAACAGCGTATAGATTACTACGTCATGGCGACGTTCCCGACGATATTGGCAGAGCCTTAGGCTATGAAGACAAAGATATTCTGCTTCGTCTACGTGCCCGCTTTGGTCGTGTGAGTCTTCGTGAGGCGGTTGATAAAAGTCGAGTTCGAATTTTTGGTCGCATTAAAGCTGCTATTTATGCTGTTAAGATGGTCAAAGAAATGAGACGACAAAAAGTTCTGATTACCAATATGCTTGGTCTTGAACAAGAGCCTGATGGCATTAGAGAGATTCATAAAAAATCCATCAATTTATTCCCTATTACGGTGCATCGCACAGTAGTTCAAATGCGTGAACCCAAGGAAGATGCCTAGACTCAGTTACTTGGTTTCAACTTATGATTCTGGCCAATTTCTAGACGGTCACATTGCCGATCTCATTGACCATCAAACAGATGGAGACTTTGAGATCGTAATAGTTAACCCGGCTTCGCCGGGCATTGATGGCCTCATTGCTGAGAAGTGGGCTCACGCGGATCCCCGCGTGAAGTATATCTACCATCACGAGAGAGAACCGTATGGAACCTCCTGGCTGCGAGCATGGCGAGCAGCCAGGGCTCCACTCGTGATGAACTCTAACACCGACGATTTCCATGAGCCCCGTACGACTGAATTAGTCCATAAGCACATGCGTCTGGCAACCAGCCCGATGCATACAGGTTCTAAGATCGGCTTTGGCTATGGTGGTATCACTGTGACAGACGCGAAGGTTCGTGCGACAGGAAGAGGCTTAAAACCTCCATTCAATTTTGAGGTCATGTCGTATGAGTGTCACGCTGGCCCGCAGGTTATCTGGCGAAACGACAAGCAATTCATTGATGATCTTGACTGGAATCTGATGCAAGAGCGTAGTGAGAGCTACAAGTCGGCATTTGACTACTGGCTTTGGCTGTACTTCATGAGTAAGGGGTATCGTGGCTATGTGATTCCTGAGTATCTTACGATTTACCGGCAACGTCCCGATTCTATTGAGAATCGAAATAAATGGGCTAATAATTGGGAAACTTATGCTGCCATCAGTGAGTTTTTCGGTCATAATTTCGATGGCAAATTGACACATGCACAGGAGTTTAGGGATTTCGACGCTCTACCTCCGCGAGACGCATGGGTTGCTACAATGCAAGCAGGCGAACAATGGGAAAAATCAGAGATAGATGGTATAGGTTAGTTGCTGGCGGTCTTTTGCAGGCCAAGAAGCGTTTAGCTACTAAATTAGCTAGACAGATTGAGATTACAGCAGAACATGCAGCCCAATGGAGGATTGTCCAGAGACAATTCATCGCCCTGAAAGATGATATGAAAAAGATCCTTGCAGACAGAGACGATCAAATCGTTATTCTGAAAGAACATGTTAAGGCTGCCAAAGAGGGTCGAACAGATGACGTTGAGACAGCCAAGGACATTATCCGTGAACGCATGGGTATGGATCCAGACGCTCCTGGTAAGATGGACATATTACGAAAGCAGCTTCGCCAAGAGTGTGCCTATGTGATGTATCTAGAAGACAATCTTGAGGATGGATTGACAGAGTTTAATGACATACCGAAAGAAGAACGTAAAGTCTATTTTGAGCGTGTAGATGAGCGGGCACGATGAGCAAACAACGTATTGTGTCGCAGTCTTGGGGACGTGAGCGAGTCTTAGAAGAGAATGACAAGTATGTCCTTAAGATATTGGAAGTCGATCCTGGTCATCGACTGAGCCTGCAATTCCATGACCGTCAAAGACTTACATTGTATTGTCTTTACGGTCATGGGACGCTCTTTTTGACCAACGACCAACACGATAGCGAAAGATCCCTGCTGCCGGGGCGTTACGAAACAATCGAACCCGGCACCATCCACAGTCTTGAATCATCAGGAACGGCCCCCTGTATTGTGATGCAGATTTCGTGTGCAACAGCAAACGACACCACCATCTTAGACGTTGGCAGGTTCCTCGACCCCTTTAGCAATGATTAAAATATTACATTATCTCCGTAACCTCGGATTAGGTGGTACGGAAAAGACTTGCCAGTTGTTTTTTGAGCACGCGAGCAGTGATTTTGAAGTTACGGTTATACATGAAGAAAGTGGTGACTATACACGTATAGAGGAATTTAATAAAGCCGCCAGGGTTAGTAAAGGATTGGTGCATGCTATTGATTCCTATGGGAGCAACCCACGACTGAAAGGTGACCCTGATCCAGCCCCTCTACAAGAGGTTATCGACACTTTAAAGCCCGATATTTTACATGTCTATCGTAGCGGTTATAGCGAATTTCCGGCCAATTGCGTATATGTACCGCATACTGTTGAAACAAATGTATTTGGTTTTCTAGATCCATCTCTTAATGGTCGCACCCTTTTCATGAGTAAGTGGCTCATGGATTATGCACTTAAGAGTGGACGCTGGAACGTAAAGGCTTTTGCGTGGGCAAAAGATAGGTTTGATTACGTGAACAATCCGGTTGAAATGCCCTACACAGACGCTACATTTTCTCACCTTTCAAGCGATGCTATTTGGCTTGGTCGTTGTGGGCGTCCGGATAATGGCATCTACAATTCTGTAAGCGTAGACGCTGCTCGTCTGTTACGTCTACAGGGGTACGACATTCGCTTTTTAGTGGTGGCCGCACCACCCAATATGATCCTTGACTTGGAGCGTTACAAGATTCCTTTTGAAGCTATTGCACCCACGACAGATCCGTTAGTGCTGAGTCAATTTTACAACAGCGTGGACATTTATGCCCACGCTAGGGCGGACGGAGAAACCTTCGGTGTGAATATCGCTGAGGCAATGATCCATGGGAAACCCGTCGTGACGCATATCGCCACGCCGAGCTTCCCAGGTATGGGAGTATTCCAATCACAAACAGAGCTTGTCGAGGATGGCCTGACTGGTTTTATTGTACAAAATAATGCAGCAGAATATGCCGAGGCACTCAAGCGTATTATCGAAGATGATCAATTGGCCGCGAAGATGCGAGTATTAGGACGTTTTAAAGCAACGCGTGACTATCATGTTGATGCGTGCATGAAGAAGTTAGAGAGAATTTACCGAGAGGTTGTATCGTAATGCAAACACTAAAATTTGATAAGATGTTTCTCTTGCAGAGAATCAAGGAAAACCGCAAAAGACACGAAGAGATTTTCAATGAAGCCATTGGAAACTATCGTCAAACATTGATTGAAGCCATCGAGGCACGTCTTGAACTTGTGCGGACTGATGAAGCTTCGGAGTGGCATGGTCGCATTGACCTTGAGAAACCACAACACCATATTGCCGAGTATGATCGTGTCATCATGATGATTGAGCATTGTGTGGAGACAGAGATTGAGTTGGACGAACATGAGTATGCTCAGTATGTCATGGATAATTGGACATGGCAGCGTGGATTCCTGACTTCTAATTCAATGTATTCTACCATGGCCGCTTCTGGTTGTGCCGCACTATAATGAGTAAGATCAAAGTAGTACATCACACTAAATATCTTGGCTATAGTGGTACGGATCGAACAGCACAGTTATTTTGTAAGTACCTTGCTAAATCAGATCGTTTTGAGCCATTCATTGTGTATAGAAATCTACCGGATGCCTATCCACGACTTGAGATTGTGCAGGAATGGATTGGTGCTGATCATGTGATCCCATATGAATGGGAACCCGGAGAACAAGGCAAGAAAGCTCCATACGTACCTGAGCGATGTGATTTACAGCAAGTACTAGCGGACATCAATCCTGATATTGTACACCTACATCGTACAGGGTACGCTGAGCATCCTGGCTTCCGTTATATGGCTCCGTATGCCAAGTGGGTGGAAACTAATATCTTTGGCGAAGCTGATTTCACGCCCGAAAGCCAGATTGATATGCATATCTACATTTCGGATTATATTAGAGCAAGAGCTATGGGCAACGGTAGTCCGGATGGTCCCGTGCTTTACAACCCTATTGACCAGCCCGTTCGTGATGTTACCCCTGGACTCAAGCTATTGTGTCGCGAAGAACTATTGGACAAGTTCAAGATTCCTCGTGATGCTCTGCTGCTTGGACGCGTCGGACGAGCAGACAACTTTGACGCCATCTCTCTAAAAGCGTTTGCAGAGATTGAGCAGATGCACCCGGAGGCGTTCTATATCGTTGTCAATCCCTGCCCTCGCTGGAAAGACGTAGCTGAGGAGTTAGGCATTCAGAACATCAGATTTAGTGAACCTATCATTGACGACTATGATCTATCGAATTTCTATCATGGGCTGGATATTTATGCTCATGCTCGACATGACGGCGAATGCTGTCCCTGCAACATTCAGGAAGCGATGATGCACCGACTGCCCGTTGTTTCTCATGAGTCTGCTATCTACAATGGGCAGTCAGAGATTGTTGGTAACGCGGGATTCGTGGTGCCGCTTGGTGATTACGTTGCGTATCGTGACGTATTGCATGAGTTGATTGTTAATCCAGAAATGGCCTCTGAGGATGAATCATGTTTGATTCGCCTCAGAGAGCACTTTGGCCTTGAAGCTCGTCGTCGTGCCATGCGATACTTCGAATCGGAGTGCATGACTAGTCAACTTGCACAGTTGTATGATTGGGTGTTAGCGAAATGACTATTGAGCTAGCAAAAGCCGTTTTAGAGTGGTGGGAAGACCAACCGCAAGAGCCAAAGCCTCGTTTTGTGCAACTAGCTGAGAATGAAGCCGAAAGAGTTCTCGATGAAGACGGTAAGTGTAAACGTTGTGGCGGCTGGGGTGCTCCTACTGGATGTCGCACTTGTGGCACAACTTGTATGGGTGGTTAATTCATGACAAAAATCATATCTTTTTCTTTATGGGGAAACGAGCCCAAGTATTGTATTGGAGCTATCCGTAACGCGGAGCTTGCAGAGGAAATCTATCCTGGATGGGAAGTACACATACAAATGGATTATCAAGTACCCATGTATGTCTGGCGAGCACTTGGAGAGATGGGCGACCACGTTCATGCTATTCGTCGTTTAGATCCAGAAACCCATGGTATGGCCAAGGGCGACTGGCGTGGCATGTTTTGGCGTTTTGAGTATGCGTGTTGTCAGGGCTTGGACAATGAAGTGGAAGCATTCATTTCACGCGACTGCGACAGCAGACTATTTCGCCGCGAAGCGGCAGCGGTTGAAGAGTGGCTAGAGAGTGGTAAAGGATTTCATATCATGAGGGATCATCCTTGGCATGGTTCACAAATGTTGGGCGGTATGTGGGGTTGTCGCAATTATGCTCTACCTGAGTTTCTAGACCTCATGTATAATACGGATGGTACTAACAATCTACTCGGCCATCACGATAATCGTTGGCAATGTGATCAAGACTTTCTGAACACCATGATTTATCCTCGTATCGTAAACGACGCGATGATTCATGCAAGCTTTTTGAAGATGGAACCACACGCAAAAGACTTTCCTGTGCCCCGGCGGGGCACAGAATTTGTTGGACAGATTTTTGATGAGAACGACGCAGTTATACCTGAACACGTAGCCGCATTGGCACAAGCACTATGAAAACCTTAGATTTTGATGAAATCAAACAAGATGTCGTAAATTTCTTACTTGAAACATGTCTTGATACTCATGTAACAGGATGTGTGTTTGAAAATCGAGTCGTATTTAATGTCTATGTTAGAAATTCAACGCTCGATATAGACGAGGGTCGTCTGCAAGCAATCTTAGCAAAGTATAATTTGGTGGGAGATGATGACTTAGTACATACATTTCCAGTGAGTCCAGGAGGATTTTACAATCAGTATTTTAATATTGGTTGTACGGCTCAAGAGGCCATACGTGTATCCATGACTTTAGATCCTAATTATCAAAAACCAAACGAAGATCCTATTGCTGTTGTACGTCCATTATGAAAGCTCTAACGTTTGATGATATCTCTCTTGTCCCGCGATACAACAACATTGCTTCGCGGAACGACGTAGACACCAACGTACAGTTTGGGGGTCTCAAATTGAAAATTCCTGTGTTTTCAGCCAATATGGAGACTGTAACTGGTGCTACAATGGCTGATAAAATGTCACAACTTGGTGGCCTTGGGTTTCTTCATAGATTTTGTTCTATTGAAGATAATGTTTCTATGTACCTTGATGCTACGCCCGGTAAAGGAATATCAAAACGAGACCACCTAGTACAAGGCACTGAAGCTGTAGTGTCACTCGGTATCAATGAGGGACTTGAGCGTTTCCATGCTCACTATGAGGTAGGTGCTCGCTACTTCTGTGTTGATATTGCACATGGTCACAGTCAGTTGGTTGGACGTATTATTCAACAGATCAAAGAATTCAGCGATGACACGTTTGTCATCGCTGGGAACGTCTGTCACGCTGCCGGGGCTGAATACCTTGCAGACAAGGGTGCTGATGCGGTAAAAGTTGGTGTCGGCCCCGGAAGCGTATGCACCACACGCATCAAAACCGGTTTCGGTGTGCCACAGTTTTCGGCAATCAAAGCTTGTCGAAGAATCAATGTCTTTGTCATTGCTGATGGTGGTATACGGCATCCGGGGGATGCCGTAAAAGCATTTGTGGCGGGTGCAGATGCCATCATGTTAGGCGGCATGCTTGCCGGGTGCGACGAAACCCCTGGTGAAATTCAGCATGAAACTATTACGCTTGGTGGTACTTACCATGATCATAAGTTCAATGTCAAAAACTCGGGATACAAAGTATTCCGAGGCATGGCTTCCAAGGAAGCTCAGGATGATTTCATGGGCAAAATGAGCGGCTGGAAAACGTCCGAAGGCGTAGAGATTAAGATTGAGGCTAAAGGGCCTGTTGTGAACGTAGTGAACGATCTCATGGGCGGTATTCGTAGTGGTATGACTTATGTTGGAGCCAATAGACTGAAGGAACTACGAGAGCGAGCAGACTGGGTAGAAGTTACTGCTGCTGGCCGAACAGAAGGTAGCCCGCATGGCGAAGGGAGACTATGAATCAAATTCACAAACTACCGCAACGTATAATAGACAAGATTTCTATTAATGGCAAGACCGATTGTTGGGAGTGGATCGCGTGCATTGATCGTGGTGGATATGCCAGAATCCAATATCAAGGTAAATTTGCTTCTGCTCATAGAATTGTTTATCAGTTACTTTGTGGCGAAATTCATAATGAGACATTAGATCATTTATGTCGCGTGCGTCATTGTGTAAATCCAGATCATCTAGAAGCTGTTTCGAATAAGAAAAATTGTTTGAGAGGAAATGGTCCTACGGCTAAAAACGCTCGTAAAACTCATTGTAAACGCGGACATCCATTATCAGGTAGTAATTTAGCGTTATGGAAATCTGGTGGTCGTAGATGTAAAACATGCATGAATGATCGCAAACAAGCGAGAAGGAGAGCGGGATGCGGATATTAGTATCGTACCGCGGCATTCCGCAAAGTCCAGGCTGGAGTACAGGAGACATGGTTGTCAAGGCATTTCGTGCCCTAGGTCATAAAGTTTTTCCGTATGCTAAGTACTACCAAGAGAATCGTTGGGTAGACGAACGTCCGCCATTAGATAGATACGATTGGGATTTGATTTTAGTTCTTGAATGCAACGACGGCGAGCCTCAGTATCCAGAGTTGCGTATCACGCGAGCACGAAAGAAGGCGTGTTGGCTCTTTGATACGAGCTATCACGAAGATCGTTACACGTTGTTTGCCAAGTATTTTGGTTTCGATTACCATTTTCTAGCCAACCCACTGACGGTCCAAGAATACAAAGTATGGGAGTTTTCTAATGTCCATTACCTACCTTATGCATGCGACCGTGACCTACATGGACGTTCGTTGGAGCGTCCCAAGACGCGTGACGTGGTGCTTGTTGGCTCTATCCGGGATGATAGGCTTAAGCTTGCTCGCGAACTTAGTATTTTGGGGGTAGACCTTGAATTGATCGGGGATGTATTCCGAGAAGACTACATTGACGCCCTGGCGTCCGCCAAGATTGTCGTCAACCAAAACCCTATGGAGGGTCGTGGGCTTTTGAACATGCGTTTTTGGGAAGCACAGGCTGCGGGAGCATATGTACTTACCGAACGAGAAGATTTGTCTCTCAACGCGGAATTCATCACGCCCTGTATCGCAGGATCATACAAGGGTCCGCGGGATTTAGCCTCTCAGTGTAATAGTCTATTGTGCGAGCAGGATCTTAATCAAATTATGACTAATGCCCTGATACATAGTTCACAAAAGTATGCTTTCGAGCACCACACCTATCAGAATCGTTGTGAGACTATTCTTGATACGATATTTCCCCATGAAAGAAACTGATACTATCAGTGTACTGATCTGTGTTCACAGTCAGGACCAAGAACACGACGCCCTCCTACAGCGGGCACTCGAATCCTTAGTGCGGCAGACGTACGAGGATTTTCAAACGGTTGTCGTGTTAGATGAGTGCTGGGAGAGCACTCTCAGCATCGTGGAAAGCTATGGTGAAGTACTAGATATTCGTTTTTTCAAGCGTCCCCAGAAACAAGGTTTGGCTGCGGCGAAGAACTTTGGCTTATCGAAGTGTGAAGGCGATTGGGTTGCCTACCTTGATGCCGATGATAGATATATGGATTGTAAGCTTGATGTCCAGCGTAAATGGATGTTAGAACATCCAGTTGATTTTTGTGGTACACATTCTTGGGATATTCTTGATGGTTATATGGTGCCTAATTGTTTTGGTGTTACGGCATACGTGACACATAATGAGATCATAGAAGCATTACCGGAAGAAAATGTCATGTGTCACGGCAGTATGATGATCAGAAAGATCGCTATTGATAGTCTTCATGGTTACCAAACTGATAAGGTTTATCTTGGCCGAGAAGATTGGGAGTTATGGGTGAGAGCCGTTCAGGCTGGTTTCCGTTTTGGCCAAGTGCCGGAACGCCTCTATGTATATTCTTTAGGAACTTCTGTACCTCGGTAATGCTATGCGACTTGTTGATGTATATTACGATCGATTTTTAACGAAGTATTCAATTGATTCTACGACTGAATGTTGGATTTGGGATGGTTGTAGGGACCAAGATGGATATGGTCAGTTTCATTATCAGAAGACGGTACGAGCACATAGGTTCATCTATGAATATATCTATGGTCCTATTCCCGATGGTATGACAGTACATCATAATTGTGGTATTAGAGAGTGTGTGAATCCAGACCATTTAGAGCTTCTGTCTTGTAGAGATAATGTTTTACAAAATGGGGGTCCTACTGCTATCAATGCCGCCAAAACACACTGTAAGCGTGGCCATAGTTTTGACGAACCCAATACTTATGTAGATAAGTATGGTCATAGAACCTGTCGTGCATGTCGTAAGCTTCGTAAACAAAAAAGTCAGGCTAGGTATCAACAGTCATGAAAATTCTATATATAGGCTTGCTTTACAACTATGGCAAGAAAGCAGAAGGGTTTTCTTACGAACACTTTAACCTAGAAGCTGGTTTCAAGGACTGTGCTGACCGTGGCATGTTTCAAGTAGATAGTCTCTACCCCGATGAATGTAGCAATATTCATAGTGCTGCGTTGGAACTAGTCATTGATGGTGGATATGATGCTATTTTCCATGTTGCTTTCAATGAGCATTTGGATTTCCCGGAGTCAGCAGCAAAGCTGGCCATCAAGAAAGAGATCCCCGTGATTCAATGGGACTGTGATTCGTCTTGGCGGTTTGGTCATTGGATTCAGCCACGCAAAGATCGTGTCAGTCACTTCGTTACGACACATTCGCGTACAGTAGAGTGGTATGAGCGTTTTGGCATGAAAATCATCAAGTCTCAATGGGGAGGTTCTCCGTACTACCACCCAAAGGGTGGTGATATTCAGTATGACGTGACGTTTGTTGGTCAGAAACATGGTCGTATGCCTGATGGTCGTTTTCTACGCTCTGAGATCGTAGACTCTATTCTGGCATCAGATATTCAAATTGATCTCTTTGGTAATTATTGGGAAGGATATGAGAATTGGCATGGTTATCTCACCAGCTTCCATGATATGATCGATGTTTTTGATACAAGCAAGATTTGTCTCAATCTGTCGAATCCGTGGCACCATGGTACTATGCCTCAAATCAAGGGTAGACACTTCGAGATCCCGCAGACCGGCAGATTGCAGGTTTGTACCCCGGCGGACGACTTGGAGTCTTATTTTGAAGATGGCAAAGAGATTGTTATTGCCAAGACGCCCGCCGAGTTGATTGAGAAGCTACAGTATTACTTGGATAACGAAGAAGAACGCGAGACTATCGCCAAAGCTGGCCGTGATCGCATGCTTGCGGACCATCAGTGGTATCACCGCTTCGAGCGTATTTTCAAAGAGGTTGGTATCCTATGACTCAAGGCTATAACAAATTCAAAGATTCGCCTGACAATCATGACTTCATGACCAGCGATCATATCGCTGGGTTTCTGCGTAATCACAGGACTGGACTTGATAATCGAGGCCGTCATACTCTTGCTAGGCTTGTTGCATCATATGATGACCCTAAAGTCTTAGATGTTGCTTGTGGTACATGTGTGAATTGGGAAGTTTTCAAGACGGCTGGTGTTACATGTCGGTATGTAGGCTTGGATCGTACGGAAGGAATGTTGCGTGAGGCTGATAAACGTTACGGCGGCGAGATCAGTTTACATCATGGTTATGTACAAGAAACATATTTGCCTGATGATTTCGCTGACATAGTGATCATGCGACATATCCTTGAGCATCTTCAAGAGGGCTACGAAGATGCTATCCGCGAGGGACTTCGGGTTGCCTCTAAGGAACTCGTAGTGGTGTTTTTCCTGGAACCTTCTAGTGCGGCCGAGGATGATATCAGTGAATCTGAACCTGATGAGAATGGCTGCACGTACTTCTGGAACATTTATAGCTGGGACAAATTTACAGAGTTTGTTGTTGGCCTTGGCGTGCAGATGAAAGTAGGGCATGTGGCTACTCCTGGAGCGGCCCATGCGGATACTATTGTACGATTGATCAAATGATTCCCGATATCACATACTTCATTCTCGACTACAATCCCCGCTGTCAAGAGCAGGCAACTACATATCTTGATTTATGTATGCGGTCATTGTACTCGAACCGCAATTCAAGCCTGACGAGCGAAGTCTATGTGATCGATCAGGGCAATATTTATATAGACTACAAGAATGAATTAGCTAATAAGTGTTCTGATTACTGTTTTAATTTTATCAGCCTGGATGAAAACAAAGGCATTTCGGGTGGCATCAATCTTGCTGCCCGTCTGAGCCGCAGTCCATATCTATGTCTAGTGACCTCGGACACAATATTCACTCCTGCCCTTGATACGGTTCTTTTAGGAGAATTGGAAGCCCACCAAGATATCTACCAGATCACTCCTGCTGTGGATAAAGGCGATGTACCGTATCAAGTGCAGGGGTATACGAATGATACTGACCCTATCCGTTGTATCTCTCAGGAGCTTACGATTCAATGCTGGAAACGTGAAGTGTTTAGCATGATAGGCTATTGGGATGAGCGATGGCTCGCTTGCTATGAATCGCTTGACTATCCTTTGCGTCTGTTTTTAAGAGGCCAGATGTCGGCTGCTATCACACACAAGATCGCATGCCACCACGAACACAATACCACGCTTCACAATGGTTCTTTGGCGGACGCCTACGGTGGTGAGTTCGAGCATGCCCCTTTGCGGCGTATGTGGGATGAGAAGTGGCCCAATCTTGATTGGGATATGATGTATGATTTGAACCAATACACAGAGAGGGTTCGTCAAAATCTTGTCTTGAAATACCTACGTAACATTAGTTTGTATTATTAATTGCCATGCTAACGATGACTGAAATTTTTGATAGCGAGGGCGGCGACAAAGGATCTTTCTTTTGTCATGTTGGCACAACCGAGAACCTTGCACATGGGTATACTGCCGTGTATGAGAAGTACATGGAGTCATGCCGCAATGAGCCAATCAAGATGCTAGAAATTGGCATCTGCTCTCCGTTTTATCCAGGTGCTTCTCTTCGGTCTTGGTATCGGTACCTGGAACAAGCAGAGATTTTTGGCATTGACATCGTTGAGTGCTCTCGATTTGAAAACGACCGGGTGCAAACCTTTGTAGTCGATCAAACCTCTAAAATTCAATTGCAGACGTTTGCGGCTGACATGCCGTCATTTCGCTTTATCATTGATGATGGCTGTCATGACCATAGGGCCATTTTGATTTCTCTTGGTGCCTTGTTTCCCAAGCTTGAGAGTGGTGGCGTGTACTTTCTTGAAGACCTACACGTTGTAGATCGTACTGAGCTTCTTGGGCTGAAAGACCGTATGCTAGTGACATCACATATCACACGAGAAGAATGTGAGTACATCAACGAGAACATAGCAGACGTAATGTTTACTGACGACAACAAGATGTGCGTCATCACAAAGAAGTAATGAGGAGTTTGAATATGTCTAATAAAGTATGTTTCATCATAGCCCACAAGTATTTCAGAGGGTACGAGTCGTATCTCAGCTACTACATTGACAACATTCAAAGGCTCTACCCAGAGGCATTGACCATTGTAGTTGACAACAACTCACAGTTTACAGAGGACACCTTTGGTCCCCTGAGGGAGTATGACAACGTGATTCTATTAGAGAATGACATTGAATGCAAGTTTGAGCTTGGTGCTTATCAAGTTGGCATGAGATATCTTATCGACAATGATCTACTCGGTGAGTTTAGCTATTGCATCTGTACCCAAGACAACTTTGTTCTTAAGAACAAGTATGACTTCAATGTCTTAGTAGAAGAAGGCACCTATGCATTACCTATCAATTCGATGTATGCAGATGGAGCACGTCAGGACGTTTGTGATCATGTTCTGAACATATTGGGCATGAATGATAATTGGGACAAGATTAACTTTTGTTGGTGTAGTAGTTTTGTTGTTGCTACTCATAAGGTAGAACAATTGTACGGCTGGCTCAGCCAAATTGTTCAGGCTACTAGGACCGACAGTGAAGGTGCAGAAAGATATCTAGCTAGACTTTTGTGGGAACTCAACGAAAGACGAGACTGTGGCGATATCGACGGTACTGCTGCCGACCTACACATTAGGCATTATGACACATGGCAGGTAGATATTCGCGGCGATGCCACGTCTTATTTCGTGAAGAAGGTTCAGCAGAAAACCGAGCATACTGTAGATAAAGATACTCCTCAGATTGTAGTGCCTCCTCAAGTTATGGTTCGTACGCCCCCTATCATTAAACGAGAAAGTAAATGACACGTTTTGCGGTTTGCGGGGATTCTGGAGCTGGAAAGACAACGATGGCGACGACTTTGGCTCGTCATTTGTCGGGTGTAGTGATTTTAGAATGCGACAGATATCATCGATGGGAACGCAATGACCCCCATTGGAAATACTATACTCATTTGAATCCAGGAGCTATTGAACTTGGTCTCATGAATAGAGACGTACAAACGTTGGAAGAACATAAGAGTATCTTTCGGAGAGGTTACGATCACGCGACAGGTAGATTTACACCAGACCAAGAGATCAAGCCCGCAGACAATATCATTGCCTGCGGATTGCATACATTCATATGTCCAGAAGGATTGTATGATGTTAGTATTTTCATGGATCCAGATCCCGTGCTGAAAACCCAATGGAAGATTTCCAGAGATATTGGCAAGAGAGGCTACACCCTTCAAGAAGTAAAGAAGCAAATTGCAAAGCGACAAAAAGACTATGTGTCGTTCTTGCAACCCCTTATGTTGCGTGCAGATGTCATTGTGAATTTTTGTACCGAAACTGGTATCTACACTGATTCGATTAAAGGGATTGGAAGGTTTCTGAGGGTCTTCATTAGGGAGACCTATCAAACAAGCGACATACTGAGTAAATTTGACGAACTGGACCTTGATTATAGCTTCTCAGAAGCAAGTGATCGACCGGAGTTTTGGCAAATAGATATCAAGCAGATCAGTAGTGGTTACTATTATGATTACGTTGTACTATGCGTACTAGACATTGCGAGACAAAATGAAGCATCCTGAATTGATCGATCTAGGAATCCAGTTGTCGGATTTTGTCGTGGGTACTGAGGGTAACGTATCACAAAGAACAGAACGTGGGTTCGTCATCAAGGCTAGTGGTAAATCCTTGAAGCACATGAATGATGACGCACTTGTACACTGTGACACTGACGGTAGACCCTTGCCTGATCAGCATGGGATGGAATCAGTTAGGCCAAGCATGGAGGTCAGTTTTCATGTCTGGATTTACAAGAACTCAGATTACAGCTTTGTGGCTCATACACACCCCACAAACGTCTTGAAGATTCTATGCTCCCCCTGGGCTGCCATAGGACAATTTGCAAGCAAGAGACTTTTTCCAGATCAGGTAGTATTCAATGGTGCCAGGGCTTATGTCGTTCCATATGCTACCCCAGGTGAGGATCTGACAAATGCAATTATGAATGCGGTTCTGCCGGGCGTGTCGGTGCCTAGTCTGTTTCTACTCAAGAATCATGGCATTATTTGCTGTGCCAATTCAGTACAACAAGCCGTGACCATGACCGAAGTCTGCGAAAAAGCAGCGGAGATTTTCATTGGAGCCCACGCTCTTGGCGAACCCACTTTCTTGAGCGATCGACAGGTGCTTGCCATTCAGGGGCATCCGGATGAGGTATATCGACATGATCATTCGAGTTGACATCGATGAGACCATTTGTTTTTATAAAGAGGAGATCGCTCTTGATGGTAAAAAGAACTATGGTGCGGCAATACCACACCATAAGAATATTGCCAAGATCAATGCTCTATATGATGCTGGCAACATCATAATCTACTGGACCTCTAGAGGCAGCAGAAGCGGTATCGATTGGACTGAGTTTACAGAGCGACAACTGAACGAGTGGGGAGCAAAGCACCACGAACTACACTGTGACAAGCCCTACTACGACGTGTTCGTAGAAGATCGCAGCGTCAGGATTGAAGAACTATGAATCACATGGACGACATTCACTTGGAGAATAGAGGGAAGCTCATTGGAGAGAACAAAGACCTCTTAGAGCAGACGGCCTTTCTTGAGTTTGGGGTGTATCATGGAACCTCCATGTTGATGTGGCATGGCCTGTATGAGCGTTACGACGTGTCTAAAAACTTCATTGGTTTTGATTCCTTTCAAGGCATCCCAGAAGAGACAGAGGATGAGAACAGTATTGATGATTGGAAAGAGGGAAGCTTTAGCACTAATGGTGTAATCAATCCAGACTTGTGTAAGCCAGACATCCGACTGGTCAAAGGCTTCTTTAGTGATTCTTTGACTGATGATGTCGTCAAGATGTTGGGAGGCACTAAGGTTGGCCTCGTTCACATGGACTGTGATACATACTCTTCTACGAAAACAATTTGGGAATGGCTGCTCAAGCATGATCTTCTAGCGTTCGGAGCCTTGGTGGTCTATGATGACTGGGGAGGTTATCTCAAGGGTGGGTGTGGTGAATATGATCTTGGTGAGGCCAAGGCCCACCGAGAGATTGAAGCGGAGCATAACATCCATTTCACAGACCTAGGCAGGTACATTGTTGACCCTACGTTCTACGTAGTAAAGATGTTTAGATATGAAGATTATTTCTCATAGAGGCAACATCCGTGGGCCTAACCCCAAAAAAGAAAACATGCCGCTGTACGTAGACGAGGCCATAGGGCTGGGTTTTGATGTAGAAGTTGATGTCAGAGTGATAGATGGTAAGGTTTACCTTGGTCATGATGGTCCTGACTATGAAGTAGATTTAGATTGGCTTCTTGAAAGAAGGCATAATCTTTGGGTCCATTGTAAGAATTTGGAAGCAGCACACTGGCTCGCTACTGACTTAAGATGTTTTTGTAGCATAAGCGATCCTTTTTGTTTCATTACTCAAGGTTATTTATGGTTAAATGATTTAGAAGTTGAACCAACGGATAATTGTATTGTACCATTACTGCATACTGATGACCTCAAACGCTACAGGTTTATGGGTGAACCCTGGGGCGTGTGTACCGACTATCCAATGGAGATCAAATAATGCCGCGTGATATTCAATTAATTATACCGATGGCTGGTAGTAGTGAAATGTTTACGAACGTTGGCCCCAAATGGCTAATTGACATAGATGGCAAACCCATGATTCAACATGTAGTTGATCAATTTCCTGGAGTTACGGACATACTATTTATTTGTAACAAAGAGGAATTACAAAATCTAGATGTGGCGAACGCACTAAAGTCATTAGGAGGTAGAGTAGTTGGAGTAAATCCAAACAGCAACGGTCCAGTGGACACTATACTTCAAGCTATAGAATACATCTCAGATGAAAAAGAGATTGTAGTGAGTTATTGTGATCATGGAATGGTTTGGAATTTTCACTCCTTTCTAGAAGAGGTTAGGCGTGGAAATTTTGATGGTGCCATGACTTGTTACAATGACTTTCATCCACATACATTGGGAACGACTGGTCTATACACCTTTTGTAGACAAAAAGACAACAAGCTCTTAGAGGTACAGGACAAGAAGCCTTTTATAGAAGAGAGGAGTTCTGAGTTTGTTTCAAGCGATGTATTTTACTTTAGGAATGGTGGTATACTGAAAAAGTATTTTGAGACGGCTATCGACAAACCGGGCATGAGTTATGATGGGAATTACTTTGTTGCTCTGGTATACAACTTGCTGATAGCAGACAACTTGAATGTTCATGTCCATAAAATTGACACAATGTTATTGTGGGCCACACCAGAGGATCTGGAGGTTTACAAACAATGGTCAAGATACTTTGCCCAGAAGAAGCAAAAGACAGATAGGGCACCAGAGCAAGACTTCACGTTGATCCTGCCTATGTCGGGCAAGGGTACGAGATTTGCTAGGGCAGGGTACAAGTTGCCGAAACCACTACTGCCTGTTGATGGTAAGCCGATGGTTGTTCAGGTTGCGGAGTGTTTACCAAGACATACAAATGATGTTTTTATCTGTTTGGAGGAGCACTCTATTGGTCGTACGCTTCGAGATCATTTTCCTAACTCGATAGTGCGGATTATTGATTATGTTACGGAGGGCTATGCTGCTTCGTGCGAGTTGGGAATTGACCTTATTGATGAAGATAACCCTATCATGATTTCTCCCTGTGACAATGGAGTTTCGTATGACGAGCAAGCATTTTTGGACATGGTTGCTGACGAAGATAACGACGTGATAGTTTGGTCTTTTAGAAACAGTCAGGCGAGCAAGACAAATCCAGCCATGTATACTTGGATGGATGTTGATGAGAACAATTTTTTGTGTGACATGCTTTATAAGCAAGTGCCCAAGGGAGATCCTCTAAAGACTCATGTCAGTGTTGGCATTATGTATTTCAGAAAAGCCAAGTACCTCTTGGAAGGTCTCAGAAAGAATCGTGAACAAAACAAAAGACCAATTGGCGAGCTTTGTATAGATAGTGTTGCACATCAACTTGCAGACAACAACTACAAGGTTAAAGTATTTGAAGTAGATCATTATGCTTGTTGGGGAACGCCCGGCGACTATAAAGCCTATCAATTTTGGGAAAATCATTTCGCATGTTCGCCGTCTTAGATATCAATAGGTCCAAAATCTGTTATCACACTCATCCATGCGTGTGGACTAGTGAGTATTACAAGTATTGCTTACACCTACTCATTTTGTCTTTACAACTGATTGACCAACCGATCAATATCATCTTGGGGACTATCGATTACAATTTTCGAAACACAAACAGAACTCTTCGGTTGGACATTCAGTCAGAGCATACCTTAGTGAAGCGTGGCGGAAGAGATGTTGGCGAGATTGTGTGGGGAGACGTGGATCTTTTGGACGAGGAGGGTAAGTACCTCATCAGGATACCAAACTATGAGTATTTCTCCAAGCTCGATGCTACCATTGAATACAGTCTTCCAAACATGGTAAACATGAGCACTAATGATAAGTACTCAGGCTACCTTGAAACCGCGACTTACGTAGCTCCAGTCATCTATTTTTCACCAGACTTTCAAAACAGACAAGGGACAGCGACGATCACCATGTTCTCAAACAATCCATGTGAGAGGAGACTTGAGTTCTCCACGAGGGCTAGAGACATTGTGAATATTCAAGGCGTCTTTTCCAAGGAAGACTTGAGGCAGGTTTACCATACCAGCAGGGTGATGGTCAATGTCCACCAGACTGATCATCACCACACCTTTGAGGAACTAAGGGTATTGCCCGCATTGTGCAATGGCGTGGTGATTGTGTCCGAAGACGTTCCTCTAAAAGATAAGATTCCTTACGCAGACTCTATCGTATGGTGTTCCTACGAAGATCTCGTTGAAACGGTTGAAGATGTACAACATAACTATAAACTTTATTTCGAGAAGATCTTTACGAGTAACCTAGAGGAGCACATCAGACAGCTCCATAAAGATAACATCGAAGGTTTGACTGATTTAATCCGTCAAATAGCTTGACACACCTAGGGTAAATTGATATAATAAGATATGGGTCGTACACTTGATTTAGAAGGTCAGAGATTTGGTATGTTGGTGACTACCAATACATTAAAACTTGTTAAATATCCTTCGAGAAGCAGTACTGTGCGTTTATGTCATTGTGATTGTGGCCAGTCAGTATGGTTACCAACTAATTATTTGACTTGTGGCAGAGTCAAGGCGTGTGGCTGTAGACGGCAAACGGCACCTGGCCGTGCGGCTAGAAATCAGATATTGGATGGATATAAACGTGGAGCAATAGAGCGTGGTCTAGAATGGAATTTAACGGAAGAAGAGTTCGATCATATTACTGCTATGAATTGTTTTTATTGTGGTCAGTTACCTAGTAGAGAAAAAATAACAAGAGGTAATAATGGTAGTTTTGTTTATAACGGAATTGATCGCAAAGATAATAGTAGAGGGTATTTGACTGACAACATAGTACCCTGCTGCTCTATTTGCAACAGAGCCAAGCGTGCAATGTCGTTTAATGATTTTATTCAATGGTTAGAATGTTTGGTTGAGTATAGGGGTGTACAATGCGGGTCTTGATTACCGGAAGCTCGGGCTTCGTCGGCAAGCATGTCGTCAAGGCATTAGAAAATGATCACGATATTCTGGCGTTGTCACGCAAAGGACTCGATCTTTTGAGTCCTCCCACCGGAGAGACGACAAGGGGTTTAGTGGGGGCCAATTCTGCCGAAGCATTGTCGCTGTGGTTTAAGAACTATGAACACTACAACGGTCGCATCGACGCTATCGTGCATCTTGCGGCAACATGTGGCGGCATCGGCATCAATGCGGACAACCCAGGTAGATTCATCTACGAGAATCTCCAGATGGGCATCAATGTACTGGAGGCGGCCCGACTCGCGGGAGTCAAGAAGATCGTTAACCTCGGCACGGTTTGTGCCTATCCTAAGTATGCTACTATTCCTTTTAAAGAAAGCGAGATTTGGGATGGATATCCAGAAGAGACCAACGCCCCCTACGGCATTGCCAAGAAGACCATCATGGAAATGGGCATTGCCTACTCACGTCAGTATGGGATGGACATTACCAATCTTGTGCCGGTGAACATGGCAGGAGAGCACGATAACTTTGATGAGTATTCGTCACATGTGATTCCTGCACTGATTCAGAAATTTGAGCATCCAGTAGAATATGAGAGCGGTCTTGAAATTGTTGATGAAGATCATTCAAGAACATTAGTACAGCTATGGGGTACGGGGTCAGCTTCACGAGAATTCTTGTACGCGGGTGATTGTGCTAGGGCCATTGCCGTTGCCTTAGAAAAGCATACTGGTCCTGACCCTATCAATTTGGGCACCGGTAAAGAAATTACTATTCGTCAGCTTGCTGAGTTAGTCAAGAAGGTTGGTGGCTATGATTCTTATATTGTGTGGGATAAAAGCAAGCCGGATGGTCAGCCTAGACGATGTTTAGATGTCACTAGAGCAAAGCACGTTTTGCGATGGGAAGCTACAACAACGCTGGAAGAAATTATCCGTCGTACTATTTCTTGGTATAGAGAAAATGGGTAGACCAGCATTAAATTTGGGTGGTAGGCGTTTTGGTAAACTTGTGGCTACGAATACGCTCCGTATTGCGGCGGGGAATAATCGCCAACGTTTGTGTTATTGTGATTGTGGTAATGAAACATGGCTTGGGACTACTAATCTAACCACCGGGCACACTCAAAGTTGTGGATGTTGGTTAATGGAATTTAAATCACTACCAAGCGGTCAAGCCGCTCGGAACGAAGTTTTTAGTGGTTACAAATCAGACGCAAAAAGACGCGGGCTGGAGTGGAATTTAACTGATGAGCAATTTGATGCTGTAGTTTCTCAATGTTGTTTTTACTGTGGCCTAGAGCCATCTAATCGTAACAGTGTGAATCGAAATGGTGGCCGTAAGAATAGATTAAGCTCTGGAGATTTTGTTTATAGCGGCATTGATAGAGTCAATAACAATCTTGGTTATCATGCTGATAATATTGTTGCTTGTTGTAAAATTTGCAACAAGGCCAAAAGTAACATGTCACTTTCCGATTTCTTAGAATGGATTAACAGGATCAAACAACATGACATCGTTTGTTAAACATCCAACGGCTCTTGTCACTGGAATTACGGGCCAGGACGGATATTACTTAGCACATTTTCTATTAGAACAGGGCTATCGAGTCGTAGGACTCGTACGTCGCACCTCCCTACCCACCGATTCGCGTCTGCGAACCTTACGCGGTAGCCCTAACTTACACCTGGTACATGGCGATGTGGACGACATCACGAGTATTCAGTCAGCTATCAGAGAATTTCAACCTCATGAATTCTATCACCTGGCGGCACAGAGTCACGTAGCTGTTTCGTGGGAAGTCCCTATTGCTACCGCTAACACTACTGGCCTTGGCGTGTTGAATTGTCTGGAAGCTTTGAGGCAGGAAAAACCGGACTGTCGATTCTATTTTGCTGGCAGTAGCGAGCAGTTTGGTAATGCGTTGCCTGATCCGGGCGGTATTATCAAAATACAAGATTCACAAACGGGTGAAATGACCAGGCAAAAATTGCACGAACGTTCCCCCATGCGTCCGGAATCTCCATATGCGGCTGCTAAGGTGTTTGGATATCACATTACTAGGGTATACCGTAGATCCTTTGATGTGTTTGCAAGCTGTGGCATATTGTTTAATCATGAATCGCCCGTTAGGGGCGAAGAGTTTGTGACTCGCAAAATCACGCGTGGTTTAGCACGCGTGAAGTGGGACCTACAAGAATATATAGAACTCGGTAATATGAACGCTTGTCGTGATTGGGGGTTTGCGGGTGATTATGTGCGTGCCATGCATGCAATGTTACAACATGATGAGCCCGATGATTTCGTGATTGCTACTGGCCAGACAAACTCGGTCAAGCATTTTTTCAACGAGTGTTGCGAGTGGTTTGACCTTGACCCCGCTGTGGTATATAAGGTCAACGATAAATTTATGCGTCCAAAAGACATTGAAGTACTTTTGGGCGATAGTTCTAAGGCACAAAGAGTATTAGGCTGGAAGCCAGAGTGTGATTTCGAGACTTTAGTCTCGAAGATGTGTCGATATGACTACCACCTACAATCCCCCGACCCCTCCATGTCGCGAAAGGCAGATGAGTTTCTTTTCTAAGAAGAGAGGACAGGATGAATAAAAAGAAAGAGATAGAAGAGGAGCACGTAATCACCGAGCGTGAGAAGCGTGCATGGGCTAAGAGCAAGGAACGTAAGAGTAGTCGCGAACGACCTAAGTTGGATCGTTTGCAACGTATTGAATTCCTCAAGCTTGTTTCGCAGATGGCTAGTGCTTCTACAATGGAGCGTAAGCTCAAATTGGAGCCAAGGGATGTTGCATTCTATAAGCGGGAACTCGACATTGAGAGTCCTGATGAGGCTCGCCGTATGGCCAGGAATCTCCAGGCTGAGAGCAATGAGGTTTATGAGGCTCGCGTGCTTGCACAAACCAAGAAGGCTCGGGAAGCAGAACAGATAGCCAACCAACGGCTTGATGAACTAGATGCCAAGAGGGCTGCCGACAAGGGTGGTTCAAGCCGTAGGGTGGACGTGACCAAGATCCGCCAAGAAGATGCTGAGCGTCAGCGTCGTTTTGCAGCACAGCAGGCTGAGCTAGATGAGCCCAAAACTAAATGGGAACTTCCCATGGAAGAGGGTGCTGGTTCTGAGGCTGAGCAGATCGATCGTTTCCGTCGTCTCATTATCTATCATGGTTTGGATGCCGTACGTCGTCAGCACGGTGCGAGTGCTGTTCAAGTCAAGTGGGAGGCCGCTCGATTGGGATTACGTATTAATTGGGATATCGTGCGTGGCTAATGAAACATACCAAAGAAAATCTTGAGCGGCTTTATGCCACTATGTCCTTGGACCAGATGGCCGAGCATCTGGACATGGCCAAGTCTACGCTGTACTATCACATGCGTAAGCTTAAGGTTGAAAGGCGTTCCAAGAGCGAGGCTCAACAACAACATCTAAGGAAATCTCCTCACCAACGTAAGGGTAAGACACATTCAAAAGAGACCCGGGAAAAGATTTCCCAGGGCACTCGTGAGTTTTGGGACTCTGACGAAGGGGAGAGTCAGAAGACACGATTGGGAGCCTTGCGTCGAAGAGAGTGGAAGAACCGTTCTGCCAAAGACCGTTCTTCTGTCGTCAAGAGACTCCAGGAAGGGATTCGCCCAGCCCCAGGCGAGCTTTCACGATTTGGTGAAAAGCTGGCCGTGTTTCTAGGCGAACATGAGAAACTTCGGACGGGAATTCAGTTGACACCTAGCCATGTTTCTGATATCATTCTAGATGACCGCAAGGTAGTGGTGGAGCTGATTCTACCTGTCGCCGTGTATGGTGACGAGCAGCAGGCAAAGATCGAGGTGAGGTATGACCGCTTGGCGGACCAACTCAATGACATGGGTTATCGCGTAATGGTCATCGAGGACCGTTCAAATTCTATCTCGACGGCACGATGCCAACGAGTATATGACGCCCTGGTGGCGTTTTTCCAGGACAGTAGTTTACAACGCACGACTATCGTGTCATAATGATATCATGAGTAAAGACCTATTCGAGACAGATTGGGAGAAAGAACTCCAGGATGGAGACACTGTAACACGTAAGGAGGATGGCGACCGAATGGAAGTCGTCTTACTTGCAGGCTTGCAACGACTTGCTCGTATGGCTGGCATTACAGGTCAGGACTGTACCATACAAACCCCCGCCCCGACGATGGTACAGGCTATTTTTAAATCCGAATTTCAAACCGAACGTGGCAGGGTAGTATTTACTGGTACAGCCGACGCCATCGTTGGAGGAACTCATGCCAACGTCAAAGGTATTTTCGCGAGCTATCCTACTGCCATCGCAGAGTCTCGTGCAGAAGCACGTTCGCTCCGCAAGGCACTAGGTATCAAGATGCTGTCTTCGGAAGAGCTTGGTTTCCGTGAAGGTGTTGGTGCTCTTGAAGCATCACCTACCGGCAAGGCCGATACTCAATTGGTCGCAGCTATCGAGAAACTTTGTGAGACACGCGGCGTTGAACCCGTTGCTGTCCTTGAAGCCGTGCTTGATGAAGCTCGTTCCTCAACAATCTTTGAGTTGACAGAGCTAACAGTAGATGAAGCCCAACGTGCGATGGGATGGTTGAACGACCATAAGCTCAAGAAGGCAAAACAAAGCACTCAGGCAAAGCGTGACGCACGCAAGAAGGAATTGGAAAGGAAGAAAGCATGAGCGAAACATATTTTGAATTAGATGATATGGCTTCAAAACTCTTTAGCGAGTTTCATAAAGCTATCGATGGTTTGCGTGCCGATGACACAGAAGCAAAAAAATATTTGTATGGTGCCTTTATTACGCTTCAAGAAGATATGTATTGTCTGGAAGCAAGACTAGCACCCGCGTCTCATTCGAGAGAACATCAGCGGTGTATTGCGGCAGAAGCACGCAATGGCATGTTAGCTCATTCTGATAAGAAGGACTAAAATGAAAGTATTAGTACTATGTGGTAGCGGATCCGTTCAAGCAGAAGGTGAGAGCCATGCTGAGCTTTGGGAGCAACTTGCTCAACTAGAGGAAGCATTTGGCGAGCATCAGTGTGGTAAATGTGAAGGCACTCATGTTCGTCATGTTGTCAGAGAAAATGACGGTGGTGACAAATTCTATGAGCTACATTGTTTAAAGAAAGGCTGCCGTGCTCGTCTACGCATGAGTGTCCGTAAGAAGGGTGGTGTGTTCTATCCGAAGCGTAAGGCTGGCGAAAATGATTCGTCTGGCTTGGAGCAGGGAGCATGGTTGCCGAATGGCGGGTGGATGAAGTATAACGCACAGATCGGTAAGGAAGAGTAATGGATCCTGTTTGCATTTGTAAGGGTCTTGATCCCCGCGACGGAAAGACCACGCACAGTCATCATTCATCTTGTCCTAGAGCAAAGCCATTTGAAGAAATGACTCCTGGTATTCGTGAGGCTAACGCTATGGCCAACCAACGACTCAAAGAAATACTAAGACAAAGAGAAAAGACTATGTTGACTTTTGATGAATACCAGGAAAGTACTACGCATACTCGTATTTACCGCGACTCGATTCGTACAATCCTGATGGGCCTTGGCATTGAAGGTGATGCACTCCAGGCGGTAACCAAACTACTAAGTACATCTTATGCTGGTCTCGGCTTGGGTGAAACTGGTGAAGTCCAAGGTAAGCTCAAAAAGATCATTCGTGACAGTGGTGGCGTGATTGACGATGATGTGCGTCAGAAGATTGCTGGTGAACTCGGTGATTGTCTGTGGTATGTCGCTGCGACAGCGGAAGAGTTTGATCTTAGTTTAGGTGATATTGCTCAGGCTAACTTAGATAAGCTGGCCGATCGCAGAGAACGCGGCGTGATTCAGGGTTCCGGCGACAACAGATGAGACGCCTGAATCGCAAATCAGAAGACAAACGCGTATTCACCTGTCCTCAATGCGAGAAGCATCGCATGACTCGACCCATCGCTCATGTAGTGAGCGATGAGAAACATCCCTATAAGACGAAGACTGGTGAGGAGCGTGAGTTCTTTATCGATATCTGTGATCCTTGCAAACGCCGCAACTTCCGCAGGCATTTCGAGCCATCGCGGGAGGACATTCGTAAGGTACTCAAAACTCTAAGTGAAGATGCCACACTAGCGGACGATCAATCTCTCGAAGATTTGCTGTGAAACTGAGATTTGGAAAATATACCGAAGCCCAACTTAGAGAAGTGATTAAAGAATCTAGGTCTATCAGACAGTCTCTTTTGAAGCTTGGTGTAAGCGTTAAAGATAATACCTATAGGGCTATCCGGCGACGTATTGATTATCTTGATATAGATACATCACATTTTACTACTAGTGGACCAGCCTGGAAGCGTGGCCGACGTACATCTATAGAAGATTATTTTAGTAATAAAGTCAAGATTACAAGCCACTTATTGCGTTGTCGTCTACTAGAAGACCGTATCTTTGAACACAAATGTTTCAATTGTTCTCGTTCTGAATGGTGTGATCAACCTATTCCACTAGAACTTAATCATATTAATGGCGATCACAACGACAATAGCTTTGATAACTTGGAATTATTGTGCCCTAATTGTCATGCTTTGACGCCACACTACAGAGGTAGAAAAAACAAAAACCAAAAATATAAAACGCATTGCAAACGCGGCCACGAACGCACCGAAGATAACTTACACTCAAATCGTGGGTGTAAAATATGCAAGAAAAATTACGACAAATTACGCAGGAATAGAAAAATTGGCCAATCATCGTAATTACTGGTTCTCAACAGCTCCAACCAGACACAGTGTCTCGTCGGGCTTAGTTCGTAATGCGGACGTGCTTATCATCGGCGGCGGTATCGCGGGTGTCAGCCTCCTGTATACCTTATTGAACGCGGGGTTCACTAACACTTATCTGGTGGAGGAATCCACCATCGCCGCCCATGCGAGCGGGCGGAGTAGTGGCCAGCTTATGCTTCGTGGTTTCAAGCTATTCAGTGAAATGCCAGAAGCCGATGGTATCGAATACCTTGAGTATGTGGGTGAAAACAATCGTCGTTTTCTCAGTGGTTTACGACGTGTAGCCTTTGACACTGACCTACGCGACTCAGGTGGATTACGCCTAGCAGTTACGAAAGAGGAACTAAAATCTCTTGAGAAGGAGTCTGAGTTTATACTTAGGCATCGTGACCTCAAGTGTCCCATGTTGACGGCTAAGGAATTACTAGGTCTTATCCCACAGACTAATTTTTTAGGCGGCATGTTCGTTCCCAATGAGGCTATTTTTAATCCATACAAAGTTGTGAATGGATTACGGGAATTCATTGAGAAGAAAGGATCTAGGGTTATTACGGATGCACAGGCGACTGCGGTAACTAAGAATACAGATGGCACTTTGGGTGTTTCAATTCGACATCGAGGAACCATTCGAGCAAAGAAAGTAATTTATGCGACCAATGCATACACACCAGAACTACTGCCTGAGTTGGCCGAGGCCATAACTCCCTATCGCGGGCAAATGATAGGTACCGATTATCTAGACGGCGAGATCGTCAGTAGCATTTTGCCTGCCATGAGCATGAGTTGTAATAACAGTAATGAATATTTCCGTGTGCATAATGGTCGTTTTTTAGTAGGTGGCATGCGACACGCGGTTCGCGGCAAGCAAATTGGTATCACGAACGATGGAGAGGTTAGTACTGCGGTGTATGAGAAGCTTCGTAACTTTGTTATTGATGCTTTTCCTTTCTTGAAAAATACTAAATTTACTCATACGTGGTCTGGAATTATGGCTGCCACATCAGATGGATTGCCGTTGATTGGTGTCGTACCTGATAAACCTAATCAATTTATTTTGGCCGGTTTTAATGGCTATGGATTTTCTCATGCTTTACAAGGGAGCATGATTATCAAAGATCTTATCGCGACAGGGAAATCTTCTCATGCTGGCGTGAGATTATTTGATCCTGCTAGATTCCTGGAGACTGTTTGATGCGACCGACTTTTTGTTCATATTGTAAGATGGAAACCATTTTACATGGTGATCCTCATTATTATTGGCAAAAATCTAATCATATGTTAGTTGGTGGTTATTGGAAATGTAAACAGCGAAACCGTGACAATGTTAGACAATGGCGTCGTAAAAATCCCGAACGGATGCGTTTACGTTCTCATCGTGATTATGATCAAAAACATTCGCTGGAACATGATTTGGATCTTGCATTTTATTGTACTATTATCAAGGATGCATGCTTTTATTGTGGACTCACACCAGCTAATGGTGTGGATAGGAAGGACTCATGTATCGGACATGTGCGAATGAATTGTGTTCCGTGCTGTCCCAAATGTAATATAATTTTGGGCGACATTCCTTTTGAAGCTAAGAAAGCTTTAAAACCTAATTTGCGTGATGTTCGTATACGTGGATTGTTAAAAAATTGGGATATTCCATCCAAGAGACGACAGATCGATGAATAATGCTATGCGATTAGAAGGATTGGCACGAGATATTTTCTTACAGCGTTACGCTATGCCCGGTGAGACCGACTGGTTAGATTGTTCTAAGCGTGTTTCTGCTCATGTCGCACAACATGAGATCAATGGTCTAATTGGTGAATGGATGGATAAGTTCGATGCGGCTATTGGGATTGGAGATTTTATGCCTGGTGGTCGTATTTTATTTGGTGCTGGTCGCAGACAATTCAATATGTTGAACTGTTTTAGGCTACATCCAGAGGATACAGTCGAAAGCATCGGCAAGATGATTCGTGACACGTATTTGATATCGTGTGGCGGCGGGGGCATTGGATATAACTTCTCTTCTATTCGTCCCAAAGGGGATGATATTCAGAACATCAGAAATTCTGCTCCGGGCTCTGTGTCGGTCATGAAGATGGTTAACGAGGTTGGCAATCATGTACGTAGCGGTAAAAATCGTCGCACGGCATTGATCGCCATTTTGAATGTAGACCATCCTGATTTGTTTGAATTTCTACACGTTAAGCTGGATCTCGCTGAGCTGAATAACTTTAACATCTCAGTTGGTATTACGAATGAATTTATCAATGCCGTGCGACGGAATAAGTCATGGGTTTTTAAGTTCAATGGGCGTTCCTACGAACAATATCAGATGAGGCGTTCAAGTCCTGATGGATCAGACACTATTACCGTTCTTGCCCTCAACAAAGAGGATGCGGTCAATCGTGCCCAGGTGCATTATCGTAAGACTCAAGACGACAAGTTCACGCACGTCAAGTCGATAGATGTGATGGCCCGTGATATTTGGGATACTATTATTATTAACTCATGGCGAAGTGGTGATCCTGGTATCTATAATCTTGATTTGGCTAATGAGTTTACCAACGTTTCTTATTTTGAAGACCTTGATTCGCCTAATCCGTGTGGTGAGATTCCTCTACCTCCCTATGGTAATTGTTGCTTGGGACATGTAAATTTATCAAACATGTATTCCGAGAAAATGGATGATGTTAATTGGAAACGTTTAGCCAAAGCTATTCGAATTGGTGTGCGGTTTTTAGATGACGTTCTGACAGCTAACTTCTATCCTATCCCTGAATGTAAAACGGTGGGTGAGCGTACTCGTCGCATTGGTTTAGGGGTGACTGGTCTCCATTATTTGTTGTTGAAATTGGGATACACATACGGTGACGAGAAGTGTTTGGAATTTCTTGATCGACTGTTTGCTACCTTTAGGAACGAAGCGTATAAAGCATCTATCGAACTTGCAAAAGAAAAAGGTGCGTTTCCTGAGTTTGATGCAGAGAAGTATTCTCAAGAGGGATTCTTTCAGCAGCTACCTTCACGCATTCAGAATGCCATTAGGAAATATGGAATTCGTAACGCTGTGATGTTGACAATTGCTCCATGTGGTACCAATAGCATGGTGCTTGGTGTGTCGTCGGGTGTAGAACCCATCTTTGCTCCCCTATATGAAAGACGATTCCGTGAAGGCAATGTGACACGCAAAGAGATAGTTGCTGATGCGTTGTTTGCTGAATATTTTACAGACGGCAAGTCTATGACTCATTTTCGCGGGGCACATGATGTACCTGTGGAATCTCACTTAGCAGTACAAGCAACTATTCAAAAACATATCGATTCAGCCATTTCCAAAACTACCAATCTTCCCAAGAAATATCCGGTGGAAGCACTCAGCGACGTGATTTTAGAGCATGCTACATATGTCAAAGGATTCACCATTTATCGTGAAGGTTCCAAAGGGGACGAACCCTTGAAGCCTATCGATATTTCTGATCCTGTTAAACTTAGTGCCGCTATGAAAAAAGCAGGCGTTGGAGTGAAGTCTCTCGAAGCATGCCGTAGCGAAAGTTGCGAAATCTAGTAGACAGTTACGCCATTAGGCGTATAATGTTACCATGACCCAACCTACCCCTCTTAAAAAGTATGTCTTGACTTTCCCCAAGGATGGCGAAGGTCAAGAGATGAAATACCGTTTCATGCTCACGGTGGATCGCTGTCTTACTAATAAGACTGGATCTGGCGATGAAGATTACGGCACACGCCTACTGAAATCTCTTAGTACTATCAATGGCATCGAAGCTATTGTTCCTCAGGGTGGTAGATATACTCTTGAGGTTGGGATAGCTCGTACGTTTGATCCTAATGAGGTTATCAAAGAAATCGAGCGTCGTCTCAATGAGGAAGTGCTGACGGATATCATTCGTCCTACGCTTGTGACACCGTGAATGTATATAACAACACTGTTGAATTGTTAGGCATTTATGGTGGGGATGAGTCGCATGCATTAAGTGCATGGACAAGCACGAGTCGTGATCTTACGGATGAGAAACGTAAACGCATGGGTAAGCTTCTTGCAATGTTGGCCGAAAATGGACATCACACGCCGTTTGAAAAAAGCACCTTGCATTTTCTGGTCACCTGCGATACAGCCAGTCATATTCATATCATTAAACACCGTATTGGTGTGAGTGTTAATACTGAATCGGCTCGCTATAAAGAACTTAAAGAAGACAAGTTTTATGTTCCGCAAGATTGGCCAGATGTTGAGAAAGTTTATTTTGAAGATGCTGTACACAAAGTGTACGAGAGTTATCATGAATTACTTGAAGTATTGATACATTATGGTTTTTCACGCAAGCGAGCTAAAGAATCAGCTAGATTCATTTTACCGTATGCAAATCAGTTAACTATGGATGTTAGTTTTAATTTTCGATCTTTCATGCATTTTCAAGGTTTACGTAATAGTGAACATGCTCAAACGGAGATTCGAGAAATTGCCCAGCAAATGTTACAACTAGTTCGTGAGACCGGACAGTTTAATATGTCTTTAGATGCTTTTGGATATGCTGAGTAAAAAAGACGCTATTGGTTTTGAATCACAGAACGGTAGAATATATAAATTTGTCTGTTCTAATCCAGCGTGTGACAGAGTATTACGTGTTCGATCTTCTTACTTAAAACAACACTCTGGCCTTTGTGTGTCTTGCGTGAAGCACAAACCTCCATATTGGAGTACGTACAATAATTTACGCGGTAGTGTGAAGCGGCGTAATAAACGCCGTGGTTCAGATCTTGAATTTGCTCTTACTTTTGAAGAATTTTTATTTTTGACGCAGATTAGGGTTTGTTATTATTGTGAGGAACCCAATATTGAATGGCTTGAGCGTGTAGGCAATGGTAAATTTCGATATAATCTAGATCGTAAAGATAACAATCGTGGTTATACATTTGACAATGTGGCTGTTTGTTGTAAAGAATGTAATCAGATGAAACGCGAATGGTTCACTTCTGATGAATTTCGAGCAATGAGGTTATTGCTTAAAAGGTGGCGAGAAGGCACACAAGAAGAACGCGATGAATTGATGTTGATGCTGGTGTCCTGGAACAATACTGTAATACCAATATAAATCATAACTAGACCCTCATTCTCTAAGGGCGGTTCCTGATATCAGGAACCGCCCTTAGTGTATTCTATTGATGGTCGCGTTTAGTTTGCCCACGAGGGCAAGTCCACTTCGCCTTATTGGCGGAGATAATAAGAGGTAAAGTTATGACCAATATAGTCGCAACCACTGTTGGGTCGGGAACCCTGCCGCAAACGCGGGCGATTCTTCCTGCCTCCCAACGAGGCAACCAGCCCCTTGGTGCAGGGATCCGTACTGGCATTCAAGTTGTAGTTGCCAATCCAGAAGATTTGAATTCTGTTGATATTGTGGCAACTTCTGGTGCTGTTGTGAGTACCATTGCAACCCAGCTTTTAGGGCCTCACCTGAATCCCCTACCTAGAACCCGTCAGGTGACTATCCAGAACTTAGGAGACAGTACGGTCTACATCGGCTTCTCTAGTTCTATTGTTGCTGCTTCTGGTGTGGGACCTACTGCTGGTTTTGCTCTAGAGCCTGATGCTGCTAGTTCACAAGTTGTGTTGCCTATTCTACATAACGTTGAGATTTGGGGCATTGCGGCCGCAGGCAGCGTGCCACAAGATGTACGTTTGTTGATTCTGTAAGGGGATCTTCCGTGTAAAGGAGGTCCTTTATGGTCCAGTGTAACAAATGTTTACAGAATAAGTCGCGTTCAGACTTTTATACTGATAGCCGCAATAGAAGTGGTATTGAGACTCAGTGTAAAGCCTGTAGATGTGCTCGTCAGAGACAGAGGCTTTCAACGGCTGAAGGTCTTGCTAAGCATCGTAAGTGTAGCCGTGACGGCATACAGCGTCTAAAAGACGCTGCTTATGAGGCATACGGTGGCTACCGATGCGTTTGTTGTGGCGAAACTGAGCCTAATTTTTTAAGCTTAGACCATATTCACAATGATGGTGCAATACATCGCAAAGAAGTCAGTGGCTCGAATTTCTATCGTTGGTTAAGAGATAGAGATTATCCACCCATTTTGCAGATTCTTTGCATGAACTGCAACGTGGGTAGACATCGTAACGGCGGCATATGCCCTCATAGAGTGGAGGTATATCATGGGTAACTATGAGTATGCCACCACAATCGGTTCTGGTGCAATTCCTCATATTTCTGATGGGCCGCATCACGGTATAACGCCGGGCACGTTTCCTGTACCGGACCAAAGACACGCCCTACGTACGCGTAGGGGTGATGGTATGGTGGTCCTCAACCCTGAGGACTTCAGTGTATCTATCGGTCTACGCTCATCCGTTGTGTCAGTGACAACCTCGGCAACAGCGTTGCCGACAATCCCCCTAGAATTCCGCAGAGCACTTGTTATCCATAACAATGGAGCGTCAACTGTTTTCTTGGGAGCATCTGATGTCACTATTAGTACTGGTTTTCCTCTACTCGCAGGGGCGGATATTGCTTTTGACATTCAGAACAACCAAAATGTTGTAGTGTATGCTATTGCAACGGGTACGGTTGAGGTGCGTGTTCTGGAGTTAAGTTAGATGAAACATCAGCATCAAGACATTTTTGCGGACGTTAATAATAAATCTTGTTACTGGGCAGGGTTTATTGCAGCAGATGGATGTTTGAAACCCCGAAATGGAGTTCTATCTATTGGTCTTTCTAGCAAAGATAAACAGCATTTGATAAAATTCCGTCAAGCTTTAGCTTGTACTAATCCCATAACATACAGATTAAATAATGGTTATGGCCGTAACGATTTACAGGTGACTGCTGCAAATGATCTTATTAAATCACTCGGTCTGAATTTCAACATTACGCCACGTAAAAGCTTGATATTACAACCACCTAGATTGATTCTCGAAAATTATGTACGTGCCTTCGTTCGTGGTTATATGGATGGTGATGGATATATTTCTCAATACGGTGGCAAAAATCGACCCAATACATATATTGGCTTTGCTGGTACACGAGAAGTATTACAATGGATTAAAGAAAAAATCCAACAGTGTGTTGATGTAGGTAATCCATCTGTTTACAAACATAAAAATTGTAATGTACATCAGTTGATTTTCGGTGGTAGGCAGGCGGAACGAATTTTAGATTGGCTCTATATCGACTCCACTCAATCTACTCGTCTTGATCGTAAGTATGTCAAATACGAGGAGATCACCTAATGAATCTTGGTGTTGGTAGTATCATATCTGTTGGCGGCGGCACTGGTGGCGGTGGAGCTTCTAGCGGTATTCAAACTATCAATCCTGGGACTAATATTGGTCCGACTATCGAATTTCAAGGAGCCAATGGAGTTGTCGTTACTTCACCGAGCACAAACGTAATATTAATTGATGGTGCGGGTGCTTCTGGTGTTAGTGGTGGTACTACTGCTAGTGGACTTTGTTTTGCCGCTGACTTTACTGGTATTACGGCCAGCACCATCACTCATAATCTAGGAACAACCAATGTAGTAATTGATGTATTTGATGCTTCTGACAATCAAATGCATCCTGATGCCGTATCTATTATAGACATTAATAATATATCACTGGCATTTAATACTCCACAGACGGGAAAAGTTGTCATTGTTGCTTGCGGTGGCAATAATACCAACCTTGAAGAAGCTAAACGCTACGCATTATTGGTGAGTTAGACATGACATTACAAGAGAAACAACTAGGACAACTGAGACCGGCGAATACAACGGCTGCATCATTGTATTCGCCTAGTGCTGGCGTGACTGCCATCATAAAATCTGTCTATATTACTAACACAACGCCTGGGTCGGTGACATTCAGAATCTTTGCTGACGATGATGGAACCACCTACGATGAAACGACGGCTCTCTTTTGGGATGCTACAATTGCTGGCAACACAACGATTGAGCTTGATACGTTTCTTGCATTCAACAATGCGGCTGGCAATCTTGCCGTTCGTACATCTAGTGCAAATGCACTCACATTCACGGCCTTTGGAGCGGAGGTAAGCTAATGTCTATCAATGTTTTCCCCGGTGGAGACGTCTTTGAAATCAACAGAACTGCGTTTGGAGAACTTCGTGTTGCTGAACTCACCCCGAAGGTTCAATTGAACTTCCCTTACAATATCAATCTGCGATTGGTCAAAGACCTCAGTGGTGGTGGCGGTACACTTACCCAGGTCAGTGGTCTAGCGGTTTGTTCTAGTTCTGCTTCTACAAATGCCAGTGGCGTACTCCAGAGTCGACGCTTTTTGAAGTATGATCCAGGCGAAGGTGCTTTGGTTCGTTTTACTGCACTCTTTACCCCTGGCGTAGTTGGTTCTAGTCAAGAAATTGGTATTGGCGATGGACTTGATGGCTACTTTTTTGGTTATGATGGTACATCTTTTGGTATTATGCGTAGGCGTGATGGTGTAGACAACTGGACACCACAGTCAAGCTGGAACATCGATACGATGCCAGATATTGATGTTACCCTTGGCAATGTGTACCAGATCAATTATCAATGGTTGGGTTTTGGACAGATTCTTTTCGCTATCGAAGATCCTGTGAACGGGTCTTTCAGGCCGGTCCATGCTATCAAATACACCAACACTGAACTTGTGCCATCGATTTTGAACCCAAGTCTTCCTATGTATATTTTTGCTGGTAATACAACGAACAATACAGACGTTGTTGTCAAGACTTCATCTATGGGGGCGTTTGTTGAAGGGAATGAAGTTGGTCTTGGATTCTTGAACGCGAGCGGTGTTGCCAAGTCTCAAGGAACCACTGTATTGCCTGTTATTTCATTCCGCAACAACCTTACTTTTCAAGGTCAACGCAATCGAACTGTTGTTCAGATTTTGCGTGCCTTTGTGAGTAATGAAGGTAACCAGGGTGTTGAGTTTGAGGTCTTTTTAAATCCAACTCTAACGGATGCTTCTTTCAATGATGTGGATTCGAGTACATCCGTTATTTCTATCGATATTTCAGCTACCACATTTACTGGTGGATTTGAGATAATCAATAGCTTGGTGGGTAGCAATAGTAGCGATACATTCTCCATTGAAGACCTTAATGTTGAACTAGATCCTGGCGATATTATATTGATTGCTGCTCATCGTTTGAGTGGGTCTTCCGCAGACATTGATGCTGGACTTGTTTGGCGAGAACGACCTTAGTGTATTTGTTAAGAGGAGGATAATATCATGGGTTTACCTTTTAATGGCGATCTGGTTCCGGTCAGTAGTGGCTTTGCGAACCTAGGCGTAGACGTAGGGACGAACAGTCAAAACGCATTCGACGCTACACAAGGGGCTATTCGCCCCTTTAATCATATCCATCAGGTTAGCGGTATCTATCATGATCCGCTGCATGGTCAATCTGGTGTGCTTCGTTACAATCAAGACCTTGCGTGTTTTGAAGTTTCGGTTGATGGTGGTCTAGTATTTGCTTGTCTAGCTAGTACAGCTAACGTTGTTACGTCTGTTGGCCAGATTGGTGGTGCCAATCTCACTGGTGATGTTGATTTTGCAACACCGCCTAGTGGTTTCCTCATCATTGACGACACGGGCGGCGTCAGCCCACTTATTTGGGCGGTTGATCAACTTGGTCTGTCTGGCCTGTGGGATTTCCCAACACAGGGATTTAATGGTCGTGTCGTCAATGAGATTATTGACTTCCATGGCACAACCGCACAGGGCTCCGTCACCTTCCTGGGTATTTCTGGTATTATTGTTGACCTAGTTGGTCAAACTGTTACCATTGGTCCTGCTGAGGGTGCTGGCTTTGCCGGTTGTTTCGTGCAGGATTTCACAAGTGCCCTTGAAGTTTGGACGATTGCTCATAATCTTAACACTGAAAACGTTCAGGTACAATTGTGGAATGGTGCTCAAGCACCTAAGGACTGGATCATTCCTGACCTTATCATAGGTGTTAATCAAAACACTGTAGAAGCACGTTTTAATGTTGCACAGTCTGGTCAGGCTGTAGTGATTGCTTGCCCGAATACATAATATAATGGCTGTTGATACTGGTGATCTTGTTCCGCGTGCAAGTGGTTCAGCCAGCCTTGGCGTCGAAATGGTCAATGGCATGGGTGGGCTTACTAGGGACATTCGTCCGTACGCTCAGGTTCATCAACTCAGTGGTGTTCTACATTACGCTGGTGGATCGGGTGTATTGCGATTCGGATATGACGATAGTGGGGACCGTGCTATCCAATGCTCTACTGATGGTGGTTTAACCTTCGGAGAGCTGCCACACTCTGGACAAATCCAAGAGTCTATTGACGCTGCTCTTATTGAAGCTGGAGTTACACCACACACGTTGCAAGCAGCGTATGACGGTGGCAATGAAATGCTCATTGACAACGATCCTGCTGGTTATCATGGGCCACTTGTTTTACAGAATGAAACTGGTCGTTTGTTACCTGGTCTTTCTGCTGTAGAAATAGATCAAATTCATCTGGACTATGCCATTGGTATCAGTGGTTCTGCTGTTGATATCAATAATCCAGATAGTTTTGCGTTTACTGCTATAAGGGCTGGTGCGATTCTTCTCAAGTCTTCTGGCCTTCTATCTCCTGCTAATAGTTTACATATGGGATTTGACGAGGAAGGCATTTCCAATGCGGCATTTATAACCACTAGTGGCAGCCTGAATGTTCAGGCCGATAGTCTCTTGATCATGGAGTCTTTCTTTGGCAGTGTTACTCTCCAATCGCGAGCCAGTTCTATGACTCTTTCCACTACGGATCAGAACGGTCCCGGTGGTGATATCAGCCTTGCTTCTGTACAAGATATAGTAACATCCGCTGGAGATGATGAAACGGGCCTTGGTGGACAGATTGAATTAAATGCATTCCGAGGTAGTGGTCAATTAGATTATCGATTTGGTCCTCATCAATCCTGGTATACGAAACAAACCCACTCGTCCACAAGTGGGCCTTTTGGTGATGGTTTTAATCCGCTCGTGCCGTCTGGTCAAATCATCCAGATGATTTTGGAGAACGCCCCTGCTGGTAGTGCAACTACTCTACAAGAAGCTTATGACGCTGGTCGCACTATCTTTATCGATGGTAATAACGATCTGGAAATTACTGGTGGAGACAGTAAATTCAAATTAGGCACCAATGGTGTCAATGCACCAGTACAATTGTCTGGTGTGCTTGATTTGCATACGACTCAACAACGCGGTGATCTTACTCATATGATTACGAGTAATTTCCAGGATGGATTCACAGCACCTACTAGCGTTGAGGAAGCCGCAGCTCGTTCATTAGGATTGGGCGATATTGCTTTTGTTACTGCATCAGGTGTGACTAATTTGCGTGTTGGTTCTGGAATTGCAGAGTTCGTTAATCCAATCGCACAAACAGATTTAACCGTTGCTGCTGGCGAAACTCCAATTAACTGGGACTTCAGTCAATCAGATACACATTATCTCATTGATAGTAACAGTGATATTATGATCTTGGTTCCTGGGAATTATCGTATTTCATATTACATAAATACTAGTCAGGGGGTTGGAAGCACCCGTACTATTGTAAGAGGTCGGGCCGTGATAGGTGGAACGCCACTCCTTCGCAGTACAGCTTATGGATATTCACGAATTACAACTGCACCCGAAGCTACCACTGGCAAAACTTTCCTTGTTAATTTTTTTGCTGGTCAAATATTGCAAATTACTGTTACAAATTTAGATACAAGCACGTTGGGTACTATAGTGGGAGAATGTTCTGTCATTATTGAAAGATTAGGTCCGATTAAAGACGCCCCAGATACCGGTGATTAACATTATGAATATATTTAATCCTAACTTAGATAGACATGATGCATTACAAGCTCCAATTATAGTAGGAACTGGTATTGATGGTAAGACATTACAAAATATTTATATTGGCGTTCAAGTTGATGCTAGCGGCGTCATAGATCCCAATACTGCAACTCCAATTCGCGGTTTACATACCTGTGAAACAGTATTATATGACCTAACAACTGGTGTGTCTGGTCGTCTTACTCTTAATGGCTTGAAACGCAAGCTATCTATTTTCATTGAAAATCAGATTGAAGAATTCATCCCCACGGTTAAGGCATCTGGTCAAGCTATTTTTGAAGCTTATGATTCGACAGGCGGACAAGTTATCAGCAACGTAATATCAGCAATTCGATTCAATAACGTAAGAGTGAATACTGATCCCTCAGAATATACTCGTACACAAACCTCTATTACAGTATTAAATGGAGGCTTGTTTGAAGTTGATGCACGGGTTACGCTTAATAATCCAACTGCTACTCGTACCACTTCGATCATGGCTATTTTTAGAAATGGTGTTGAGGAACCTGGTAGCCGTGCATTTGGTTATCATCGTAATACTGCCAATGGTGAGGCATCATTAAATACCAGGATTGTGTTGGCGGCTGTACAGCCTGGTGACACATTTGATATTCGTGCCGTCATAATGACCGGAAGTAACCTGACTACTGTCGCAGACGCCTCTTCCGTCTCTGTTAGAAAGCTATTTTAACATGCTATACATGCTCATATTACAGGCGGCTGCCGAGCCCGGTATAGGGTCCATTATCGGAGCCCTCATGGAAAAGTATGGTATCACTGGCTTGGCCTTTGGTATCTTACTCATCCTGATGTTACGTGTCAACAAAGCCGGTGTACTTCGTATTGCGGCCTTGGAGCAACAGCAACAGGCACAGCATACTGCACACCTTGCCGATCAAAAAGAAATGATTAGCGAATATGTGGACTTGGTTAAGAATAAGACCCGCGTGTTGGCTGACCTCACGGGATGCTTGAGAGCAATCAAGGATACTCTAAATCGAATGGAACGAAGAGGCGACTAACAAAAAAGGGGCGGCCAGTGGCCGCCCCTTGTTGCTTATAGACCTAGCGGTCTCAGATAATCTTGGGTACACCTGTACCCGGTTGCTGAGTCCGCTTTTCTTTTCGAGCTTGATCAGCCGCGATGCTTGCCTCAGCAGTCATGACCGCTGCCCCAAAGGGCTTGACCTCCGGACGCTGGAAAAAAGCAAGGATTGCTCCACGAATCTCTGCACGAACCTCAGCAGGGATCTCGAATTGTTCCAGACGTTCACGGAGAATACGATCAAGGGTAGTAGTAACGTCTGTACTCTTATCACTTGTCATCTGTCTTTTCTCCAAACCAAGATAGTTTAAGTCTATCGACCAGCCTCTTGCGGCCAGTCTTCCTGTTCGCCTCCTGAGTCTTGGCTTCCCTCTCAGCGATTTCTTTCCGCGTTCTGCGATCAATTTGATCGAGCATGTCACCATGCGAGGCGACGATAGACGCCTTGACATAGGTGGTCGATTGTTTGCGGAAGAACACTACCGACCGGATTGTGGGAATGACATCCCTTTTCAATGTTTTAAGCCATTCGTTACACGTTGTATCGAGTGGTCCAATGTTGCCATTGAGTTCGTCTATGATGCGACTGTCATTATACACCATGATATCTTGTTGCACTTGGGCCGCACGTAGCTCGCAGAGTGCGAGATAGAGTACCTTATATGCATGATGTTGTGGTGGAAAGATCTTGTCGCCATGTTCTGTCATAGCCGGGGTGCAGCGTCGAGAAATCTCGACACCTTCCCCGGCTATATAGTAACCGTCTTCGTTGAAGAAAACAGTAATCAAGGCTTCGCCTTAGACACCCTGGCGATAGCCAATGATTTGGCCACCGAACTCTACCTCAAGGGCTTCCCCTTCGATAACTTCCTCTGCACTAACGACGGTAGCCGAGCGTAGAGCGTCTGCTACACGAGTAAGCATTTCTTTTGTCCGTGGAGACAGAGCTACGATTCCGGTTTCCGGATCGAGCCACTCAAGGGCACCACGAGACAGAAGTTCTTGCTCAACGATAAGCAGCAGTAGTTGCACTTCTTCGCTGGTAAGACCAGCACTTTCAAGTGCGGGTAGAATGAGGGATGTAGCTCCAGATACGACAGTCTGGTCCCGTAGGATTTCCAGTGCCGTAGCAGCAGTATTGAGTTCACTTGCGGATACAAGATCCTCAGTGAGAGCACGGTTGGCGGCAATCTTCACGCCGAGCGTGATGTAAAGCTGCCACCTGGCATATTCAAGATCACTCATTTCTTCTAGGGCCTTGATGCCCTGTCCATCACCGGTTGTGACACAGCCGGTTACGGCACCGACGCCCAGGGCTAGACCTAGTACGCCGATTGCAATCCATTTTTTCTTTTCCATTACAAATTTCCTAACTAGTTAGATAGATCGCGGACGTTGACGCCTTTCGGAATCTTCTGATTTCGATATGCCAGCTTGTCGTCTGCTGTCTTTTCTGGGATCCTCGTTTGACAGTCAGGACAGACACGATAAGCATAACGTCTGCCGTCACGCATGGTGGTTTGGATGCGGCCCTTGTTCATGTGTCTAGTTGGACACTTACTCTTGGGGACACCCAATACTTTACCCACAGGACCATCCGTGGGCACTTCTCTAGGGGACTCGTCCTCTAGTACGCCAGCCTCGCGAAGCTCACGTTTCTTCTCTGCTACAACACGAGCGTCACCTTCTGGTTCTTCTTCCTCCAAATCTTCAAGCGTTCTACGGCCTGTCGCTTTCTTAGTATGAGAGGAGAATGACCAGTAAGATTCTAGTGCGGCATCATTGCCAGCCACCAGTTGTTGCTCTAGTCTTGCAGCAGCATCAGGACTGAGATCATAGCTCCGTCCTTTAGCTTTACCTTTCTTTTTGATTGTGATGATAACCGTTTCCTCAGGATCATACTCCTGCTTGGTCAGGTCACATTCTTGAATTACTCGTTTAGCCATTACGAATTCTATTTAGCCATTTATGGAACAACGTTGGTACAAGATCTCGTTTAGCATAGTTGCAAATTTTACAACATGGCACAACATTATTGATAGAATAATTACCGCATGAGTCTATACGATCTATTCCGTTAACGCGAATTGTTGCCGATAATTGCCATGGTTGTTCGTTAGAAGAGTCTCTTTCGCGTCTTTGTTTTGTTAAGTATGGATTTTTTTCTGTCAATGGTTCTATACCACAATAATGACAGTCCATTATAAAAATTGCTATTGCCTGTGTTCTGCTTAATAACCACTTTAGGTTATCTCTTTTACATCTTTGTTTATAGCTGTTAATGACGGCATTAAAGCTTGCGTCTTGTGGGTTTTTATGTTTTCTGTTTTTTGGTTGACCATATTGATATCTTTTACATCCACAAGATAATCTTTTGCCACGTTCGCGGATCGCCCAACTAGTTGTTATTTTTTCTTGGCCACAATCACATATAGCCTTCCAATACACAACCCCTTGGCGATGGTTTTTTGGGACTTCTATGCGTTCAATAATAGTTAAATAACCAACTTTTTGTCCACTAAAATCTTGGTATTTTCTTGCCATACTTATTTAATACACTACATATAGTCTGATAAACCACTATTTTCATGTTTTTGATATGCTTGCAAGATTTGTTTAACGATTTGTGATCTCTGAACACAGCATATATTGTCCATTGAAACTATACCAACTCCAGGCACGCCGTCTAAAACGTTAATGGCTTCCGGCAAGGCACTGTTACGAGAATCAATATCCATTTGATCAATATCTCCTTGTATAACCATCTTACAATTCTTACCAATACGCGTCAAGATCATCTTCATCGCCGCCCCATTGAGCGGTACATTTTGTGCCTCTTCAACGATAACAAAACAGTTGTTAAAAGAACGACCACGGCACATACTCAACACCGTAAACTCAAATTTTTGTGCCATCAACTGGTGAACATCTTGTTCGTTATTTATACAAACACGTAGGTTGTCTTTGATAGATTCGACATAGGGGAGTACCTTTTCTTCTAATGTGCCGGGGAGAGCCCCGATCCGTTCACCTGTGTTCGATGGGATATAAGGTCTGATGATTATAATTCTTTGGATGCCTCCGCGTTTTGGGGATTTTCGGATCATACTTACCGCTTCAGCGAGAGCGAGAAATGTTTTGCCCGTACCAGCCAGGCCAGTGCAAATCGTTACATCGTTTTCTCTGATGGATTTTATATAATCTTCTTGTCCTGGTTGTGGCTTAGGTGGAATGAAATTCTTGAGCATGTTTACCCCTTGTTGGCCCTCGTGCTTGCTTGGGACCTTTTCTTTTTTGCTCGCCTTTTAGCGATGGCTTTTTTGCGTTGGGGGGTAAGTTTCATGCCGGGTTGACCACGCCAACTTGACCGGCGAGACTGATTCATAGCCTCTTTTTCAAGATGATGAGTAATGAGACGACCATTCAAATGGTCTACCTCATGCAAAACGCATCTTGCCCAGAAGCCAGTGAAGGTTTCTGTATGAACCTCGCCAGCAAGGTCCATATATTCAAGAGTCACACTCTTGGCACGAGGAAACGCTGCCCCCATGCCAGGGAGTGACAGACAGCCCTCGCCGCCCTTCTTGGTCTCGCGACTCTTGGACATGATAGTGGGATTGATGTAGACATTATTCTCTGCTTCGCCGTCACCGTTGGTGCCGTTGCGAAGCAGGAAGATACGACGGGGAACTCCAATCTGTACCGCCGCTATACCAGCCGCCTCTTCATCAAGAGCATTCAGCAGATCATCCATTTCGCCAACCGCCTGTTCCTCGGCGGGACTGAGCGGGACGCCACAGGGCTGTGAGTTCATTTCCAGCAAAGGGAATCGCTGAGGATCAGCGGTAGTGATGATAAGATTTCGCATTGCCTGTTCGGGAATGCGAGCTTGTTCTTCCGCGATGAGTTCTTCGGGGGTACTTTCCTTGCCTTCCATTTGATCTATCCTTTGTGATACGGCGTCGTGGATGTCTTTATGGCTGCTATGTTCGCAACCTTTGCCTTCGCATTCGCTCATGACATTAGTCTTCCCCTACGGACATTTCGATAATGTGGACAATACGTTCTTCATCACTAAACATATCATCACCAAGGCGATCAAGCCCGGGATCATAGCGTTCTATGAAGGTGTCTACGCCAGTTCTTGTGCTGAACACGCCGATAACGCCTACGCCGCCCTTGCGGTATTCTTCAAGTAAAATGTGAACATTCATGATAATAATTCATAACCCTCCTCGGTCACGAGGAGACATCTCTCGGTATGTGCAGTCAGTCTCCGTTCGGCCTGCCGAACGGTCCAGCCATCCTCATCTATCATTATACCACTTGTACCCATTGTTGTAACGGGTTCAATGCAATAAGTTTCACCTATAACGAACTTTTCTCTGCCATATTTCTTAACCTCAAGGTCTTGCTTGATACGGCTTTTAGATTTATCGATAGCGTTAGGGACAAACGGTGGTAGGTGAATCTTCTCGCCGATGCCGTGGCCGCCCCACTGTGGCATGATAGTTACGCCATAAGCTTTGGCCACCGCATCGGCGGCCTCAATCATCCTTAGAAAAGTACACTCATTTCGGACGACGGCAAGCTCAGCATCCATGATGGCATCCACGGCTTCGACTAGATGCACAGCCTCTTTTGATACTCTTCCTGGGACCAGGCGTGTCCTAGCAGCATCTACGAACCAACCCTCGTGCTCTGTGCCTACGTCGATGGTCAAGAGGTCGCCTTGTCGTAAAACATAATTACCAGGAATACCGTGAACCACTACATCGTTAGGGCTAATGCAGGCCGTATTTGGGTACGGCCTAGAGTAGCCCTCTGGTTGATAACCTTTAAAGGCGGGAGTGCAGCCAGCCTGACGTATATACCACTCAATCCCGGCGTCTAGCTCTATGAGTTTGACGCCGGGCTTGGCTAAGCCGAAGGCATAGTTGATTGCTCCCAAGTTTACCCTGCCAGCATAACGCATACTATCTAACTTGTCGTGCATATGCATAAATCATTCTGTCAAGTTCTTCAGATTGGGCCCATTCCATTATTGATTCTTCTAGTGTGCTCATGTCATTCCATGAACCCGAATAGCCCTGTGCAAAGCGGTAGATGGCATGATCGTTTAATGGTTTATTTAAAGCACGTAGAGCAATTCTACACATGGCAGCGACAGTGTTATGACAAATTTGCATATCTTCTATTCCTCTGACGTATACGATTACATCGCCTACATTGTCGCCAACCTCGTCCATCATGGTAAGTATTATCTACTGTAAAAGCATGTCCTCGTACACAGAATGCTTTACGAGCATTGACGCCCGATGGACCATCACTACGTAGATTGTTGACACGAGTAGTAACATGTTCTAAATGATCTGGATTAACGCAAGTTTTGTTTTGACAAAGATGATCTAATGGACCTTCTTGTAATTCTTTATATAGACTGTAAACCCACCTGTGGGCACGCCAATGTTTTGATTTACCATCACGCCTAATTGATAGTTTGCCATAACCATCCTTATCTAAGGCACCAATCCATTTCCAGCATTCTGTGTTATTCCAGAATTGTCCCGATGACTTATTAATATCTAGCTCGAAACGCTGTTCTATTGTTTTTTCTGGTCTACCCATTTCTTAACCATTCGCCAATGTGGCAAGACTATCTTGTATCCTCGTTCTGGAGAACGCAATAAATATGATGGATGATATGTACATAGTACCTTTGTACTGTGTTGTCCCACCTGATAAGTACGCCAATCACCACCATGTTTGGTTGGATTTTTGGGAAAAAACTGACTCAATGCCCCCTTGACACGAGAGCCCTGTAATTGTTCCACGGCAATACGACCTAACGCAATCAAAATTTGTGGCTTTAGTAATTGAATTTGTAGATCAAGTCTCCATTTGCATGCCTGTAATTCTTCATGTCGTGGGTTCCTATTCGATGGTGGACGACATAACACAGCATTAGTGATATAGATATCATCTCGGCCTAGGCCGACAAAACTCAGGATGTCATCAAGCTTGTTACCAGCTTCCCCAATGAAGGGTACACCCTGAATATCCTCTTCTTTGCCGGGTGCTTCACCAATAATCATGATGAGAGGCTCCGTTGAACCTTCCCCGAATACTACCTGAGTACGTTCGCGGCAGAGGTCGCAAGACCCACAGTCTTGCATTTGAAGCCTTAATTCAGTTAGACCTTGCATTGTGTTACCTGCCATTTCTTAGTTTTGTGACATGAGCCCATAATCCTCGTGTGCCTAGTTTACCATGTGCGTCAGCACCAAGTACATTTTTAGCATAATCATATGCTAGTGCTTGACTCCATACGTTATCATTATCACCACGTACAACAATCTCACTATCAAATCCTTTAATGGGATGATATAATGTAATACGAAAACGAGGCACGTTCATGATAGATGCCCTGTAAATAGTTCATCATTCCAATTGCCTTTCTGTTTTTTCTGTAGCGTAGCTACAGAAAAGTCTAATACGTCGGCCATGTTGTCAGCACACGACACAATCTTACCTTCAAGCGTGAAAATATTCTCACGCTTGAAGCACATATTTTCCAGAGCTTGTCGCTTTGATTCCGGGATCTCGATTTGTAGATCAGATTCCGTGGTCAACATTAGATGGTCAATATACCTTGCACTTGCTCGATGGATACCTGTCATATGGAATGCATCACGCGAGCGTAGGTGGTCGCCTTGAAAGCGTGTAGTTGTATGCCACCCGACGTTACGTAGGGCACACCCCGCGATGACTAGCGACGGGCTGAACGGAAGCTCAAGTTCCTTAGCTTGTTGGATAGCGACGAGTGACAGCCGCATCGAATGTGCAATGTGAACCAGTAAGCCGCCGCGATAAGCCATTGGGCCAGTAATGCCATAGGGAGATTGCCGTAAAGCATTCAAGAGATCTAAACGATGTAGTGCATTGCCCATAATGTCACGGTAAGTGGCATCCTCTATACTCATGATCTGATCTTCGATCTCGCCCGAGTATGCGGACAACGTGTGGGCGTTCACGCCCTTGATGTAATCAAACTGATTCAGCGGAGTCTCCGCTCGTCTAGCATCCGAAGCCTGGGCTTGGAACTCGATGCCGCCTCGGTAGAGTTTGGTGGTGATTGCGAGCATGAAGTAGGCACCCTCAATGAGTTCGCCATGATAATCCCACACAACACCCTCGATCTCGCCTGTGATATCTTTAAAGGTGACACGGGCGAATAGCCCAGTTGGTGTCTTCATGCTGGCGTTCGCCTCGATCTTGGCCACCAGGAAGACTTGCTCATAAGTCTTGCCGTGTTCTATTGAGCTAATAGGGCTGTAGATTTCAACGCTCATACTTTTTCTTCCGTCCGCCACGAGTGCGGTCTTCTTTTTCCTTACAACCAGCACAGCGGCCGATTTTAAGTACGATAATTGAAAGCTCGTCGGGTAGACGGTTTTCATTGCCGGGGATTAGTGTTAGCCGAGAATCCCCGGCAAAGTATGATCCGCCGCAGCAGCGACACTCAATGATCGATAGAGTTTTCATGCTTAAGTCTGACCTCTAGTAGATCCAAGAGACCATTGATTCTGTTAGCAATAGTGCCGTGAGATACACCATGTTCCCTGGCTAAAGCCCTAAAGGATTTGTTGTGTACAAAGTGTTCGACCAATAGATTAACGTAGCTTTGATCTGACACCTTGGCGATGATCGTTGCCATCATGTCGCGTCTTTCGACGGACGTATCGTTGTGCTCCCGATCATCAAGTTCGGTTGCGTCTACATCAATCTGATTAGGTTTGTTACGAGTCCTTTTCAGAATGTATCGCATCACATGACCACGAATATAATGATACGCAAACGTGGTGAACTTAGCCTTCTTGGCATCGTATCTATCAACCGCAGCAAGCAAACCAATCCAAGCTTCTTGCTGTAGGTCTTCAACCGTGATCAACACGTCACGGGAACACAGTGGCAAAAGAGGAGTCAAGATGCTCAGAATAATAGCATCCCATTCGTTTTGCGGTACTGAGTCTAGCGGGCTATCGTTCGTATCCATCGAATTGGGCAATAAGCAATCGTATGTACGTATCTTTTTCTTCGGGTGTTAGTGTTGCCCACTGACGAAATACGCCAGCGTTTCCACCGACAGGGATTTCTTCGTTCCCTGGTGTTACTTGCTTGTGCCGATAGAGGATACGGCCTTCTTTATCTTGGACCACGAGAGTCACAATGCTATACTGAGAGTTTTCTGAAAGTGCCCAAAAGAAGTTTAGGAAATCCTTAAACTTTACAATCGATTTCTTTGGGCTCCCGTCATTCATAATCATCACAAAGATGATTTCTGTTTCGGGCGTGAGGGTAGCATTTTCACTTAAATGTTTTTCAATAGCTTTCAACTTGTCCCAATCTACATTAATATTCATCATGGGTAGCCTCCTCTGCCCTAATACTACACTAAGTAGCACTTTGGACCTCGGCAACGGTGCCATCTTGGATGTATACCCCCATACGGTCGTCGTTATTGCGGGAAGCGTATTCGATCCACACTTGAAAGTCTTCGTCGCTTGCCATGTCCTTCACGATTTCCATGCTCTCGTCATCCAGCAGGGAGCCGTCTGCAATGCGGATCACGCGTAGCGTAGGGTTGGCGGCCATCGCAATTCCTAGGGAAATTCGCAGCCGTTGTGCGGCAGACGCCTGACAGAAAGGCACTAACTCGTCGCCTTCACTGACTACCATGACTCCATCTGGTGTGATCCGTAGTCCGGTAACGGGCAACGAAGACGCCTCTAAAGCCTCCGCCTTGTTGATTTCGATGAGTTCCATCTGATCATTGAGACCCTTGATGTCGTCGTCTACAACTGTCAGGGCCTCTTTGGTCTTGCGGTAGGTTTGAACCTCACGAGCACGAGCGTTGTTCTTTTCGATATTTGCAAGCTCACCCTTGAGGAAGTCTATATCAGGCGGCTCTGGCATGTCAGATAATTGCTGGACAATCGTTGCATGCTCTGTGTTCGCTAGCGAGAGTTCTGCTTCCAGTCGTGTGATTCTATTACGTAGCCTTTGCTCGTCGCTCGTGAGTTGTCCCATGCGAGCGATGACTTGGGCAGCGTCCGTAACAGACTGCGTAAGGTCCACGACCGATACTTCTGTGTCTGGATCTGTTGCAGTAGGTGGTGCCATCTGAGTCAGGAGCACGGTCAGCCGTCTCTTCTCTTTGTTAGCGTCCGTTCGTTTATCGTACGCCTCTTTGTGTCGTACGTCGAAGTCGGCTAGGTCCAATTCACCTTCGGTGATTTGGAATAGAACATCGGCCAGCATTTCTCGCTGTTCTGTGTCTGTCTTACGGGAGAACTCCCAGGGATCAAAGCTAAGGTCTCCGATCAAGCCATCGAGTAGCTTCTGTGGTGACGGTACCTTGTCTCCCCCTGGCTTACGAATTTCCAGGGTAGAACCAGCCGCCGTGAACTTACGAGTTACGATATAGTCGCCCAAATCAATAGTGACCAGACCTTTGTCTGTGCCTGTACGTAACGGCTGGGGCGTCTCCCTTTTGGCTGCCCTGTATTCAAGAGCCAACCAGATGGAATCTAGCACCGAGGTCTTACCCTCGCCGTTCATCCCGCTCAGGACGATAACGTCCTGAGCGGGAGTGATATCAATAGCTTTGACACGCTTGACGTTCTCGGATTGTAGTTGGATGATTCTCATTTGAAAAATTGGAACAGGTGATATGCGAGGATTGGACCTACCCAACACCTTCGGTGTCTCTATTGAAACGCCGCTCGTTGAGTGTGTCTTGGCTATAGAATTTTAACACATAATCTCGATCGGCCTTCTGGCGACTGATGGTTGGAATTTCTTCTCGGGTCTTTAGTTTCCAGTAGCCACAATTCCAACCTTCTTCGGCATAGCCACAAAGTTTACAAACCCTAAAGGGTGGCGTAGCATAACCGAAGGAACCAGCGGGTGTATAAGCAGCCTCAAGGATTTGATCCTCGGGATGATCACACTCAGTTTGCATCGCAAGAAGCTCAGTCTCTCTCCGTTCCTTGAGAGCGTGAATCTCAGCGTCGAGTGCTTCTATTCTTTGTCGTGTCATGGCATGTAGTTGTAGACATACGTGAGTCTACCTTCTTTTTGTTTTTGTCTGGCACAATCGTCACAAATAGCGATCATATATACATTGCAATCCAGTGTAGAACCGAATCCGGCAGAAATGTTTGTAGCCATACCATCACCAAAACCTTGGTGATCTACAGTTTGCACTGTAATTTCGTCTTGATCGCCCCACCCAGCCCCCGCCTGGAGTTCTTTGCCACAGCAGACACAGGGCAGACTTTGTTTTATTATTTGAGTATTGTTATCCCGTTCTGCACACCGATTACAACATCCGAACAATCTGTCTGTGATAGTTTCGATGAGTCTTTCACCATAGCAGTATATACATCGTCTGTTTTTGCGTTGCCAAGCAGTAATGCGATCTTCATCAGACATGATCTCTTCGCGTTGTTCTTTGTGTGTCATTGTAGTTGTTTTCTTAGTCGGTCACAAGCACGACATTTACGAGTGCCATTCTTGGCAATGTATGTGTTCTTGCGATTGAACATGTGGCCACGTTTACACTGTGTTTTACTTGCTGCATGAGCAGCATATGTTTGGCCACGCATAAGGTTTTCTCTACATGTTACTTCTTCAAGATGATCTGGGTTGACGCAACTAGTATTACGACATGTGTGATCAATTTGTTTGGTGTTATCTATTGTGCGGTGCTTGAAAAGGAATGATAGTCTATGTGCTCTCCAACGTTTACCATGATATCGGAAATCTCCATAGCCATCTTTGTCTAAATAACCAAGCCAATTCCAACAGCCAGACTGAATGTCAATTTCATATCGTGTGTGAAAATGTTGTTCTGTATTCCTCATCGTAACGGACGCCAAACAAATCTCTTCACAGCAATACGATAACTCATCTTATAGCCAAATCCCTTCCATGGAACCTGTTTACAGTCCTTCATAATGGCCGCAAGAGCCTTGGGCTTAAGCATGGTGAAAGTTGGTACCTCTTCGTCGGCACCGTTGACCATCAGGATTGTCGCACCCTTTTTATGGTACGATCGCACCTGATTGATCTTTAGGTGGAAGCTTCTCGTGAGCAAAGGCTTGGCAAACTTGACTTCAATCTCGCCGTAGCCTTCAACTTTGAAATCTGGATCCGTTGAGACTTCTTTATCTTCTAGAAAGTCTCCGCTCTTACCACAACCAGTATCTTTATACTTAGGTCGAGTCCCTGTTTCTTTTTCAACAAGGTCTAGCCACAGAAGGAACAACGCACGTTCCTCCATCGTGTGATTTTTGATGTCCTTTTCAAATTGCTCTTTACTTCTATCGTCAAATCGATAGTTGCTCATTACCTAGTACGTTGAAGGTCGCGTTGGGCCATCGCGAAAGCACGCTGACGTGAGTATGCTTTCTTGCGGGTATGATGGATCCATTTCCATTGGAAGGTGTCGTTGTCTTTGAGAGCATCGACCGCCACCCATCCGGCACGCTTGAGAATACGACGTTCATAGTCGCGTTGTCTTTTATTGGGATCGAAATTAACCATTGTTATGTTCCAGTTCAAATTGTCTGATTTCTCGTGGTACATGACGAGGAAGAGAGCGTGTAAAGTCTGTGAGTTTACCATCTAGAAAATACATGATCTCGACATCATCCTCACGACTGGCTCCTAAGATAACATATGCATTCCCCTTGAGTACTTCTTCAAATGGACGATCGAAAGCAATAATGATGGAGTCGTCTCGAAGTGCTGTCGGATGCTTAGGCAACCAAAGCTCGTCGCCGGAGCAATGGTGTTCAATGACAAACTCTTTAGTTCCTCTAGTAATTGCAAAAATAGACATATCATCCTCCAATCAAGGCGGCACCAAATTCGGGGTTGCTGAATACAGTACGGAAGCGGTGCAAAATTCGGAACGTACAGATCGCATCGAATAGAGCGGCGTGATACTTGTTCTTGCCGAAGTCTGTCATGTCGATCTTGAGTGCCTTGACCGCTTGATTCAATGAAGCACCAGAAGCTACCTTATCGTGGCCAGTGTATAGACGTAATACAGATAGGCTACAGATGCCACGATAAGTGAAGTTAGCTTCAAATTCTTGTTGCGAGATACCAAACAACTGACGGGCTACAAAACGACGATCGTACTGCTCGTTATGCCCGCCGATGATTGCGGCACCGTTGTTATACCACAGATCAGAAAAGAGAGTTTGTAGTTCCTCTGTCGGTACGCCTTGTGCAAAGGCTTCCTGTGGAGTGATCCCATGAATCTCAATAGCCTTGTCGGTGTAAACATAGTCTTCCACCGACTTGAGTCGGTGGTAAGCTTCAAACTTGTCGATGATCTCTCCGCTGTCGAGGTCTCCAACGAGAGCCCCCACCGAAAAGATAGAGTGTTTCTCGGCGTCCAGGCCGCCGGTCTCCGTGTCATACACTAGCACTCGCATTTGCGATTACCTCACTAGCTAAGGCCAAAAGACGACCTTCCATGTCATCAATCGAAGGACGACTACGAACTTCCATGTCTCCATAAGCCTCACCAAAATTGATAACGTTTGACATGAAGTCGTCGCCTTCATCCGGGGTAGGCTTGAAGGTCTCGCGGAACCCAGCCATGAATTCATGGGCAGACATATTCGTGTCAAGTACGACGCCAAAACGAGTCGGCGTCGGCTGTTCTCGTAGTACGGCCCTACCAGTCGGACTTTCGCCAAACTTAGTAAATTGTCCCGAAGGGGTACGCATCTTATTAATACGACCCTCGATGATTTTACGGGCTCGACTACGCGAGAAGATATCACGATGATCCTCATGCATGAGACCATTACGACTGATGCCGTCATTTGTGAACGCGAAAGCTACAAATAGTCTACCGTTTTCGGCAAAAGCACCAACACTAACACCAGCAACGGGGCGGTGTGAAAAGATTACGTTATTCATGAGGTTGTTCAGCAGGAGGTTGAACGTGACTGATTTGGTTGAGACGGACCCACATACTAATCACCATTTTAGCGGGCATACCCACTTCACATTGCGATAGGGCTATCATCAAGCAACGAGCCTCGTCGCCACTTAGTTCGACATTGGGTTGTTCTGTAGGCATTCTAGCAATCCTTGTTGCCGTAGTAGGTTACGCATGAAATCGCGAAGTTCATCAATTGTACCTTCGTTAGAGTAGAAAACATCAAACGTTACATCATCCAGGATGGTTTCGCTCGTATGGTTGTCCATGAGTCCGGTGTCGCGTGTAATGCGAACCACGAGGCCATTCTGTTCCTCGGTGATTCTCTTTTCATTGGGGAAGCGACAGTCAGTGATCAACACTACATCATACTCGCTCCAATCACGACGGAAGGGCGAGTTAGCCCATATGTCTTGTTCAAACATTTCGCGGAAAATATCTGTCCCCATGACTTGCAGGACTTCTCGAATTGTCATGGGACCAGAACGAAGCATGGGTACCATGTGTTGTCCCATAAGAGGATCTAATGACACACTTTCTTCCCGTTTTTCTATCGAATATTTAAAGCGAATCTCTTCTGGAAAGTTATCCCATATAATATGGGTCAGTGTCTCTTTGTCCTCGTTAGATCCATACACGAGGTCTCTATCGAGACCGAGTACGTCGATTGCTATGTTTTTGAGGACTTCTGCAAATGCAGTTACACCAACTCTCTTGCCGGCTGTTTGCAGCATGTCTATAGCCATACCCGCAGCGGTGTCTTTCCCGGTTTGCTTCTTACCAGATAGTGAGATGAAAACAGGATGGGGGTGTTGATTTGGCTGGTCAACCATACCTACATTATACGTTCCCGTTGCCGATTTGTCAACGGAAACGTAGGAAAAGTTATCCTTCATGGGGAACTCTCAGAAAATGCTACGAGCGTGGGGATGCCCTATAGGAAGATTTAGTAGTCGGCTAAAATAGCCTTAACAATTTCAATTCCCTCACAAATGGTAGGAACTACGAATCCACTACATTCGCGAATCATAGCATGATTATGCTGATTACCAATAGGCGGAGGAGGTTCTTGATAAACTACAATAGCACCAGGATTATACGTTGCACGGAATCGCTCATAGATTTCTGCTTGTTGCTGGCTCTCTTTTTTTGTTTTTAGAGCAAAGCCGCGTTTACCTTTTTGATGATTTCTGCCACGTCCTTTGGTTGCTCGTGCCATTTCAATGACAGTCGCGGCCCTTGATTGTTTTTCGATCAATCGCGGCCAAATGTCTCGTAGAATAGATGCAGCTTCTTGACCAGCCGCTTGCCAAATGTGTCGCGTTTTGTTTACACGTTTATCAAACGTTGACATCACGGCACCTAAGTTACTTACTTCTGCAAGACGATCGATTACTGCTTTGCAGTTCATTTCAACTCGAACCTGAGGTTTGTATGTATAGTTTCCAGATTTGAGTTTATTTTTTTTAATATCTATATGACCTTCGCCATCGACAATTCCAGCGAACCATCCCCTTTCTTCAAAAGGGATGACCGGCCAAGATTCTTCTTCCATCACCAACACAATTGGGCGTCGTTTGCTATCAGCCCAGGCAATTTCCATAATGGTTCCTATGGAGAGTTTCTTTGCTCCCAATAGGTTTACGAAAAGGACGGTACAATTCATGCAATCAAATCGATCTCGTGTTGTGATGCCACGTTGGTTACTCATGGCTTTGACATAAGATGCGATATCCTCTTGCGTCTCTGTCGCTGGGGATGCCTGATCGATCCTATCGCCTTGCATTTCTCGAATATATACCTTGTTCCTAATAGGCGATAAAGCCCTGATGCCGACCTCGCGAAGCTCTATCGTAACTTTATCACGCCACGATGTAGCCTCACTATATGTGAGCCCGCTGATCGTTCCTGCTAGGTAGACTGTCTTATGTACCATTCAGGCGACCTCCACGGTAGCCTCGTCCTTCACTTGCTGTAAAACAAGTTTCCAAATCTTATCTTCAATGTCTTTGTTATCGAGTAGTGCGAACACGAAACCGCATTCAGTATTCTCAACGTATTCTTGTACCCAAAGTGCATATGCTTTTCGCGGTTGGTTTTCACCAACCACATGCTTCATTGTATTGAGACTGCCGTATGCTCTTGCGTAGAGATTATCGTACATGCCCTGTACGTGAGCACGTACATCATCAAAATCGCAGGCTATTGCCTTCGGAAGTTGCTTCACCGTGGCCCCGTATTCTGAGCCACGAATCAACTCTACCACGCCCTTCGGGCTTAGATAATTGAGGAGCCTGTGAATCCTAAGGTACGTTGGGCTCTTAATCTTCACTCGTAGGCCGCTTTCGAAACGAGCTACATATCCCTCGCTGTTCTCATCGAACGGAATCTCGCCGCGTAGATCAATATCATATCTACGAGGACGGCGGAACCCACAAAGCTCTGCAATTTGATCTACGCGGCGAGGGTGCCACTCAACTCCGTTGTGATCGAAAATCGCCAGCAATACCAAGAATGTCTCACCTTTGTAGTCAACTACAATGCGATTTTCGGGGTAGATGATTTCGAAGACCGGAGTGCAGTCCAGCGGCAGAGCCGCTAGATTGTAACGCTTATCGACCCAGAACAATGGATCGAGTTCCTCGGATCCGGCCGTATAGATGGTTTCGTTTAGGATACGAGTGCCCTCAAGAGCCTGATCTGATTCCATACTACCCGGCGTAGCTAGACGCCATTCATATCGACATGGATCGATTGGCCCAGCGTTGAAGACCGCTTCAACTACTGAATCATCATGTTCGATTCTACCTTGTGGCTCTAGACATACGAGTTTTCTGTAACCGATACCACACGAGCCATCCATCTTTTCAAAGACCTCGACGCCCTCCGACCACGGTAGGGCGTCGGGCATAGTCTCCGCACGTTCGTTCAAGTTGAAGAACTTGGGGAACGGGCGAGCTACGACAGTACCGTCCGCAGCAAAAATAATCCCGCGAGCCAGTCGGTTCACGTCATTCCACTCATCTTTGATGTGAGTGTCCTGAGTATATTTGAAGATAGTAAGCGACCCCGACTGGCTCGCAAGCACGCGGCCAGCTTCTACCTCTTTCCAAAGTTTGTTAAGTAGAATTGGGTCCTTCATGCTCGCTACTCTCGCGACATTTGTTCTTCAAAATCGGTAAGCCAATCAAAGGGTTCAATTTCAATACCAGGATACCAAGCTAATTCTAGACGTGCATTGGTCCTGTATTCTTTTTTTACGTTTATTCCGGCGTGTTCTAGTTTGTCTATCTCATCTTGGAAAAGAGGAATTTCTGGCAAGTCCTTGTGTATCATATAAACTACATCATCCTCCCATTGTGGATTTGTCTTATACCATACGGACATATCTATTGTCTGTACAAAGAATTGTTTATAGATTTTACCCATGATAACACCACCAACAATACCCGTACTTACAGGACTAGTCAATCCTTTCGACCTAACTTTGCTACCAATTTGAATAGGATCCTTCATTCGAGTCCCATAGCTTCTAGGTCTAGCTCACGCCACGTTCCGCCGCACAGGATACGTCCTGCCGTGCTTGACATGCATGTTTCCACGCCTATTTCAAAGTCCCCATGGTCACCCGGTTCTGATTTGACACGAAATATGTCGTCGGGAAACTCCTGGCTCAATTTAGTGACGATGGTGTCATACTTGCTGCGGCGAGGTGCTTTGTATATAAGTTTCATTTTACGTCGGTCCAAATTCCGGATCATGTTGTCCCGTTACACGGTCCCGTCCACACTTTACGCAAGAACCTCCGTAAAAGTGAGTATGGCCACACCATTTACAGCCCTCTTCATCATGTTCATCTTCAAGTTCCTCTCTTTCCGCGAGGAGTTCACCAATAATAGCGAGCTGATCCTGGTATTCGAGAGCTAAAATTTCTCGGGCACGCTGGACGTGTTCTGGTTTTCGTTTTACGTCATTCATGCTCGCTACGCTCGTGAATGTGGGTCGCCTCGTTGTAAAATGTTTTCTACACCCTCTTGGAGTATGTCCCATGAGTAGAGGTATGTGAAAATACGTCTGTAGTTTTCAGCGAATAGTTGACGTTCCTTTTGAAGCTCGTCCGACGCTCCAGTGAGTACTCCCCTGGCAATACAATGTTCCAATATTGATTCCACTACTTTGTGATGACGTAAGATTTCTTCACGCCATAGATTATCTTCATAACTAGTATCTACATGACAAGGCATAATTATATCTCGAACTCAATAGGTTGTACTGGTCTGCATCCTATAACATCACGGACAAGTTCCGCAGCATTTTTAGGTAGTCGTTTGTAACCCGTAACTCCTGAGCTATATTGATCTACACCTACACTGATGTACCCCAACTTTCTCCACCATGGAAGTTGACGCGTTAAAGCTCTTGCTATAACGCATTTTGTAGAATCAAATTTATCGGGCGTGCCTAGGTCGATATCTTCTTGTGTTACTCGAATTTTCATTTTTCAGGATACCTGTATGCAGATTCACGGGCTTGTTGATAGCCCTCTTCGTATGTCTTGTCCCAAACAATCCTTCCGGCCCCTTCGTGGAGGTGTATGGTTTGAAACTGGTCTATGTTTGCGTAGACGGCGGTGCTAGCGTAAGTTGACAGCCAGCGGACAACCACCGTGCCATCTGTGAATTCTACACCCTCCAGCACCTTGCCGGTGCCGCTGATGCCAGAGACATCACGGTCGCGGACCATGTGAAATGTTCTCATATTACTGATCTAGTATCTATGTGCCTCCATGTCTCGCCGGCTAATATGTAATAAATATTACCGTGAGAGCATTTGAATTGTGTAGCTAATTTTCTATGGCTATACCTTCCTGTGGCATATAGTTCTCTGATTTTTCTAACAGTACTTTCAGTTAATCTAGACATCTGTTCGCCACGGGCCTGACGATTCTTGATGTTTCTGTCTTTGATGTTTGTTTGTGCGTTACCTAAAAACAAATGAGACAGTCTAACGCATCTTGGATTATCACAATGATGGCAAATGAATTCTCTAGGTGAAATTAGTTGCCCTGTATGTAACATCCATGAAAATCTATGAACTCTATATGTCTTCTTACGAATGCCTATGTGTCCATAGCCCTTATGCATCAAAGCACCAGTCCATTCCCAGCATTCAGACGGATATTTTCCGTCTGAGCCGAAAACCCCTGGACGTTTGTTTACACGCCGCCAAAAGTTTGCAATCACCTTTTTGCTAAAATCCAGCATCTCGCAAAGCCTTAGTTCTGGCAACTTCGATACGTTGAGCAATCTTCGGACCATCCTGTAGGTGAGCAAATTCGTGGCCTCGTACCGTCCGCATAATCGTAGCCGCACGCAAGAGATCGTCCCCTTGCGGGTATGCCGCGTCTTTGAACGTTGGGCCTCGGCCACGGGCGTCAGCCTTGGCTGCAAGGACGACTCGACGGGCAAGCAAGTTATTCTGAATTACACCGAGGCGTACGAGCAGCCTAACCTTTTTCACCGCCCTCAAGTCGTCAAAACGGTGAATATTCAGGTGTTCCTTGGCTGTCGCAGTAGCCGTCTTGCGATGCGTGTTCGGAACATGCAGACGATTGCATACTTGATGTACC